AAGTAATTTAGGTCACTATGGGGTGGCTTAGGTTGCCCCATTTTTTATACGGGGAAACAGCTTAACTGAATTAATATGAGGCAACACTATGTAATGGACTATGAAACTTTGTGCAATTGTTTCATAGCAGTCTTTGAAGGAGTAAAATCTGAAGAACAAGAAATCTTTACTATCCATGAATCTAAGAATGATATTCTAGAACTAATTACATTTCTAGAAAGAAACATTGCTTATGATGAATGGCATGTAAGTTTCAATGGTCTTGGGTTTGACAGCCAAATTACCGAGCACATTTTAAGAAATAAAGAACAACTACTTGAGCAACCTGGCGGTACAATTGCCAAGTTTATTTATAACAAAGCTCAAGATGTTATCAATAGAAGTAACAATGGTGAGTTTCAGGAGTATTCTCCTAGAGACTTAAGCATCAGACAACTTGATGTATTCAAACTAAACCATTGGGACAACAATGCTAAGAGATCTAGTCTAAAGTGGATACAGTATACCATGGACTGGCATAACATTATTGATATGCCTATTCATCATACTACTGAAGTTACAGCAGTACAGATACCTGAGATAATCAGGTATTGTATTAATGATGTTCAGTCCACTAAGAAGATTATGCATCTCTGTAAAGATCAGATAGACTTGCGTAGAACTTTGACAGATGAGTATGGGATAGATTTATATTCTGCATCTGAGCCAAGGATATCTAAAGAATTATTTTTATTGTTTCTTAGTAAACAGACTAATATCAAGAAGTATGAGCTCAGAAAAATGAGAACTATCAGACTAAAGATTACTGTTAAAGATATCATACTACCTTATATAGAATTTAAAACAGCTACCTTTCAGAATCTTCTGAAAAAGTTCCAGGATGTAGTTATATATCCAGGAGAAACAAAAGGTGGGTTTAAATATTCTGTAAGGTATAAAGGTGTACAGACAGATTTTGGTTTGGGTGGTGTCCATGGTGCGCGCTCTACTAAAGTATATGAGTCTAATGAGGACATGATAATAATGACGTCTGACGTTACTAGTTTCTATCCTAATCTTGCTATTAGAAATAAGTGGGCACCTGCTCATTTACCAAAAGAAGAATTCTGCAATCTGTATGAGTGGTTCTTTGAGGAGAGGAAGAAGATTCCAAAGAAAGATCCCAAGAACTATGTATACAAGATTATCCTGAATTCAACTTATGGGCTCAGCAATGATGAGAATAGTTTCTTGTATGACCCAGAGTTTACTATGAGAATTACTATTAATGGACAGCTTAGTCTTACTATGCTGTATGAGATGATCTGTGAGGAAATACCAAATGCTCTGCCACTGATGCAGAACACAGATGGTTTGGAGACTATGATCCCTAGACAGTATGTAGACAAGTATATGGAGATATGTGAAAGGTGGGAGAAGATTACCAATCTACAATTGGAGCATGATAAATATTCCAAGATTATTCTAGGTGATGTAAATAACTACATTGCTATAACAGAAGATGGTAAGTCTAAGTGCAAGGGCCGTTTTGAGTTTGCTAATCTAGCAATGCACAAGAACAAAAGCTTCCTAGTTATTCCTAAAGCTATCCATGCATATTTTGTGGATGGAATTAAACCCGAGGATTATATTAAATCTAACACAGAGATATTTGATTTTTGTGGGGGTGTAAAGATAAAGGGTGATTGGAACTTCTATCAACACAAAATTGTTGATGGAGAATATTTAGTTGAAAAACTACAACATACTATCAGGTATTTTATCTCTAATATAGGCACCAAGGTTATTAAGAAGAATAACACGGACAATAGAGAGATACAGATAGAAGCAGGTAGATGGTTACAATCTTTGATGATTGACTATGTAGAGAAACCATTTACTGACTATGATATTAATTATGATTATTACTTGGACAAGATCAATAAAGAGATAAGAGATCTTGAGCCTATTGTTACACAACTTAGTTTATTTTAATTATGCCAAAGAAAATTGCTGAATGTACAAAGGCGCACTTAGTTAGTGTGCCTTTACCAAATCATGGTGCTACTTACACTGTAATTAGTCACCAATCTGTTATGGATTATGTATATACTGAGCTTGCTACTGCAGGTTTCAGTGTTGTTCATGAAGAGTATAGATGTACTGCTGATGGACAGATTGCTCACGGGATTTATAAGTTGAACTTCAACAATGACCCTGAGTTATCAATGATGTTTGCTTGGACAAACAGTTATAACAAACAAGTAAGATTTAAGTGTGGTGTTGGTGGTTATATTAACTTGACCGGAACTACTATGGTCTGTGGAGATATGGGAAGCTGGGCTAGAAAACATACTGGTACTGCTGATGAAGAGACAATTAAAACCATACAAGAGCAAATAACTAATGCACACATGTATTATAATCAGTTATGTTCTGACAAAGAGTCTATGAAAGGTATCACACTGAACAAGAGAAAGCAAGCTCAGCTATTAGGTATCTTGTTTGCAGAGTATCAGATTCTTACTACAGAGCAGGCTAGTATTGTAAGACAACAGATGGACAGACCTAGTCATGTCTATGTAGATAGTAACAGCTTGTGGGCATTCTATAACTTTGTCACCATAGCTCTGCAGCATTCACATCCTAAGACTTGGATGGAAGATCAACGTGTCTTACATTATTTTATCTCAACTGTTAATAACTTCCAACAGTGCACACCATCTGCACAGATAGTTGCACCTGTTCCTGTAGTTGTTGAAGCTGAGGTGCCTTCAGTTGATCCTAATCAGGTGGATTTAGAAGATCTTATTGCACAAGTAGAAGCAGAAGAAGCTCAGTCAGAGACAATAGTAACTTATACTGATCCTGTAGGAAATACTTTTGAAGCTATAGATTTTCATAATGAGGTGGTTAGTGATACTAACCAATTGGAAGATCCAGAAGATGATGATGAAGATGAAACACCTGCATATATTCCTGATGAAGATCAAGAATATACAGGAGAGAATGCTTCACACATGAAGGGTTCAGATTTTGATATTGATAAAGATGATTTTATATTCAATATCAATGACACAGAAGAAAATGATGATTCATCATTATTTTTTTAATTTTAAATGGGAGAATGGCTTAGGCTGTTCTCCCATTTTTTTTTACTTTTATAATATATAACCTATGAAAAAGAAGAAAATGAAAATTGAATTCAACGGCCAAGAAGTATACATTAACTTTGTATCAGAAGACAATGCCTATGTTATTGTAAGCAAAGACAAAGAAGGTACACTTGGCAAGTTTAAACTTAATTCAAATGAAATTAAAGGAGTTGACTTAAACAAACTTAAAAAGTTTAATAAGAAACCTAAAAAAGTTTAACCTCCTAATCTACCTGCACTAGCCTGTTGATTTTTAAGTGTTGTTTCAACATCACCTGTTCCACCTGTGAATCCTACTACTCCAAACAATCTCTTCCAGAATTTAAGAGCACCTTTTTGTTTCCACCAATAAGGTCCTTGATCTTTCTCATATCTTTCTGCTTCATCAAAAGTGATAAAGTTTAAGACATCTCCCATTATTTGTGTGTAAAGTACTACTGTATTATACCAAGAAGTAGATGTGGATGTTAGCATTTTAACATAATCATCTGCTCCAAGATTAACTCCGTAAATTTTAGGTAGTGGGACAAATGCAGATGTTTCAGCTTGAACACCTAGTACTAATAGTAAGAAGTGATTAACTAAGAACCCGTATGTATTAAAGTTATCCTCATTAATAGCACCTGATCTCTCTCTAATTTTTTTCCATTTGTCATCATCATCTGGGTCAAAACCTAATAGCATACTTGCAATTAATGCAGTGAAGATAATCAACATACCTTCTGCCATTGTTCTTTTTAGGTCTGATTTTTCCTGATCTGTCATATAAGCCATCTCAGCACCTTTGGATTTTAACATTCTAACTAGAGTTTGGAATGCACTGATGTAATAACCTTTTGTGTATTTACCTAATGCCCAGTCATATCTTTCACCACCTTGGCTGAATGATGCTGTTTTAGTATTTATACCCCATCTATTTGTAAGCATAGGAGTAAACCATTTTCTCATAAAGAAGAACATTCTATATGCAATGAATTTATTTCCTTCTGGTTGTCCAAATCTATCATATGCTCCAAATAGTCTTCTAGATGTTCCTTGCAATTTATTTTTAAAAGCTTTAAACTTTTCAGATTTAGCAATTACAATTTCCTGACCATCTTCAAACTGAATTTCAGATTCTACATTGTTTCTTTTTTTCAGTTCTTCTACTGTAATATTATATTTATCAGCAATTTTCTGAAGTGTTTCACCTTTAGTGTATGTATGGAATACAGATTTAGTATCCCATGCAACATCAACTCCAGTCTTAAGTTTCATTAGACCTTCTTTGTCTAATTCAAATGCATCTACATATCTAATAAATACTTGCTTACCATTTACAACTTGATTTACTTTCTGTCCATGTAAAAATGCACCAAACAATTTTACTGCAACATCCATCTCCCCAAATTTTCTATGGGCATACATCCAAGAACCATTAGCTAGATCTTTTACAATGCTTTTAGAAACTGAGTTTCCAAATTTATCTTCAGAAGTAAAAGTAGGATCAAATCTTTGTATCATTTGTCCAGATAGTGAACCTGGACCAACTGCAAATGCATCTTTAGATGCCCAAGTTATCATGGCTTGTGATGACCATGGAATTGCCATAGCATAATCTTTAGAAGTAATAAATTCTCCTCCTATAGATTCAATCATAGATTGCATATAACCAGAAAACTGGTTCTTTAAATCTGATGGAATATTTACAGCAAGTGATGCTCTAGTAGATAGACCTTGAATAATGTCTAACCATTTAGCAAGTCTTGGATTTGATTCTTCAAAAGAAGCTGTTTGTTGCCCACGGTATTCTCTTTCTATTAATGACCTTACTTGTCCAAGTCTATTATTTTCAGCTCCAGCTTTTGTTGGATTTTGATAAAGATTTCTAACATTAAATATACCTTTTGAATATGCTTCCATATTCTTTGGTTGATTAGCAGGATCTTCTAATGTATCTACTATACTTTCCACAATTGGTAAACTCTCAAGTAACTTACCTTGTGTTTTAATAGACATACCATATTTAAATAGTCCTGTAATTATATCAGCATCTGTGTTTTCTAATTCAAGATTGTATATACCTTCTACTGGTACATATGTTATCTCATTTCCTTTTAAATCTGTATTAACTAAGTTGTTTTTAGCATCATAGTTATATCCTCTCTCAAAGTCAGTAATAGATTTTCCTACAAGCTGATTCTTCCAATCAGTAAATGTTTTAAATCTTTCACCAATTTTACCTCTCTGCATAGCTTGAAAAATATCTCCAGCTTTAAGTGCATGTCTTGGCATATCTAAATATAACTTAGAGTAGTTGCTTTGACCTTTTTGCACACCAAGATGGAACTTTTTCATTTCCTCTAGTAATTTAAACTCAGCGTTGTTAGATCTTTTTAAATCAAAGAACCTTTGATTCATGTATTTATTATCCTTAGCACTGTTTTTATTTCCCGGATTAAATAATCTTGGCAGATAGTTTCCTTTATTATCTATAATAGTACCTATATAATTATCCCAAGACTCTCCAATTGGAATAGTTCTATATTCATTTTTAACTCTATATACGGAGTGTCTAGCATTTGGAACTCCATTAAATGTTATTGTCTCACCAGTTTCATTATCTAAAACCTTAGTGCTTAGAATATATTTTTTATCTGAAGGTACAGTAATTCTATTTGCATAAGATAATTCAAAGATGATTTCTACTTTATCTTTATCCCGTCTCTTTTTAGAAACATGATTATCTTCAAACCAATTAGATAAAATTTCATCTTCATCTAATAAATCTTGAAACTCATCACTATTGATATAATCATTTACTTTATCAGAAGTAACTTCAGGCTTATTTAATCTTGATAAGTTAAAGTTTAATGCATCCATGTAATAGTCAGTAGGTATTTTTTCTGACAAATCACCTAGTTCTGATAATATACTTTGAAATTCAGCTGCTTCTGATATATTTAAACCAGTTTTAGTTTGCTTTTCTAACAATCTAACCATGGCTTTTTTCTGATCATCAGTTAAATTAACTCCTTTTTTAGCCATTGCTGTAAGGGAATTTAAATATGATAACTCTTCCTGAGTCAAACCTGTGTTTCTAGCTAAACTTTCTCTAAAATTAATTATGCTTTGTTCAAGGTCTTTAATCTTTTTGATTTTTGCCTCACCTAATTCAGGAGTAATAGGCTGACCTAATTCATCCCTATATGTAAAAACTAAATCATTTATCTCTTGATAAGTTCCAGAGATATCAAATGGCAAATTCATTTTAGTCTGTAGCTCTCCTAATCTTGCAACTAAAGCTTTTCTTTTGTCAGCATATGCAGGGGCATACTTCATAGTTATATTCTGCCTTTGCCACTCCCTAACTTTTTTGTCAAACTCTACTGTGTCTCTTTGTATACCTTCAATAGCTAAACTATTTATAAACTCATTATAAGCTGATTCTAATGATTTTTCTGATGGAACAAACTCATAGAATTTAGATTTTGCTCTACTTGCTTTAACTAATACTTTTGCTATTGACAAATCAAAGATGCCTTTTTTAGGATCATCCTGTTTAGCTGTACCATCTTCATAAGTAAGTCTACTTAATTGTTTGAAGTTTCTAAATGCAGCTTGAATAGCATCATAGTTTTCAAATCTTGATAACTCATCATCATGTTCACTAAGTAAGCTATTATATTCATCTAATGCATTTTTTCTTTTTGCATAAGCTTCCATGTTTATTCTCTTACTTGTAGCTGCATCATAACCTTCTACAAGTTCATCATAAACATTATCTGATTCATAGTATTCAGGAACAAACTCTTGCCACATGTAATCTTTTTTGAACTGTCTAAGTTCTTCTCTGGCTTGAATTATTTTGTCCTGGTCTTTTGAAATTCTAGCTTGTGCTAAATTATATTCTAAAATATCTTCTTCATATCTATATCCATTACCAAACTCATTTAAGAAAGTTCTTATCTTTCTTTGAATAGGTTTACCAGTTTCTTTATCCCAGTATAGTATGGTATCCTCAAATGTTACCATGTCTTGAATCTGAGTAACATTAAGTTTATTAAAGTTTACTTGAGGTAATAGTTTCTCTAATGATTTTAAGAAAGAACCTGACTCTTCCATGAAGTCATTAGTAATCTCTGTTCTTTGATTTTGAATAAACAATGCTAAAGAACCTACTATAGGATCATTACTAGAAGTATAGCTCTCTAAGAATCTATTAAACCAACTTACATCTCTGGCGTGACCAGTTAGTGCACCCTGCAGTTTCTCAGGTGTAGATACCATATCTTGATATAGATTCAAAAACCTTGCAAGTACATCCTTTGGAACTCCTCTTTTATATAATTCTTCTAGATCATCAGTAACATCTTCTTGAGAGATTACTTTATTGTAGAAGTTGTTAATAGCAGTTTCTCTTTCTGCAAGATTGTTGTAAGCATTTTTAAAAGCTATAGTTAGATTCTTTTTAAATTCTTCTTGAACAAACTCATTCATTGGTCCTGTAAGTTCTACATAGAATTGAATGTTGTTCTTTTTATAAATTTGAGAAATAATTACATCAACTTCATCTAGGTTAGCATTGATTTTATTTAAGACATTATAGAATAGATTGTCTTTATCCATCTTAACCCCAGATTCTCTTAGCACATTGTTAAACTGATCAATAGTTTCTTTCCAAGCATATGTGTTTTGCTTATAGAAATTAACAAGAGCAAGGGTATTTCTAGCACTAACGTTTTTATCTTTATAGATTTTACCTAAATCATTAAGCATGTTCTCAGCTATGATGTCAATTTTATCTATACTATTTACTAAGGCTCTAGCTTGTTTATATAATTCTTTTATTTGTTTATCTTCAGCATCTATTACTAAAGACATTAACTCTTCAGAAGTATATCTACTTGTATCTGTAATTGTTTGAAAATCACGGAGTAATGATACTGCTTCTGGTAATAAATTCTTTGAACCACCTTCTGTCTTTGAACCAAAAATAGTTTCAGAAACCATTTGCTTTATAGCTTTATCAGTTTTAAAGTTCTTAGATCTATTTAATATGGCTTGATTACTAGCATACCATTCATTAATAATTTTTTCTAAAGATTCTTTACTTAGTGATTTAGTTAATTCATTAGCTCTTTCAGTAACAAATTTACCGTACTGAAATAAATCATCCTCTGTTACATCATACTCAGACAAATCTATCTCATTCTCTAGTAACATGCTTCCTAGTTCATTCAATGTAGTATCTTCATTTATTGAACTAATTCCTTGTTTATTACCAAATATTCCTCTGAAGAAGTCTTTGATTGCAGCTAGAATTTTATTTATAACAGACTCAAAACCTTCTGTTTGAATTTTCTGAGTTAGTTTATTTACAGAAGACAATTGTAAACCATAAGTAAGTATCTCTGATTTTAGCATGTCCTCATTAGAAACAAGCTCAGGATAGTTTTTTAAAACATTGTCTCTAATTTGTTGACCCTCTACAGTTTTTATTAATGCATCATATAGATTGTTAAATAACTTTCTATTCTTTGTTCTAATTCCATTAATAACCGGGTGAGCAAACTCATGCAGTACAGTATTTATACTTACATTATCACCTACTACATAAACAGTACCTGCATAATAAAAAGCTGGTTCACCATTATAAGGTGTTGGACTTACTCTAGTTATCTCAGCTGCTTTTTCTGGTGTGATATTCTGAAAACCTATATTTAATCCAAGACTTAATTTTTTAGCAAGTTCTTCTGCTACACGTTTAGATCTTGCATCCTGTAGTGTTTCAATATTAATGTCTACTAATGGAATACCATAAGCCATAAGACCCGCATCTTCTTGAATATTTTCATTTGGAATAAATCTATTATAATCCCATATATCTTTTAATCTTCCAAATTCTAATTTAGCATTAAAAGTATTTTGCCAATTTGCAATTTCTAAAACTGTACCTGAGTCTAATGTAACTTTTCTACCGGCTGTTTTCTCTTCTATATTTTTTTCATAAGTGAAGATATCAATTAATTTAGCTTCAATTTTTCCAGTGTGTGAATCTGTTAATGGTAAATAACTACTTACAACATTTCCATTTGAGTCCACTACATCATAACCAATAATTTTATTTGTAGACCCTGTAACCACACCATTTTTAAATACTTTTTTAGAAGTATCCAATTGTAAGTTTTGAATTGTATAACCTTCAGGAGCTATCAACCAGGTATCTGTTTGATACTCTTCATTATATATATTTCTTATATACTTATTTTTTGGATATAGTTTATTAAAAATTTCAATGGCTTTACTTCTAGGTATAGGACTTACCCAATCTAAGTCATGCAATTGATTTTCATCAGGTCTATATACAGCACCTTGCATGGATAAAGTTATACTTCCCGTTAGTATAAAATGTTCAGCCATTTTATCAACAATAGTTTTTGCAAATGGATCAGATTCCAATGCTTTTTCTATAGATATTTTAGATACTTTTTTACCAACAGATCCTGGTTTATACACAGATTGTGTGATCAATGATTGATTTTGAATCAAAATATTATCTGCAATATATCCTATGTTTTTATTTATTCTAGAGATTTTTAAGTTATTTAAAAAATCAAAAAACTGTTTTATTAGATTTTTTATTGACTCAGTAAGTGATTTTGGTAATTGTGTATTTGTTTTTTTATGAAGTTCTTGTGATATTAAATCTCCCACAGCTTCTAAAAGTTCATCCTTTGATAAATTCTTAAACATAGAAGACTTTCTCATACTAGAAGTAATTTCTGTTATGAGTGGGTTATGCTGCATCATAAATGCAATGACTTTACCTGCTTGTTGCGGGTAATCCTGTTGATTATTTTTATTTGTATAAATTATTTTATTAAGTATATCTACATGTGCTAAGCTATCTATACCCAATCTATCCTGAATATTTTCTAATACTTCTGTCTTTATACCAAACTTAGAAAGATATGAAGCTAATGTTTTATTTAATTCATTATTTAACTCATTATAGATCTTAGGATTATTAAGTAAATCTGTTTTATCTATATTTATTTTATTTATAGCAGAGTTTTTAATAATTTCATTTACAACTGAATCTATATCAGCCTCAGTTACTTTTGCACTTTTAATTTTTTTAACTAATCTATAGGCATTATAATCATATATACCTATTTGATTAAGTATAGGAAAGATTTTATCATAATTTTTTTGTTCATATAATTTTTTCAATTCAAATATTAAACTCCAATAATTAAAAAAGAGGTCATAGTCTACAATTTGTTCAGGAGTTACTTGATCAGCTTTTGTTTTAAATATTTTTTCTACTAATGCCTCATTGCTGAAGTATAAGTTCTTAATCATATCTTCCCCTCTAAAATTATATGCTTTATCTACATTGAGTTTATAAAGTTTTTTCTTTTCAAGCATTCTACCTATGTCTTCTGGCACAGAAGCTACAAAATCTATATTAGCAAATAAAATATCTAGCTCATTATATAACTCCTTTATGTTTGGTGAAGACATTAATCTTCCTTTAAAGACATTATTTTTAACATCCCATTCTCCAAATATGTAAGTATTCTTAGATTTAAAAACTTGTAGATTATCAAAGACTTGTTGAAACTTTTCTCTATCAACAGCTTTGCCTTCTCTCTTTCTATCCATGAGATTAACATAGTTTTCATAGATTGTATCAACCTCATCTTTAGTTAAGTTTAAGTATTGACCATTAGAAACAACCTGAAAACCAGTATTTTTTAATCTATCAATATTTATTCTCATCATCATTGGTTGAGCTTCAGGATCTCTACCCTTATCAAACTCAACCTGCAATTTTGCAAATAGATCTTTATTAGGTACTGCCCAATATGTTCTATATTTTGCATCCCTTCTGTAAGTTGATCTTGACCAGTCTTCATTTTCAACAACATTGATGCTAAATAAAAGCTCACCATCTGGTACAACTAAATTAGGATACTTAGCCTTAGCAAACGCAGTATATTTCTCATTTAGTTTATCAAACTCTGCTCTATCTAAAATTCTATTTAAGCCATCAAAAGAAAAATCATCAATTATGTTTTTACTTTTTAGCTGATTAATTGTATTTATTTGTACTTGACAAGACATTATTATTCACATTTAAATGGATCTTCTTCTAAACCTAGTTGATCAAGTATTTCTTGATCTGTTAAACCTTCTGCAATCTCTGTTCTTTTTTGCATTTCATTATACATTGCTGAGCCTGGATTTATGTATCCAAATTCATCAAACAATCTTGTACTTAAATATACAAATAATTCTTGAGGCATCAATGCAGAATCCCCAAATCCTGTGTTTGGAAATGCTATAGGTGTGAATTTACTTTCACCATCATTAATAGATTTAATGTGTGCAATTTCTTCTTCCCATAATCTTAAAACATCTTTGTAAGCTTCTTTTGGTAAATTTTGAAAATTATCCCCAAGTTTAGTTAAAGATGTTGTTATGTTCATTGTCATATTACCAGCATACTTTTCTAGTTCTTGTTGTCCACCAAAATTCTTTTTCTTCTTATTGTAAGTTTCATTAACATTGTTTTTGATAAATACAACATTGTCATTTTGATTAACTAGTTTCTCATAGAATTCTTTATTACCTAATTCATCCTGATATTGGAAAACATTAGTTCTATTAGTTTCTATTAGATCATATGGTGACTTTTCTTCATCTTCCATTTGGTCTGTAACATCTATACCTAGATTTGTATCAAAATCCATAAGATAGTCTTTGTATCTACCCTTATTAATATTTCTACGAGAATTTACTTGTGTAAACTTTTCAAAGAATTTATCAAGTATAACATCTCCACTTGCATTTAATAAATCTATAAATTGATCTGATTCATTTTTCATTACATCTAAAAAGTTTGTAAAATCTACAACATTGGTAAAGCTCAATTTAGTTTTATTAAGACCAGTTTGTAAGAAGGCAAAGTTAGACATTAATGCAAACATATCACTGATTCTATCATTCTCATCTTTATCAACTACTTTTAAAACAGATCTGTCAGAAAGATTCTTAAGATTACTTGTGTAAACATTAGCTTTAGATGTATTCATATCTTTATCAGCAAGATAGATATTAAATATAGATTTGGTTTTATCTGAGTCTTGTTTAAGTACATTCAATATCTCATAGCTATTAAGCAATGAATCTTTATGTTCAATTAAGAATTTAACATATCTTGAAGCTAGAGCATTGTCTTTATCAATAAACAAATGATAGAAGTTATATACATTGTCCAATGCTTTATTGGTAATGTATCTCTCATAGATAAATCTACCTAATATTCCTCCATCCACATCTGGATTAGCTTCATAAAGATCTAGTCCTTCTTTTCTAAACCAAGATTTATTAACCATCTCATTGATAGGGTATTCTGATCTTAAGAACTCTCTTTCAGCAACAAATCTCATGTATAGCTCAAAGTTTAGTTTACCATTCTCCATGAAGGTTCTTGGATCTAAAGAGTACATGTTTCTATTTTCATAGCTGTTTACTTCTTCTGATCCTCTTGCCCATGCCTCTGAATCAAATTCTTCTTTGAGTGAAGCCTCATCTATATACAAAAACTTAGTACCATCTTTGTTAGCTTTAACAAATGCCCCTCTACTTTTTATATCAGAAGCTAGTGCAGTAGGTATTTGCTTTTTGATAGTATAAGACATGTAACTGTCTGTCAGTTTATATTTTCTAATTGCATTCTGAAAAATCATGTTAATTAGGTCATTTCTAAACATAGTCATGAATAGATCTATCTTTCCTTCACCTAATAGTTTTCTTGATACTTTTCTAAATACTTGTGAATTCTGAATAATATAGTCACTAATTACCTTGTTATATCTAAATTTAAACAAAGGTCTAATTACAGCTAGAGATAAAGGACCATTAAAGAAAGAGCTAATAACAGAGTCATTAAGCATTCCTTTTAACAAATCTTTGCTAATTTTAGTTTCATTAGCTAATTCTTCTATAGCAGATTCTGATAATTCTATTTCTGACCCAGTTGTCTTTGTAGATGTATCAGGATTAGAAGATAGCTTTAATGATGTAAGCCCGGTGATTTGTTCTTCTATCTCTATATAATGTAAGAACATTGCTTTTGCAAGATCAGCTTCATTAGCAGAAAGTTTACCTTCATTCTTAGAGAAATTTTCAATAAGAGTTAGCATCTCCCGTTCAGTGAAAGATTTATCTTTTCTACCTTCTAAGTATTTCTCAGCTAATTCAACACCTTTTTCATATATGTTTTTTGATTTTGCAGAACTTGATAGTTCTCTTGTATTAAAATACTTTTCAATAACTCTACTTGCAGCTTGTTTAGCTACTATAGCTGGATTATCTGGTTTATTATTTAATACTTCAGCATATGTAGAATTAGCAAGAGTTTTTTGTTTTATGTATTCTCTAACTAGAGGATTAGATACAAAATATATTGCTTCTTTGACAGGTACACCTGTTTTTAATAAATACATTAATGTTGGTGCAGTCTCATAATTACCTTGAATAAAGAAAATCCAAGGATCTTTTTCAACATCCACCCAACCATTTATTAATTGCGCTAAAATATCTGCTACCTTATATTCATTTTCCACATCAAACATGTTAGACATTGAGATAAAGTCCTCACCATCTACATTTAATTTATGATGTCTTAGCCACAAGTGTGCATCTCTCTCCTCTATATTTTTACCAACAATGTGCATGTATTTATTAGGCATGTATGCACCCAAGCTATTAAAGATTACATTAAAAGTATTTTCAATAGCACCCAATCCTAATGTTCTCTTACCTACAATGTTAGACTCATGTTTGTATACATTATACAATGATTCTAAAACTCTAGTAGGGCTAATAATCTTTTTAGTTGCATTATCTGGATCTATATTTGGATCCGTCATTTTATTAGCATATGGATTATATTTCATTACATACTGTGATAGTTCAGCAGCAATAGGCTCTAAAATATAATTACTATTAGGAGTGATTAAAGACACATAGTTATCTGGTAATTCCAGAATTTCTTTCATGTTATATATAAGATCATTTTCTACACCTGCTTTTTGCTCTTCAAATAACATTTCTATTTCACCGGTAGATAAACCTGCAGCTTTTAATCTATTGTATTCAGCTTTGAATTCATTATAGCTATTAAACTGTGCTTTTTTTACTGTACCATCAGAATTTAAATTTGTCATGAAGGTTGTAAGTTTATCAATATCAAAGTCAGCTCCTGATTTAGCTACAATCTCAGCTGGTGGAATGATAATATTACCTGCTTGTGGAGGAAGGAAATGATATACTTCAGCAAATTCTGCAGAGTTTAGACCCTGTACTGGAATCCTAACTCCTACTAATGTTATTGCTCTTCTGTTAGCTTCATTATTTGCATTCAACCAAGCTTCATCTTTAATTTTTTCATTCAATCTCATGAGTGAATTGTCCATGTCTAGAACACCATCTGATAAATATACTCCAATGGTTTCCCCATTTCCATAATCTAAACTAAAAAGCTTATAATAGTCTCCCTGTATAGCTATCATTACTTTCATAGCTGCAGTATAACCATTTGCTTTTTTATGAAATGTAGGTAAGAAGTTAGTTCCTACATATTTTTTAATTACAGCATCTCTCTCTGCTTTAGTTTTAGTAGATAAAGTTTTTGATATATCAGCATATTGATTGAAAAAGCCAGAAGACATTTGTACCAATGCTTCTCCTTTTACTTTTTGCTTAATAACTTTTTTGTTAATAATTGATAAAAGTAATTTTTCAATTTTAGCAGATTCTGGATGAAAAGATAAATCATTTACAAGAGAGTTATCACTTTCATATACATCTATAAAATCTATAAGGTCATCACTTAATATATCATCTTTTTCTAGATTAGCTCTAATTACACTTGTAAGTTTTTCCATACTAGCATTGGCAGTTGGAAGGTATTCTCCATCTACCTCTTCATATCCAAGTTGATTTAATAGTTGTAACTTATGAAGATTAGTTAAAAACTCTACATTTTTTATGTAGTCATTAACTCTTCTTATAACTTCTTTATCTTTAGATATGATTTCACCATTCTCATATAATCCTTCAAGGATCATCTTTCTAATCTGTGTAGAAAATATAGTTACTTCTTTAAATGAGGAGTTAATCTCTGTCTGATTTTTAAGGAATTCTGCAAAGATGGTGTTCTCTGTAAATTTAACATTTTGATTAAAAGATCCATCTTCATTAAAGACTTCATCACCAGTTCCAATGTGTCCAATCTTAGATCCTGTTTCAAATGTAACATAATCTACTTGTTGCTCCATCATTTTCATATGTAGGTCATATAATTCAGAACCTTCTTTTGCAACTCCTGGAACTAATGGTGCAAGTGAGAACTTGTGGAATGATGTTACAGGTAAACCGGTTGATTGTATATTACCAAAGTACTGTAATTTGTAAGGAGGGAAAAACTGTATGGCATCTTCTAGAGTAATGTTTTCTCCTCTTGATACTTTCTTATAAAGATCTTCTTGCTCATCTGACCATTTACCTTCTAACCATTTAAGATTTCTATAAGCTTCAAAAGTTATATAACCTTGACCATCAGCTACTTTCATTTGTTTGTATTCTTTTAATACTTTTTCTGCAAGAGCTTTAGCTTTAACTGCGTCACCATATCTTTCAGTATATGTTTTAGTTAATTCTTTTAAATACTCTGGATAGTATTTAGAATCTTTTTTAAGTTCTTTCATGATGGCAGTTTTCAATGTACCATCATATTGTCTATACTTTATTTTATCTTTTGTTCTTGTATTGTTTAAGTAATCAATATATCTTTTTGGAAGCATATTGTTTACAAACTGCATAGCTAAAGCATCAGCTCTAAAACCTAGACCACCAGAACCTAAACCAGCATTTCTTTTATGAAACTCTTCTTTCTTATGATTGTATTGTGCTAAATCACCATATGCAAGAATAACAGTTTCATATTTATGAATAAAAGAATTATATGTATATGCCTTAGTTAAAATTTCATTTACATCTTCTCCTTTCTTAGCAAATTCTGCTGCTAAAGATGCATCTACATATTCATTTTCCTCAAGCCTTTCATAGTTTTCTTGAGTCATTAGATTAAAATATTTAATTATATCTCTCTCTACTTCATCTCTTAGTGTTACATTATCATTTAATATTTCCATCATGTCAAAGTCTGCCTGTTTATTATCTACAGCATCTTGAATAATGTCATATAGTTTTTCTTGAGTGTCTTTAGTAAGGATATCATCAAATAAAGTAAATGCCTCTCCAGCAAATACCTTTCTACCTAATTTATCAGTAACTTCATTATTGTAGCCAGTATATCTTTTAAATTTCTCTATGTCATTTTTAAATCTAAAAATTCTAAGAGACTCTCCAGATAAGTAACCCATCATTATTTTAGCTCCTTCCAATTCTCCAACACCCCCTTGAGCAAATGCATTGATGTCAATGTATAAGTTTTTACTTTCTTTTGCTTTTCCAGGATATGTAATAATTGAAGTTTTTTTATCAACAGTAAGACCCATTGCCATATTCTTAGAAGCATGTCTCATAAACTCCTCTACACCATTCAACAACATTGTATGGAACTCTTGTAAGAACTTACCTACTCCATCCATAGAAGCTGTGTTACTTCCTGTGGTATCATCTTGTTCTTTACTGATAAACTGTGTACCTGTAATATTCTGAAGAAGTAATTTTGCATTCTTTCTCTTTTTGCCATATTGCTCTGGCTTTTTTGGATTTCTCTTCATATAGAATACACTATTAAGCAATTGAGAAAAACCTACTTGCGTATTATTTTCTTTAGCTAACCAGTGCATTTGTTTAAACAAAGGAGAAGTAGTTAACTCTTGGTAAGTTTCAGCTTTATTAATAGCTGTAATTACACGAGTTATTGTGTTATCCACAAAGTGTTCCCATACTCTATTTCTTTCTGCATTAAGTACACTAAAATTAGAAAAGCCATCTGAAAATTCATTTTGAATTTCTGCCAATATTCTTATTCTATTTTGTACATCATAACCCTGTTCTTTGTCCTTACGCAGTTTTATATTTATACCTTCTGCTAAGTACTTTAAAGGATTTCTTCTAAATTCATCTTTAAGAAATTCATCATTAGATTGATTAACAACCTTCAATGCATCTAGCATTATATCTAATCCAAACTCAGTAGAAAAGTTTAAAGACTTATTATAGACAATATTATATATTGCAGGACTAGATAAGTCCAGTTCTATACCTAATGCTTTTAAAAATTCAACAGAATCTCTAGCAGTCATTACTGTTCTTTTACTAAATCTTTCTACAATTTTATTTAACTTTAGTAAATTATTATTTGAACCAACTTCTTTTTCAACGTATTTATTTATACTTGGATCAGCCATTATAAAGTTTGTTTCCCATTCACCGGTAACTGCATAAACATCCATACTAGCTTTAGAAAGTTTTGTTTTAAACTTCTTATCACCTTCTTTGTCTATGTTTAACTGAACGTATCTAATTCTTGGTTTTTTAAGATCTTGCCAAAAATTAGTTTCTACTCTATACTCAATTGGACTTTTATAACCTCCACCTTCAACATCAACATGTACTGTTTGAGGTAAGAGCTGCATTAATTGCTGGAACTCTGGAAAGTTTTCTACATTATCAGCCAATCTTTGGTACATCTCATATATATCATATGAACCTTCTAAGATCTTAGCAAGTCTCTTCCACATGATATCTACACTTTCTAACTTAGGAATACCAAAGAAATCTTTTTCATACTGAATATTACCTTCCTCATCTTTAACAACTTCACCCTTAACATTTTTTTGAACTCTAAAAATTCCTGATAAAAGCATTAAGGTTTCTTCACTAGCCAGTTCTTTAGATGAGAAAGTATTACCACTTGCATCTTTAAATTGTTTTGAAGCCTCAATTGATGTTGTGTCTTCTATTTCATTATAAGATTCTTTAAGGGCTGTAAACCTAGATTTCTTTAAGTGATATGCAACAACACCTGTTTGTTGTTTACCCTCAATAGATAGTTTTATATCACCATAGTTAGTTATGATTTTAGATACAAGATCTATAATATTTTTTAGTTTAGCTTCTTGTGCCGCTAAATCAATATTTACAGTCTCAGATTCTAAGTTCTTTAAAGCTACTTGCTTATATTCATCAACATAATATTCTTGTAACTCTAAAAACTTATCATATATATTTTCATATAAAGCAGCTCTATTTTTTAAATTCTTAGTAGTTTTTAAAAATCCAGTTGTGGTATTAGCTTGAACATTAAAGTTTTGAAATTCAGCAGCAGCTAAAGCATCTATTGTATTTTTAATTGTTAGACTTTCATCTGCAGTAAATGTTACTACATTTTTGTTAGCCTTAATTGCTTGGATATTTCTATCACCTCTGTTTAGTTTAGTAAATCTAACATTCTGAGTTGATGCATTTAAACTTTGGAATAAACCTTTTTTAATTGCTTGTTCTGGTTTGTTAGTTCTAAGAACATCAAACATCTCTCTTACTCTAGGAATGTCTCTTGGGCGGGTCATGTCTTTTCTAGTTATCCCACCATAAGCCCATCTTAAGAAAGAAGCTATGCGTTCAAATAGTTTAGCAAGAAATGTTGGAAGAGATTCTTTAAACTTCTCAGACTTCATATATGATCTAAAGTCTTCTGCTATGTCTTCTTCTATATCAAATGCATCAGCATCTTTCCACTTATTTACTTTTTGAGCTTCAGCATACAATGCTTCTTTTTCTTCAAGAGTTAAGAACAACTGTGAAAAAGCATGCCATGCCTCATGGTAAATGTCCACGTTAGTACCACCTTTCCAAAGAGTAATACTTGCATTTTCAAAAGTAGCAACAGCATCTGAGTTAGCTAATTCAGTAAGCCTCATTAAAAGCTTTATTTGAGTTTCATTATCAATTTTTACTTGTGATAAAAATGAATTATTCCACCAGTCAAGAGCTTTGTCTTTTGTTTTCTTAGTAGTAAAGAATTTATCTAAAAAAGTATTTAACTCTTGTTTTCTTGATAGATAAGAACTTTTCCCGGGTTTTCTTAAGATATTAGATATAGTATTTTGAGCTGCAATAATATCTTGTTTTGTTGCTTTTTGCGGTTTAGTCTCTGGGACAACTTCTGTTATAACAATGTCAGCATCCTCAACTTTATTTCTTCTGTTGATTAAATCTGCAAGAACATCTACATGAGATCTATATTTTTCACCAGATTTCTTATAGTAAATAAATGTTACATCATCTAGCCAACCTTTTTGAATTGAGTCTAAGATCCATTTTCTTCTTTTTTGCTCTACATTTTTATGCTTCTTACCTGTTAACCAGTCTTCATAATTCTGTACTGCAGTCTCTATATCATCAACAACCTTAACACCCTTATTTAAATTATCTTTTTGTGTAGACCATGGGTTACCAAAATGTTCTTGAAAAGGAACCATTGGTGTTAAACCTCTTGCAGGTCTCATACCCCATGTACCTTTTCCATCATTAAAGGCATCTTTGGCTACTTGATAATTATTAAAATTTTTAACTTGTGCCTTTGGTTCTGACGGAGCACTCTTTTTAGTTTTTTTATTATCTGGATTAACCTCTTTTGGAGGACCAACTTCATATAACTTTTGACCAGGTACTAATATATCAGGAATATTAAATGTCAAATATGCATTTAACCCAGAGAAGTATTTAGATGTTTCTTCTGGATACTCAATAAGAACACTGTCTTTAATAAAGTCTAAGTAATCTTCTTGTACTTCTTCTAGTTTACCCTTTTCATTTATAATATAATCGGTAAATTCTTTACCCATTAGCTTATCAACTAGATTTAAAGATGCACTATATACTTTCTTTGGACCTTTTTGTTTTGCATAAATTTCCCAGTTTGTCCGTGCTTCTAATAGATGTTTATATATCAACTCTCTTGTTTCAGGTGTATATAAAACATCTTGTTCTATTGGGTCTTCTCCTTTAATTTTTATTTCTAAAATAGCTTGACCATCTTCATCAGTAGTTTCTTTAACAGTTATACCATCTGGATTTGTATCTTCACCTTTAGTTGGTTTGTTATTAATAAAGTTTTCAAAAAATACTCTTCTTTGAAATGGTGTTAACTCACGACCATTTAATTTAGCTGTAGTAGTTAGTATATCTGCAATATGTCCAGCTAATTGATCAGATATATTATCTCTTTGTAAAACCAATGTTTGATCTATTGTTACACCAGGTCTATTACTTGAAAGTTTAATAGAATATCTACCACTCTGCAATAATTGCAACTGTATGTCATCTATATTTAAATCTGTTTTACTAATTGGTATTGGCTTAACATCTTCATTTACTAGTCCAAATGACCCACCATTTATTGTAAGATACACTGGCTCATCTGATGACTCAACACTTTCTCTTAACTTAAGTAGCTTATTGAATAGAGTAGTTTGTTTTAGTTTTATTTCTAAAGTTTCTACTGCAATAAGTTCTGGAGTTATTTTTTTAATAATTCCTGCTTCTTTTCTTTGTTTAAGTGCTGTTTCAGCTGCTTCTTGTGCAGGAACCAAAGAAGTTTTTTTACCGTAGGCTCCTTGTAAATATAATTTACCATCCTCTACTACAGGTTTTCTAAGCCATTGATATACTCTTCTTCCACCACCTTGTCTATTGATTGTACCATCTTCATTAAAGTATACCTCATTACCTTCTGTATCTGAAATAACAGCAACTACACCAGCAACATTTGGATTTTTACTTTGATACTCCATGTCTGATTGTGTAAACATCTGTGGATCAGCATTTTTAACCTGCATCACTTTAAGTACTAATGAAACAGGATTGTCTTCTCCATATAGTATCTCATCACTATTCTCTGGCGTTTGTCTTGCCATGTATACTATATCTCTAATTACTTCACCAAACATTTTCTTTTCTGGATCCTTTTCATTTTTTGGTTTATTTGAATTAGGATCCACTCTATATGCACCTTGTCCGGTAGTTCCATTTGGATAAACAACTTTTGCACTGTACTCTGCAGCACTCCATCCAGAATGGTTGTAAGGTTTTGTGTCATCTATTTCTTCTGATGATTCACTTTCTAAAGCTTTATTAACTTCTTTTGTTGCTGCTTTTTTTGTTTTAATAGTTGGTTTAACAAGAACTTCAACCTTTTTAATGTCAGCAAATTCATTAGCAAGCGTTGGAATATCAATGAATAACTGTGTATTTGTTTTAAGAATATAGTCTCTAGCTTTTGGTCTTGCAGCAACTAACGCAAAGATTTGAGGAATAGCTTGAGCAAAATACAGTGCTTTCTCTTTTTTATCTTCTTCTGACTCAAATCCTTCATTAGGCATATTATTTAGTTCTTTATAGAACTGTTTCATAATTGCTTTTATGTCAATAGGATTTTTATTTTTACCAGATATTCTATCTGCTATTTCACCATATACATAAGCATATACAAATTCTACTGCAGGTCCATTTAATTCACAAGCCATCTTAACACTTATTAAAAATATTTTTTACATTTTCCATTCTTTCTTCAGGTGTCAAGTTTTCACTTTCAACCTCAATTTTTTCTAAAGCATCAGGATCTTTAGATAAATTAGTTATGTTAGCTTCTGTACCTTTCACATTCTCCTTTGTTTGTGGAGTAACTGTCATTTCTTCAACAGGTTTAGTTTCATCACTTGGTCTCATAAAATTTTCTTTTACTTCTTGTTCAGTAAAGTTATAACTTTTCTTCCTTATAGGACTAAATAGTTGTACGGTTCTTGCTTCTAAATCTACACTTTGAACAATAAATGTTTGGTTTATTTTTTTAAATGCTCCAACTGGTTCTGAATTAAGTAGTATTTCACCTTCTGCTAGATTTTCTAATACTGCATTATTCTCAACATTCTGCAATCTTTCATTGTAAACTTCATCTACAATTTCAGAGTATGGACCTTCTTTTGTTTGTCCAAAAACAAACTTTAGTACAGCATTAGTAAAAGTCATTTCTAAATCATCTGTTGACTCATCAAAGAAATCTTCTACTTCAGCTCTAATCTCATCTCTTTCACTATCTTCAGTAGGTTGAGTAGATGTAGAACCTAAGCTTATGCCTTGGATCCTTTGTCTTGCGTCTTGGATGCTCTTCTCAAGATCTTCTCTTGATATTGTTTGTCTAGAAACTCCCTCTGTTGTTGCTCCGGCAGGCTTCTGAACAGAAGGTACATTTGTGCCCTGCTGTACTTTTGTTCTGGCTTCAAACTCTTTTCTTGAGGTTTTTGTGATTTTTCCATTTTTGAAAAATTTAATTGCTGTTAAATTATTAAGTATTTCATTTACTGCTGCTATTGTATTATCTACAGGAACAGTAGATCTTTCTTCGTTGGCTAATCTATTTTGATATTCTTCTAATTTAATAATTAATTCAACACCCCACTCTTCAATTTCTTTTTGTTTGGTAGGAGTGAGATTATCAATTTTTCCATCAAATAAATCTTCAATATCTTTTGTAGTGCCATGCTCAGATAGAATTTTATCTATCTCTTTTGTAACTGACTCTGACTCAGACAGTTGTGCAATTAAATTAACTTGGTCTTCTCTATCTGTAGGTAGACTAGCAGGAACTTGTTTTTGAAATCTGTTAGGTAGTCTGTTTAATGCAAAGATTAAATCATCAGCATTCCCACCTCTTCTTGTACGTTTTTGATTTTTATTAACTAGATCAGTCTTTAAACTGTTTAACCTATTTAATTCAAATGTTTTTTTACGGATCTCACGCTCAATGTTTTTATTAGCACCTTCTTTCTTTTGTTTTTGTAAATCAGATATCTCTTTATTGATTTTATTAATCTTCTCTTGTGTTTCATCTATCTCCTTATCATTTGTATAATAAGATAATGAAACTATAGCACCTGCACTATCTCTATTTATAGTATACTTGATTCCATTAATCTCTGCTGTTCTCTCATTTTTATCTAAGAATCTAGCATTAATGGTGGTTGAGTTAATTTGGGTAACTTGACCTAATGTTTCTACCTGAGCAATAGGAGATAGTCCAACAGAAACAATATTTACATTACCATCCTTAATATTTTTACCTGAAACATTTATATCAAGTAGTGATAGTACACCATCTTCTTCTATTTCTACAGAGAAGCCACCATCTAAATTAGTTACAAGTGTACCAATCTTTCCTTGATACATTACCTTTTGATTTAAAAACTCATTAAGGGTTTGTTTTTTAGGATCACTTACTTGAATTGCATCCTCTGGTACTTGTTCTTCTTCAGATTCAGCTTCTGGTAAAGCTTCAATAGTTTCTGGACCTGTTCTTTGAAAACCAAATTTCTCCATGGTAGCATCATCAAGTGGTTCTAAAATAATAAACATACCATTTTCACTAAGCTTATTATTTTTAGAAAGATCAGCTGTTGGACGCTTAAGTTTTTTAATATAACCATCCATGGTTACTTCCATCTCAATTGGAAATAAAAGAATTGATGAATCTAGACCACTCATGTTGTATATACTATTGCGGTATACACTTAGCTGAGCTCTAAAGTAAGTCTTTTTATTTCCTTTATTTTTAACCTTGTTACCTTCTTTATCAGTTAGTTCCTTCCCATCTTTTTTTAATGCATATGGTGCACCTAAATTTCTCCAGGTTTTTTCCTGTGCTGCTTTAAGATCCACAATAGCAAGATTACCTTCTGCATCTATTAAAAGAAGATCTAGTTCTCCAGTAACACCTCTACCATCTCTTGCGTTTCTATCAAAAACTTTTACATTACCAGAAAATAATTGGAATCCTCCATCTATCATGTTTCTTCTAAACCTAGTGGCTTGACCTGTAACAGGATTAAATAGAAAATCATAAGCTTCTTTAGACATTATATCAGAGATCTTAGTGTTTACACCTCTTATACTGATTGTTGAATCATATGGTATTTGCATAAAGCCACCTGCAGGATTCAGTGTTAGAAACTCTCTAACTAATGCATCAATGTTAGTACCGGCAAAACTAGTTTCTTCAAATGCATATTTACTAATTTGTCTTTCTAAGTTTTCTATACTTTGATCAGTCATTAGGCTTTCCTTAATACCTGCAATTTTCTTATCAGATTTAAACTGAGGATAGCTTGTTCTAATATTAGTTAAGAATGCATCTATTCTTTCTTCAAGTGAACCTATTGGATTATCAAGTACTACTTCTCTAAATAAGTTTTGAATACTGTTATCCTCAAGCTTATTAAATATGAATGGTGGTTTTTCTTCAATTTCTTGTTCAATTTGTGAAGCAACTTCTGTAGCTCTTTCAGGTCTAGGATCTGTAGGTTTTGCATCTTTAAATCTTCTAGATTCAAACCCTTCCTCATCCACAACAACTTCTAGTTCATTCTGTCTATTGAATATTGTTTTTTCCAATCTTTCAATTACTTCTTGAGCTATTGGTTTTAGCTTATATGTTTTCTCTTTGTTTTCTATATAGGAAGCAATGGATTTCATATCTTCCTTGATATTTTTTATATCTTCAGGTGTAAGAGCTATTGTTTTACCTGAATCAGTTGTTAGCTGTTTAGTTTTTACAGCTTTTTCATATAATAAATATAGATCTGTTAAATTTTTTAAAGGTGTAGAAGGTTCAATAACCTCATTGCCATAAAGTAAAGTTGGTGGTGTAACACCTGTTGTAGAATTCTTTATAGCTTGTTCCTTAATCTTATTATTGTAGTTACTAATAATTTCTGAAGCCTCATCTTGATCTTCTTGCCATCTTTGTTTTAATGAGTTGTATTTGTCTGGATCATTTTGTTTTATAGAAAGATCTTCTTTTAATCTATCAACTAAGAAAACATCAAAAGCATCTGTTAGCTGATCCCGCAACTCTTCTGGAAGTTCTTCAAATGAATCATCAACAGAGTATGTCTTAACATCAGTTGGATTACCTCCAGCTTCTAAGAAATCTAATTTAGCTTCTTTTACTAACTCTTCAAATTCTGCATTAATTTCTCTTAACTCTTGTTGGTACTTTGTCCATTCTTCTGTTTGTTCAACATCTACAAAATCAGATGGAGTATAGTTATTAATAAAATCTTGTTGCTCTTTAATTAAATCAAGTAGTAAAGGTTTTATAGCCAAATAGAATCCTGCATTTTCAACAGCTGTATTGACATCAGTAACTTCTGCATCTATCTCTAAGATTTTATCACGCAATTCTGCAATGTCAGCATCATTTTTTGGATCATCAAGAATAATATTTGTAGCTTCTATAAGTTGCTCATTGGTCATCTCTTCTCTAAGGATAAGATCTGATGCAATTCTTTGTATATTATTTAAAGATTCTAACCTTTCTAAAATAGCTTCATACTCTGCCAATCTAGCTTGATATACATTTAAATCTTCTCCAGAAGCTTCTGATGCTTCTTTAGCTAACTTTCTTAATTCAGCTTCTGTAGTATCATATTTACTTTTTAATGCTTCATCAAACTTTTGTCTTGCCTGATCTATTTTTCTATCTCTGTCTTCTGTAATATCATCTATTATTCCTTTTAACTTTTCAGAATCTGTTTCAGGTTCTCCAGCTGGTTTTACAGCTTCTAGTTCTGCAGCCTTTTCAAATAATTTATAATAGTCATCATAAAGCAAACTGCCTTTATTTATAATAGAGTTATTTTTTACATCAATAAAATATTCTGGTTCATACATTGGATCTTCTGTCCACTTAGCAAACTCTTCTAAGTCAACAAAAATTCCTTGATCTGCAAGTTCATTTATTAATGCATTTCTTTCAATATTTGTAATCTCAGAATTTACAATGTCTTTAATAATATTTTTTCTATTGTAATACAAATTTCTCATCCACTGAAAATTTCTAAGTAGATGATCATGAAAATCATTTGGATTAGATAAGATATTAATTAAAGGTACAATTTGGTTTTTCTCATGCTTAAGTATATGTGTATCAAGAAGATCATCAAAAAGACCATCCATACCTTTGTCCATAGCATCTATCTGACGTTGTACCTCTACTTTTTCATCATTATCTTTAGATAATCCTAAAAGTAAATTTTTAAATGCGTCTTTGTATTCTATAAACTCATTAGATTTACCTTGATCATACTGCTCTATTAACTTATCAAAGGTCTGTAAACTTAATTGTTCTTTTGTAAGACCAGGATTTGCTTTTAGAATAGCCTCAGATAAAGAAGATAATTTTGTCTTTGTAATAAACGCATTTAAAATTGCATCTTGCTTCTCTTTAAAATTAGAATACAATGCTAATTGCTCTTTCTTTTTATTTATTTCAGCTGCAGCAGTAGGTACATTAGTTTGTTCTAATGTCTCTATCTCTGTTTTCATCATTTCTATTTCTTTCTGTAGTCTTCCCGGATCAGTGAGTCCAGCAAATTCAGCAAAGTTAGAGTTCTTGATTGATGAAATAGATGCAAGTTTTTTATAGAGTTTATCTAATCTTCCTGCAGCATCATCATAGGCTCCTTGTAAGAAAACAAAATTAAATAGTGATTGCATGTAAGCACTATTATAAATCTTAGCCATCTTATATTTATAACTATCTTTCTCATAGTCATCTAGATTAGCTAAAAATTTCATCTTTTCTTTTGCCTGATTATATCTGTATGATATCTTCTTAGCACTTTCTATAGATTCATTAAAGTTTTCTATTGCTTGTGCCCCTTGACCAGGTTGTAAATCCCATGCTTCTTCAATGTCTTGAGGTGTTGCTTGTTTATATTTCTCATAGTGATTTATAAACATATCAAAAGTTCCTCTTTGCAAAGAACTAATTACAGCAGTTTGAAATGCAGTAAACCTATCATCTTTAATTTCCTTAGTACTTTTCTCATCTGGATTAGAAACAGTATTGTATAGTAAAGACTGTGTAGCATAGTTTGTCATTCTTGGATCAAAGAATAAATCACTATTCTTCCACATGGTATTCATGTGCTCTACAACAGATTCTGCTTCAGCCTCTCTTTCTTCTATGTATGTTTTATACTTCTCACTTTTATTAAAGTAATCATTATAGCCCATTGTCATAAAGCTTTTAACTTTACTTGGTGCTTGAAGAATACTTCCCATTAAGAAACCAGAAAGAAATGTTTCTGCTCCTTGACCACTAAACTGTTTATTTATAGCATCACTTATCAAACCTGTTGCATACATAAAGTTCTTTGCAGCAGGATTTTTATAAGTGTCTACATAATAGTTTTGTGTAGCTTCTTGTAAAACATCTTGTAATGATTCTTGTACACCTTCTACTACATTAGCTTTAAAGTAATTCAAACCTAGTTTACCATATGAAGCTGGTCTACCTAAAGATTTTATTGCATTTACTATACCAATCTTTTCTTTTGAAAATGTTGATTTAGCAATATTTTTTCCAGGTTGGAATACCAATTGGTACTCTTTATTTAAATCTCCAAGGACTGTTCCAAATCCAAATTTAGGAGCACCCTTTATAAAACTAGCATTTGTTAGTGATGGGAATACAAGTTTATTACTATAAAATATTAATGCAGTATTGTTTAGCGTATTCCAAAAAGAACCTTTTGCAGCTTCTTTCATCATATTCTCTTGCTCATATAATGATGGTGCTCTACCTTCATTCTCAGGATCTTGCATAAAGTTGTTGTACAATTTATCATATGTCTGATACTTTGTAAAACCACCTTCTAGCTTTCCTTCTGATAATGCTAAGTTCATTACCATCATGTCATGCCATAAAGCCCCTGCACTTTTAGATGCTCTTGCTAAGTCATTAATATTATTTATATTAACGTCCATTAGAGCAGCTTTAGTATTAGCTAATGGATTAGCAAAATCTAAAAAGTTTTTACCAGCAGATTGAAATAGTTCTTTAGCTTTATATATTTGACTATAGTCTTGCATTGACTGTGCAAGTTTAGTAACTCCTTTAGCTGATTGATACATTGACTTTGGTAAAGAAGCTAGTCTATTAAAGAATTTACCAGCACCAAATGCAGCTCCCCCAGCTATATTACCAGGTGTAGCACCTCCAGCCACACCTTCAATGAGTACAGATTCTAGAACACCTTCTAGTAAAATACCCATAGAATAAGATGCAGATGTCAACAAGTTAACTGCAAAACCACCCAAGCCACCTTTGCTTGACTGCCCAATTGCATTGTAGTATTCATAGTCTTTTGCACTTTGTTTATCTGCATAAAATAAACCATCCCCATCTATTACACTTTTGTAAGCATTAATAGGGTCCATAAATCCTTTAGACAACATTGGCCATGCTGCATGATTCCAAAATCTTGATAAGTCATCACCAAAAGTTGTATTTTGATTAAACCAAGCTTCATTATTAATAAGTGGATTAAATCCTATCTTATTAAATGTCTCTTGTCCATAACCTTTATATCTATCTCTAAATGTATTCTTTGGTGAACTATCATATCCATAAGCATAACCATAAGTATTTCTATCTTGATAGTTATTGATCTTACTCATGGTCTCATCAAACAATGCCTTACCTGCTGCAGCTGGATCATTCAGCACATTTTGTTTAACCTGTGATGGGTAATAACTAGGAGACACACCAGTTACATTATCCTTAATGGAATATATAGGATTTATTACAGGATTAGGTGCATTAAAATTAAATGCAGTAGGTTCTGGTTGATTTATTTTTGCAGGATCTAAAAAATCACTTTTTGCTGCAAGTTCATCCATAGGATTATTTGGTGTATTCTCTGCCATAGTACTAGTATTTCCAAAGTGGATCGTTAGGGTTTATACCAAAATTCTTAATTGCATTTTCAATAGCTTTTGTATTGTTTGTTTGATAGAAGTATTTAAACATTTGTTGATTATACTCATTTTGTTTTGCAAGTAAGTTCCAAGCATCACCTTCAATGTCATCTATTTTTTGTCCACTTCTTTTATTCATGTCCATAAATTGCTCATACTCTATTGCATTACCATCTCTGTCCATAATTCTAGTAACTATTTTAGCACCATAGTCAACACCCGGAACTCCATTTATTTTTGATAAAGTATACTTACCAGAATTTTGAGGATGAGTATATTTAATATCTTGGTTACTTAATACAATTTCAGTTGCTGTTGGAGTAGAAGCATTCCAAAGTTTATGCGTCCAATATTGATGTGGTGCAACTACAGTAAGTCCTTTCTGAATAATTCTATCTTGTGCTCTTGCCAAATCAGCAGCTTCATAATCCCCCTCTAAAGATTTCATTACTTCTTCTACAACTGTTCTTGGAATATTAAATGTTGTAGAACCTAGTTTATTATTTTCTCTAGCTACTCTTGAAGTTGATAAAAAGAAATCTGGCATATCAGCTTTCCCCATTTTAGAGTATAATGTGCTTAAGAAAGATCTTGCTAAGTCATCATTTAATCCATCTCCCTCACCTTCAGCTGGTAGATCATTTGAAAAGGCAAAATTAAAATCAGCTCCTTGTGGTAAATTTAATGCATCTCTGATAGCTTGAAGTGCTGCTTGATGACCAAAGTCTCCACCAAAATCTGAATCTACTTTAACAGTTTGATTTTGAGAAGCTATTGCTACTTTGTCTCCACCTCTAGAAATTGTTTGAACAAATGAATGCAATCCTTTTTCTGGATCATTATTAGATGCTAATTCTACATATGACTTATCTAAAATGTCATTAATCCAAGAAGCTTCTACATTAACTCTATTACCTGTAGCTGCATCATATATTGCTTCAGCTCCATATATACCAGGTATATATTCCCACCAGCTTCTATTTCTATTACTTTGAGTATTTTTTACAAATGATACTCCAAGATCTCCATTGATAGCTCTATTTAATTCTTCTGAATTACTTCTAACAGCATCCCAGTCATAGCCACTTGCAACATATTCATTCATTACTCTATTAACAGCTCTGTCTATTTGCTCATTACTAATATTATAACCGTCTTCTTTTAATTTGTCAGCACTGAACTTTAAGTTTTCTGTAAATGCTTGTTTTATTTTTTTAGCATTATTAGCTCTTGTAATTTCCATTGCCTCATGGCTTCTTCCTAATGTTTCTAAATCATAGATTGATTTATCATTTACCATTTGGTCAGCAATTTGATTACCATTATGTCTAGCAGACCATTGTTTCATATACTGATTTAAATGGTATATGTCTCCAAATTTAGTAACATTCTTAACAAATTTATCTTTGTCACCTTTACTATACTCACTATATATTTCATTCCAAATCTGTTTTGCTTTATTTTGATTTGGATATTTTTTACCTTGAGCAATAATTTTATCAATAGTAGGATCATTAGATCTAAAGTGATTTAAAACCTGACCCAACTGAGCAGATGTTAATTGTGAACCATTATCACCATTAACCAAATCATTAATATAAGTCATCATGGAATTTATTCCCTGACCAGCTTTTTCATTAATTACTTCATCAAGTACTTGTTGGTTTAGTTTATCAAACTGAATTCCTTCTGATGTTTGACCAGACTCATCTTTTTTACCATGAAAAATTAAATCAAATCCAGAATTTTGTGGGTTCATCTCAAATGTACCATCTGCTTTATAGTATGCTCTTCCTTTAGCAACCATAGCTTCTTGGTATTTAGTCTGGCGTTTTAATCTTTCTGCTTCTTCTTGTTCTTCTAATTTATATCTGTGAGATTTAACTAATCTTGCATCAGCAGCAGATTCTCTAAATTTAGCTATAGCAACTGCATCTGGTTTATATTCTATCTCATAATTACTATATGCATATGAACCAGCAGCACTATTTATATCTGTTCCTGCAGAATAAGATGCCATAGCAGCATCAACTTTTAATCTAGCTAACTCTATATTATTCATTATATCGTCAGATTGAGCTGGCACTACTGCAGAACCAACAGCAGGATTCAATTGACTATTTAATTCAGAGGTGTGTTTTTCTACAGCATCAGACACACCTATCATCTCATTTAATCTTTCAGAATAACTTTTTTGCATTGGATTTACATTACCAGTTGCAACTTGTCTTTGTAAATTAGCTTGTAAGTTTTGAGAAGTATTTAAATCATCTTTGGCTTTTGCATCTTGTTGAGCTGTCATGTTTTTTAACCAATCATATTTACCTTTTAAATATTCTTTTTCAGCTTCAAGTTTATTACCTCCAAATTTTTCTGCATTCTGATTTGCATAGTCCATTCTTTCAACAAATGCTTTTTCTTTATAGAACTTTTGCATGTCAGGTCTATTTGCATATTGTGCCCAAAAGATTTGTTGAAGTCCAGGCATTAGCTGTTCTCCATTTTTCTTTCTTACCATATACATACCATCAGGTGTTTGTGTCACCATACCTATATCATACTTTTTAGCAAAGTCCATATATTCTGTAATGACATCTACTTTAGGTGTATATTGTGCATCAGCCATACTTAATGTCTCATCAAGAGTTGCATCCTTAAACATCTGTCTTCTATACTCAAGACCTCTAACACCTTCATCCCAATACTTTGCAGCTTGTTTTGGATCTGGAGAATTTAATAATGCTTGTGCATTAGAATATGTATTTTTCCAGTTCTTTGTATATGCCATATCTTTAATAAGATATTTGTCTTCATAAAATGGTCTGAAGACTTGCATAGCTTGATTAACATTTTGTTCTAAAGAAAGATCTAACCCTGAAACTCTTTTAAGATTAAAGTCAATTTGTTTTAATAACTCATCTTTCTTTTTAATATTTTGATCATGCGTAAGGTCTGCACCATATAGTTGACCATATAGATTATTTAATGCATTCCAGTTAGTATCATACTGGGTCTGTTTTGTTTGTAACAGATTTGCATAGAAATTTAAATCAGGCTGAAAAGGCTGATAATCTGGTATGTAATCTGTGACTCCTTGTAAGTACGTTGCCATAGTGTAAAACTATTAAAATTTTTTAAGTTTATTAAACATATAAAGTTTAGTCCATAAATGGAAACCATGAATTAATATAAATATATCCTGGGTTATTTATTGCTCCTCCTTTCTTTTTCTGTCCTTGATACATTCCCATACCAATTTTAGAATTAGCTCCTGTACTTGCAGATGTAGTAGTTGTAGCTGAAGCTTTAGCACAATCTCTTAATAATGCTTCACTCATGCCAGGATTATTTTTCTTACATTCATCATATGCCTTTTGCCATGAATTAGTATTAGAACCGGCACTTGGATTAGGAGTTTTTTCAGTTGGATTAAAATCCATTCTACCACCTACTCCTGGAGACACTTTATAATTAGGATACATTTGGTTTAATGCATCTGTCTGCCATCTATTAGTAATAGCATTAGTATAGTAGTTTCTCAAGTTATTTCTCATTGCTAACTTAGCATTATCAAACTGTTGATTAGCAACAGTATTCTGATCATATAATCTTTGTGCATTAGCTTGTTTCAACATGCTTTCTTGGTTAGCAATGTCAGTACCTTTTAACTCAAATTGATTTGCTATATTAACATTAGCATTGTTATACTTAGAAAGTACATCCGCAGCATTCTTAGCAGCTTGACCTTGTACACTTGCAGACCTTGCAGACAATGCTTGTGGTCCAGCAAATTGAGCCATACCCTGTGTTTGGATATTAGCTTGTTCTGCATTAGCAGCAAGTTCTCTTGTAGGATCTAAAAATGCTGGTCTTGGTTTTTGTAACTCACCTGCAGGAGCCCATGGCATATATTTTTTAACACCCATTAAATCTCCAAAAGCACCAGTAGTTTTGATTGTATCTTGTAACCACCATTCAGCAGGAGGACCTGGGACATCTACATCCATATCTTCCTCACAAGGAGGACAAGTACCATCTGCATTTCTAGGTTGAGTTATCTCAGTTTGATTACCTTGCTCATCTACTTTTATACAAGGACATGGATTTTGTTCAGGTGGATTTTTACAAAGATCTGGATTACATTTATTTGTATTTGGATCTAATCTACCATAGTTTGGTTTAGTAGCATCATCACATTGACATTGTACTGCAGGTGGTGGAGTATCAAATTGCATTTCTTCTAACATAGCTGCAGCCACATGCTCCATGGTAGTATTACCGGTGGTTGATTTAGAAACAGGATAAAAATCATCAATAGGAGATATCATGGCATTACCAGCTAGATGAGGGTAAAGATTTAAACTACTAGTTTCATCAGCAACACCAGATTGAAGTTCTCCTAAAAAGTTTCTTAGTTCATATATTTCATCATCATTATAAATTTTACCTTTAACATTATTTGACATTTGAGCATAGCCGTGAAAAGTAGCTTGTTGCAATGCTCTATCTTTACCATCAACTTCAAAAGGGACATTTAATCCTTTAGCTATATCAGAAACATTTTCTCCACCATATGTATTTTTCATATATGTCTGTGCGGCTTGTAAATCTGCTTTAGATTTAATTAGAGTATCTCCAGTTGGATCTCTAGGATCACTTACTCTAGCTCCCTCTGCAATTAAAGAAGCAACTCCTTTATAATTTTTACCACCAACTGTATAATCTTCCCATGGTGCAAATCCTCTTCCTGTATCTTTATATAATTGCCCATCAATTGATTTTGCTTGAAACAGTAAGTTTCTTTTTTGATGAGCTAAAAAAGCATCAATAACTTGTTTCTTATCTGGCAATGTATAGCCTCTTTGTGTCCAGTTTCTACTAGCTACACTAGGATTTGTTTTACCTCTAAAATGCTTTTCTTCATTTAAAGAATTTATAGTTTCATCAAAAAGTTTTTGTGAAACAGTAGAGTTAGGATCTTTAAGAGATTGCTCAAGTAAATAATATTCCGCAGCTGCAGTTTTTGCTATATCTGTACTTCCCCATTGACTCATATCAAGAGTGCCTGTATCAGTAGGAGCAGATCTTTTATAACCAGTAAAGGTTTTTGACTGACCTGATGCATCAATTACCTTAATCTCATCTGTTGACTTTTGATCTTGTTTTTCTTTATAAGCTTTATTAATTGCTCTTTCATATTCAGCATCAGTTGCATAATCTGATCTTTTTATTGTCCACCCATTACCAGCTTTTATTAAAGGTTTAGTTCTACCTTGATAATTTTGTGACATACCAGTTCCCATAGGCATACCATAGTCTGCTTCTGGGATTTCTTCTTCATATTCTGGTTCATCATAAAATGGCATATCATAACCTCCCATTTGCATACCATACATAGCCATTGGTGGTCCTTGTGGTTCTTCTGCACCACCTTGCATTTGCTGAATAACTTGTTGTATAAGACCAACAGCTTGTTCTTGAGGAACACCTAACTGAGTAAAGATCTGTACAATAACTTCTGGAGGAAGTTGATTTTGTAATAAACTCATTACAACCTCTTGAGGTTCTGCACCTTGTTGTAATGCAGCTCCTATTTCCTGAACAATCTCCATCATCTGATCTCCACCTTGCTCTTCTGCCATCATCTCTGGTGGAACTTGTTCCATACCTTCTTCAGCTCTTCTTAATCTTCTGTGAGGATAACCACCATGCATCATCATTCCTTCTGGTGCTGGTTGTTGCATTTGCTCTTCAGGTTGAGCTACAGGTTGTCCTTGATTTAATTCTTGAGCTTGTTCTGCAGAATATTCATCTTGCATAGTTTCATCAGCATTTTCTTGTTGCTGATACTTTGCTTCTATCTGAGATTTAAGATCTACTATTTCTTTTTTAGGTGCAATCTGTTCTTCTGTAATTCCTTTAGCTTGCATACAAGGTTTAGCAACTGCAGGTATACCTTGAGGGAAACCTTTCTTTGCTTCTTGTGCAAGAGCTAGACAGCCTAATTTAATTACAAATTTTTTGATCATTAACTCAGCAGATTCTCTATCTAATTTATCTGAGTCAGGATCTTCTAATATTTTTCTATACTTCTGTATATCATATTGTTTTGCAAGTTGTGCTGGTGTATATGCTTTATTTGTTCCTGCCTTACCAAACATATCTAGTATCTCAGGATCTTTTATCTTCATACCTCTAGTATCACTAAAGATAAAAGTGTCATCAGGAAGGTTTAATGGTACACCACCTGAATGGTGTCTTGGTCCTTTAATAATTTGATGCTCTGGCATCCCATCACCATTGATGTCTCCATATACTGTTTCTCCACCTTCTGCTTCTAGATTAGCCTCATCTCTTGGTACAGCTGTAATATATTTACTTTCCCTAAGCTTAGGCTTTCCTATATAGGCATTATAATCTGCACCACCCATTGCTGGTACATCATTAGCTAATGCTCCTTGAACTTGGTATCCAGTTCTTGCTTTAGGTACTTTTTTAATTCTTACTTTTCTTAACATAGTGTAAATTATAAATATTCTATTTCACCACCTCTTGCCAGATAATCTTGGATTTCTTCATCTGTCATGTATATTTCTTCATCATTATATGGATCTGCAAACCCACCATATTCCATATAACCACCATATTTAGATACTCCTGGATAGTTACCAAATGTAGAAAGGCTGTTTCTGTCATTGCCTTGTTGAGGTCCAAATGTACCCATATTTTGTGCCATATCTTGTTGTTGTCCTGCATATGGAGCATTAGTAATGGGTACTTGATTAAATAAATTAGTTGCTTGATATGTAGTAGCAAGGCTTCTTGGATTATTCTGTAAGTTATTAATCATTCCAGAAGTAAAATTAACACCAGTATTAAAAGCATTATTAAAAGCTTCTCCGTCCATTTGAGTTACTTTTCTATATTGAGTTGGATCATAATAGTTTGTATCATTAGGTTTCTCATCAGAGTTAACATAAAATTGTTCTGGTGATGCTGGTGGTGTAATTGCATCTGGTGCTTTACTTATTGGATTTCCATTTTCATCAAAACCCATTGTTGTACCTTCTGGGGCATCAATATTAATATCAGAAGTATTAAATGAACCAGACATCCAATCAGTATTTTTTGGACCACCAGTATTATATTTAGGTTGTAGGAATGCACCAAAAGGTAAGCTTCTTGACAAAAACTGTTGCATACCATAAGAATTAAATCCACGGTCACCTTTACCAGCATCTCTTGCTAACAACATTGGTAGTACTCTATATCTATCTTCTTTTCCAAACTGTCTTAAATTCTTTCTGCTATATGGATTATCACGTCTACTAATCTTTGGTTGATCAGTAAGGTAACTTCTAAATATAGGATTTATTGGAATCAATGTATTTGCCAAACTAGATCTTCCTCTTACAACTTTAGGATTAAGTTTATATTGCATAATAGGTACACACTGATTATATGTCTTACTCCATATAGTTCCAGGAGGGCAGTTGTGGAAGGTTTCAACTATATCATCATTATTTGGATTTACTTCAAAAGTGTTTTGATCCAATGCTGGTGACATCTTATCTGCAATGTATTGTCCACCAGATCCTCCAGGAGGCATTGTTATACCACCACCTGCTTCTGGCAAACTGTATGGTTCATAAAAAGCTGGATCTTCATCACCACCATAGATAAATCTAGTAAGTGGATTTTCTACATCCATATTTACATAACCACCCATTTCACCAAACTGAGGTTGTTGGATCATTTGATTGTCTTGAGGTTGTTGCTGTTGGTTATTACCCATGAAAATATTCATAAGTTGAGGATCACCTGATTTTTGAACAGCAGTATAAAGGTCTTCAGTTACAATTTTGTCTGCTTGAGTTTTTAGTTTAGTAACAAAATTATTTTTCTTTTCAGAAACTTTACCATTATCCATCCTGTTACCTTTTCCTAATTCTCCACCAGGTGCAAACTTAGACATTACATTTTTAACAAACTGTTTTTTCTGAGCTCCTCCTCTTTTAAAATTATCTGGTAATGGTGTTGCCCATCCTTTATCATGGATTGTATCTCCATTTTGAATAAGCATACTATCTTTATCAAAACTAGATCTTGTAACTCCAAAATTAGGGTCATTACCAACTCTACCAGCTCCTTGGAAATTTATATTACTTCCAGGTACCAACTGTTCCATTCCCCTATCATAAATAAAATCTTTATCTGGTTCTTGTAAAAACTGGTTGTATCCTAAATATCCTAAACCACCAAGAATTCCAGCTGTTTTTAAAAAGCCTAATCCTGTTTTGTAATTACGATCTTTTAATAAACTATAGTCTGCATACTGAGCACCAAAAGGTTGATCTCCAAAAGTCATTCCACCAGGAGCTTGTGGTCCTATTTCTCTTTGCCTTCCAAGATATTGTGTTTTAACATTTGAAGCATTAGGATAAAACTTACTTCTTTCAGCAAACCTTGGATATGTAAATGGAAGAGACATTGGAGAAAAGACCATTGGTTTTCCTATCATGTTCCAAGCAGTATTCCAACCAGAAACTGGTTCTTTTTTTAAAGGACTTTCAGAAATTATTTGAGGATACTTACTTAAATCAAGTCCCGGGAATTTAGAAGTAAAAGGAAATCTATATGGAGAGTTATACCAATTTAACTGGTTACCCATATAATAGTTTTTATCAACTATCTCTAAAGGTAACTTTGTTTTTGGGTCTAGTATCTCTTTTGTTTTAGGATCTATAATAATTTCATCCTTTAACTTTATAGAACTTTTACCATAACCTTTTAATCTTGTTGGAACTTCTGAAAGAATTTCTACTTTAAATAGTCCATTTTCATCTTTAGTAAATTTAAGTTTACCATTGTTTTGTTTATGGATACTTAAAAAATCTAACTCAGGAGCAATTGACTCTGGCATTCCCACACCACCAAGAAGAGCACCTAATGATTGTATATCTATTTCTGTAGGTTTCTTCTTTTTAGAAAGCATATTAAATTCCTCTGTGCTCTTTAATAAAAAGTCTGCAAGTGCTGGATCTAAATTAAAACCTAAACCTGTACTGTATGTATTATCTGCATTTTTTTGTAATACTGATGGCTCATACTTATCATTTTCTATAAGTGCATTTATATCAGTAATAATTTTTGTAGTGGTAGTAGAAGGTGCTACTTGCTCTCTCCATTTCTCTCTCCAGTTTTGTGGTCTTACTGTATTTAAAACGGTTCCTAAGTTTTCTACTCTTGTACCAAAAAACCCTCTATCAGATAATGGATTTCTTTTAGCAAAGAAGTTTTGATAGTTCTGCCATGTTGATGGAGTAACTGCAGATTCTTGTGGTGTTACAGTTCTCTGAGGTCCTACACTTTCTACAGGAGCTACTGTAGGTTCTACAGGTTCAACTACAGTTTCTCTTGTTTCAGGTTTTGCTGGAGTTTTAGCTTTTCTTCCACGCTTACCTTTTCCAGGACCTGGACCACCACCAGCAAATTTGTTTAAACCACCATACTTATTAGCTGGTAATAAATCTTGTGGTACACTACCTTCATCAGCAACTGGTCTATAGCTACCTAAGTAATAACTAAGGTCTGGTGTTTGTGGAAAATTTTGTGCACCTGGAGTAAACTTAATTAGTCTACTTAAATCAAATGGTATTTCTTCTTCAGCAGATAGTTTTCCCGGATTACTATATTGATCTATAACAGCATCTTGTGGTGAATCAGCATCTGCAAAATAATTTGTATAATCATCTTCATATTCTCCACCATCATCATAATAACCACCATATTGAAATGCTCCTTCTTGTGCATATTGTTCTGAGCCAGAATCTAAATGTTGCATACCATCATACCCACTTGGCATATCTGATTCAGCTAATGCTATATCTTCATCATCATTAGTATTTGTTGGAGCTGGTTTAGGTGTTGGTTGTGGAGCTGGACCAGCAGCTTGAGGATTGGTTCCTTGTGCAGTATCTTCCTCTTCCTCTTCTTCTAAATATGCTGGATCTTTATAACCTTTTTGAGCAAGCACAGTCATTACTCTATTGATCATTGCAAATGCCATCTTTTGCTCTATACCATATTTGGTAACTAAAGTTTCAAAAATAGTATTTGGATCTGCGCCATCTCTTAAACTTGCATATGTATCATTCATGATAACTTTTAATCTTTCTTGCACTTGCAATCCTTGACTGGCTTTTGGTAAAGCTTTGTTTAAGAAATTAGCTGTCTTGTTGTAGTACCCTGGTTTTTCACCGGGACCAGCCTTTCTTATTCTAACAGATTTTTTCATATAGCATGTTATATATTAAATATACTAAATTTTAATTTATTCATTAAACTTATAAAGTTTACTCATCTTCTATAATGTATCCACCTTTGATATACTTATCTATTTCTTTTTGAGTAAGTTTTGTAGACACATATCCACCTTCTTTATAAGCTTCTATTATACCTTCTCCTTTACTGTAAGATTCTGGTACTTCTAATCTTAGCCACTCATTTCCAAATTGATCTGTTTCAGGAACAGCACCAGATTTACCAAATAATTTAATGTAATGTTTTTTATAATCATTATAAATACCAGATGCTTTATCATTACCTTGTATTCGTGTAGATAATTCTGCAGTAGGTATATAAAGATATTTCTTCCCTTGATCAGCAGCATATTGTAACATCTCTTGTATTAATCTTTTTTCAGTAGATTTTTTATTGGTCATTAAAACTCTTTTTTGTTGTAAGTTTCTTTTAATGACATCAGCTGCTTCACCAGCAAATTGTTCCATATGAGATCCTGGTTTAAATTGAACATTTGGAGAAAAGTAATTACCAGTTGAATGTTGTTCAAATTCTTGCAAGTATCCTTCTAAATCAAATTCTTCACTACCATCTTTTCTATATCTTCTTTTCATTTTAGAAAACTGCTCAGCAGCATCTGATTGAATTCCTGATGCATAGAGTGCATCAGGTTGATACGCGTTTTCATAAACATGAACATGTGCTAATGTATCATTTGCATTACCATGTTCTTTTGATCCATAACCAAATTGATCTACATTACTAAATTGAATAGTTCTTGGATTTGTAAGTTGAAAATCTGCAAAAGTATCTTTGTTAGCTAAATAAGCTTCTTGTTTTTTATTGATAATAGCTAAATTATTTTCAAAGCTTTGTTCAAGTTCTTTAAGATATTCTGCATCTACATATTTTGAAACACCAGAATTAGTTGTAATAGTAGATTCTCCTTTTTCAAGAGCAGATTTTACTTTTTCAATTTTTTCATTTGAGCTGTAAATTAAATTACGTTTTAAAAGATCTAATCCAGTAGCATATTTATCAATTGCATGTACTACATTAGCATTCATTCTATTATCCCCTTGTTGGTACTTTGACCATAATTTTCTAAAAGGATCCGGATATATAAAATTTAAACCATAAGTAGAATTAGGAGCTTCCCTGTAATCACCTATTTCTGGATCAAATATATCTTTACCAAATAAACTACCTTCTTCAAAAGCAAAAGGAACTTCTGTTTTATTTAATGCTGGAATAGCTTGTTGTACACTTCCTAATAATTCTTTAGCATCCATGTGTAAAACATTGGAATCTAATCCTTGCCACAAATCTGGATTATTAAATAATGATTCTATAACTTCATCTCCCCCTGCTGTTTTACGTAAAATACTGAGAGCTTGTTCAAAATTTATTTTACCTGTCTTAGGATTAATAGCTTTGTATAAAGGACTTTGAGGATTAGCTGTTACATTTAAATTTAATCCTGTAGGGGGAGTAACAGTTTCATAAATAAATGCATCTATATTAGTTGGTTCACCAGTCATAGTTTTATATTCTTCTGGAAACCCCATTGACAGTTGTTGTCCTTGTGTAGGTTTTCCTAATACTTCTGTGCTTTGAGTATTTGGAAAAACAAGTTGAGGTTCTACAGTTGGTGCTGCTTCTCTAATTATAGGATTAGGTTCAAAAATTAATGGTAATTCAGGAGCTTTAATAATATTTTCTTTTTCTCTTTCTTTTTCTTTACCAAATCTTTTTTCTTTAACACCTTTACCAAGACTTGCTTTAGGTAATTCTCCTCCAGACTTCAATCCTTTATTATAATACATTCTATCAACAACTGTAGGATCCATTTTAAATGGCTTTAAGTAGTATCTTGCATCTCTAAGATTCTTATAACCATGCTTGCCTATCATTAGACCCATTCCAAGAGGAAGTATATTTTCATTTACTTGTTTTTCGTTTCCTGTTTGAAGTCCTTCATAAATATTTTTTCCTGCTTCAATTGCAAAACCAGGATTATCAGGATTTAAGTTAAATGCATCTACTCCAAATTTAGTTAATAGTGCATTACCCGGTGTTGCAAGATTCCTTGCTATTTGATACTGTGGTAATTTAGAAACAATAGGTGCTGCTTTAGATAACTTTGGTAAAAGTCTAGCTCCCGACAATGCCTGTAAAGTTTTTGAATAAGGTGCTGCAGCAAAGAATGCATTTAAAGCAACATCTCCAGTATTAATTTCTGGATTATCGTTTACATAATTTTGATAAGCAGTGCTTCCTGTTTGAGCAGCCCAGTGAAATGGACTAAATAAATTTATAGCCTGATCAATAGGTTTTTGGAATTCCATAGATTTATTATAAAACAGTTGTCTTCCACCTGGACCAAATGCTTGTGTCCAAGCATCTGCTTCACTTTCTGTCATTTGATCTGTCATTGTACCAACCACAGGATCTTGCCATTGTCCAGAAGTCCACTTTTCTAAAGTATTCTTTGGTTGGTTTACAAAACTACCTAATTGATCCAATCCAAAATAAACAGGATTCATATTATTCTGAAATTTATTCTGAAGGAATTTAGCATCTTCTAGTTCTTTTTTAGCTTTATCTCTATATTCATTTATAGCTTGATTTTTATATGTTTCTCCAAATAAAGTTTGAGCATAAGATGGTTGTGCGCGATACTGTTGTAAAAAGTTTTGTGCTTCAGGAGAGCCTAGAAAATTTTCAAAGGTTCCATATTGCTCTACTAAATTTGAACCCCTATACTCATCAGTATTCTGAGCATTAACTTCTGTAGGTAAAATATTATTTAAAAAAGCATTCTGCAAATAAGTTTTTGCTTCTTGATCTATTGTTTGTTTTTTCTGATTAAGAAATTTATCTGGATCTTTATATGATGTTATATCTCTATTACCACTTAATTTTCCAAGTGATATATCTGTTCCCTCAACTTTAAATTTTAATTTATTTACTTTATTATTAAACTCTTCTAGAATTTTAGCTTTTTGTTTTTGGACAGACTCTGGGTCATTAGAAACATCATAGTATGCTTTTATATTAGCTGGGTTTACATCTATCCCCATATCTATTTCTGTTAAAGCATTCATCTGTTTAACAGCATCATTATATGCTTCTGCATACTCAGGGGTTACTTTATCTGAGATAGGATTAATTGGATCTAAACTACCTGACCAATTTGATCCAGATACTTTATCAAATAATAGATTATTTAATCCTAAGTAATTAGCTTGTGTATTATTTATATTATCTTCCTTTTCTACATTGTTGAAATAGGAATTAATAGTTGTTTCATAGTTTTTAAGTATGCTTTCTTCTGTATCTTGTTTTTTTCTATTTGGAAATCTAGTAGTAAAGATACTTATGTCACTATTATTAATAGTTGCTCTACCATAATCATCAGTTTTAAATAAACTTTTGTCTACTGGTTTCCAATCAAAGTTCCAAGTAAATTGATTTTTATAATCATTCTTAAAATTAGAATTATCATTAAGAACTGAAAAATTATCATTGTTCCATTGGTTTCTGCTAGTGTATTGAAAGATATTTCCTTTTGTATCTTTTTTATACATTACCCCATTGTCATCAGTAAAATATACATCTGCATTTAATTGCTTATCAATAAGCTCACTTACATCTTTAAAGTTTTGATCTACACCTTTTTTAGTACCCCAACCTTCTTTTTCCAATTCTTTTCTGGCATCTTCTGCAGACATTCCAGATTTTATTTTTTTTAGAAGTTCCTTTGATACATTCTTGTTATAATCATTATCAGCCATTGCAATAAAACTTCCAAACTCATTTTGAATTTGTTTAGAATCTAAACCATGATACTTTTTAAATTCATTAGGTCTAACACCTTGATCATATATTAGACCTAATATAACAGGTCTTGGATAAAAATTAACTTTCCCATCTGATCCTTTTTCAAAATAATATTCCTCAAACTGATCAATTATTGGTTGAATCTGTTGATTAAACACATCTTCAGAATATGAAAAAATTGGTTCAAGTTTTTTATGTTTATTTCCTTTCTTTAATGCATCTTTAGTATATTGCTCCCATTTTACATTAAAATTTTGTTGGTTTTGCCCAGATTTTTCTTCTTGTTTTAATTGTTCTATTTCTTGTATTTTTTGAAATATAGCTACACGTTCATCAGCATTAGCCTCATCTACTCTAATTTTTAAAAGACGAACTGTAAACTCATCTATACACTCTCCCTTATATGGCACTTTTCCAGGAGGACAATCTTCAGGCTGTAATGTTTCATATAACCCATCTTCTGTTTCTAGTTGAGGAGCATATACCTTGTTATATAAACGATCAATGTTTTCATTATATGTTGGTTCTTGTTGATATACAGGATCTACATTATATAAGTCAGGTTGATTAACTAATTGGTTATTATTAGTTAAGTTAGCCACTGATGCTGGATTATTGTTTATTGGTCCAACAGGAGAATCCCAATTAGATATTGGAACTTGAGTTTTTAATTTTCTCTTAGACCCTCCATTTCTTAATTTAGGAACTTTAATAATTTTATACTTTGCCATTACTTTACTTCTTCAAGTTTATAACCTAATCTTTCTAATTCTTCTTTAGAGAGATCATCTAATTCTATTTCATCCCCCACTTCATATTCAAATGCTCCACCGTATTGTTTAAAGATAATAGGATTTTCTTGTGTTAAAACCATAGGCTTACCAAATGCATCCATAGCATCTACCATCCAAGGACTAAGATTTTTTTCATAACTATATTTGTCCATATATGCTTTACGATTAAATCCCCAAAGATCACGTGCTACTGTAGAAAATTTATCTTTTGATAATCTTTTCAAAAAGTTCATGTGACCTTGTATATCATCATATGGATTAATAGGATTTCTTCTCAAGTGAAAACCAAATGGTAACTCTCCTTCTTTTGTTGTATTAGCATTAACTTGAAATGGAATAGTCTCTTGACCATATTGATCAAATAAATAATTTAAATTATCTTTAATAAGCCCTTCAAATTCAGATGGTGAATATGGTGATGCATCAACAAGTTTAAGTTTTCCAGTGGTAGGGTCATAAAATGTTTTAAATTCATCACTAGTAAGTAAATTATCATTTTTATATCCTTGCATTAGATCTACTAAAGGACCAGATGTTTTACTTTCATCTGGTATGTTTGCTAATAAACTTTTTATTGAAAGATCTTCCCCTCCTTTTATTTCAGAAAATAACTCATAAGCTTTTAATGGACCATACCAATCTATTGCTTGTTGTAATCCAGCATCACTTTCAAAGTCATAAAATGTTGGCTCAAAACCTGTTTCATCACCAAAGAAATAATTTCTATTTAAATCTCTCTTACCTTCACCATAAAGTTGTCTAATATGTTCAGGAACTGTTTGTCCATGCATCACACCTGTACCAAAATAACTTGCAGGATATTTTTCTGAGCCTTTTATTGCATTTATTATATCTGTATCATATCTTCCTGCGCGGTGGCTTTGTGATGCAATATCATAACCTATTTCTTTTGCTAAAAGACTAAAAGGATTATAATTAGATCTTGTAAATTTCTTTATGTTCTTTTCCCATCCAGTTGGTAGTTTATCAATTAACCCTGGTACTTTTTCAGCTATTTTTATAAGGCCGCTACCAGATTTTGGTGGCCATCCACCCTCTTTTCTTGTTAATGTAGGTACAGAAATATCTTCTACTATATATCCACCTTTAACATATTTGTCTATATCTTTTTTAGATAATGTTAATTCAATTGATCCACCATCTTTAAAAGACATATTATCAAATAAATGCTTACCTCTTTTATCTGTATAGACAGCAGGCTGTTTTAATTTTTGACATCTACATTTTGGACATGGTCTTTCATAACCTTCTGGACAATCTCCTCTACCTAGAATTGTACCATTAGGATTTACTTGAAGTTCTGGTGGGTTAACTTCAAAATTGTTTTCTGTAGGTGTGTCTTCCTGTGGAGTATCACCTGTGTATTCTTCATCATAGTCTTGATCATATGCATAATCATTGTATGTTTTTTTTCTTTTAATAGCAGGTAGATTTAGATCCTTTAATTTATCTATAGCACCTTCAATTGGAACTGTATATCTTACATTACCATATGGTTTAAGTGTTATAGGAATATTATCTCCCATAGTGTCTTTACCACCATAATCTAATCTAAGTCCTCCGGTAAAAGAAGCTACCCCAGGAAAGTCTTTAAATGGTTTTATTTGAACTGTACCTTCTGGACTTAGGAAAGATATATCATATCTAGGCTCATCAGTTTTATTAATAACACCTTGAGCAGTTTTTGTTCCTTGCTCTATATCATTTGCATATGCATTTAATATATTTTGTGTTTGGATGTCATTATATTCAGGCCGTTGTCTAAGTGCAAAATTTAATACATTTAACTTAGGTATAAAAGCCATATCTCCCTGCCTTGTTAAACCTTTATCAAAATATCTTTGAGGTGATATTTTTGCATTGTTTTTTCTTCTACCAAAAACACCCATCAGACCAAGATCTGCTGTACCATAAAATCCAGGTTCAGGTGCATACCCAACATTTAAAGATCCGTATCCTGTAAAAGGTCCACTAGAAGAATCTCCAAATGCATTACCAAAAACATCCCAACCTACATTTGCTGTAAGTGGAATTCCTTTTTTATACAAAGGTTTTGCTCCTGCTAGATTTTTTGCAGCATTATATTGATTTATAATAGTTTGATTTAATTCAGAAACAGGAGTCCCTGTATAATTTGATACATCTTGTAAATATTGTTGATACTTTGGATTATTTTCACCTCCCAAAGCAGGATCATAGTAACTACTAAACAATCCTTCTTGAGGTACAAAATTTAAAGTCCGGTTTGTTAAACTTTGTGCATCAGTATTGTAAGGTCTACCTAAAGTAAAAGATAAAGGATTGGCAGATAGATCTGCTTTTTTAAATAGATTAGGTGTAGTATATGTTAAACTATAATTTGGATTTCTATTAAAGTCTGAAGCTTGACCATAAGCAGATCTATAGTCAAATGGTGTAAATGTTAAAGATCTATCTTTTCCAGTACCTGGTAAACCAAATGAAGCTTTTGGTAAATCTTTTTTCTTTGCTCCACCATTTTTACTATATTGAATAGTATCATCAGTTTCATTATCATTTTTAGAAATGTTGTTTAACATCCATTTTATATCTTTATCAGAATAAGTTTTTCTAAGTTCATTTAATGGCTTAGAATATAATAACTTTTTATCTAACTGTTTAAATTGTCTTCCTGTTATTTTCTTATTAAAAGGATCATAAATATTTTGTTCATCCGCACCAAATTGTATTTCTCTCAATCTTGATCTAACTTCACTTCCTTTATTACTTAATAAATAATTATTCCAATCATCAAATTTATTTTGTTCATATATATCTCTTGGTATTTCTTCTTCACCCATGTATTCATCTTCTAACTTACTTTGTGAGTTTTTATACCAAGCCATTTCATCTTTACCATATTGACTATTTTTCCAATTTAATGGAACTCTATATTGCATTGCTAATTGATCATTATATGGAATAAGTCTATCTAATTCACCAGCTGGTCTATCAGAAGAATGACTAATCTCATGAACTAACATTTGTTTATTTCCAGGAAAAGATTGATGTATTGAAACATTACCTGTATTACTATCAGATATTCCCCATGGGGAAAAGCCATATAAATCCTCAATCAATTTTACATTAGGATTTGTTTTATCAAAATCAATATCTAGTGCTGGGATAGTTTGTATATTTTTTTTTCTTAAATCTTTTATTTCTTTAAAAAGTTTTTGAGCATCTGAATCTGTTCTAGTTGATAATTTTGATGATTTCATAAGCATTTTATCATGCATTGGAGAATCATGCCATTTATTTATCCAGGATAATGCTTTAGAAAAATCTGAACCTAATGGACTAACACTTACTTCTGGTTCAATTTGCATGTTTGTTGCAACATCTGGATTTTCTAATAAGTATTGTGGATCAAGAGGTGCAAGTTTTCTATCAACTGGAACACAAGTTTCTCCATTCCAATAGTGATATGGTGGACATTCCTCTTGTAAATTTTCTCCACCATCAAAAAATTTAGATAATCCTCCATACTTAAATGCTCTACCTTCTGCTTGTTTTTTCTTTGATTGCTCATACTGTTCAAGCCAAGTATCTAAATTTTTATCATACTCCTCATATTCTTTTTTATACTTCTGTTGATTCATTAAATCTCTTAAAGAAGCTGCTCCTCTAAATTCCATTTCAGAGCCAGTTGCATTGCCATAGTCTAATTCTCCAGGAACAAAGTTACCTTCTTCATCTTCATAACCTTCAAAATAATTTTTATCATAGCCTGTAGCTTTCTGTACTATTCTAGGAATTAACCTTGTTTTGTTTCTTTTACCTAGAGCAACATGTCCTTTACTATCTAATACACCTTTATCAAATAAAGCAGCAATTTTATTTTGTGGCAACTTAACATCTAGACTTAATCTATCAGCTGTGTATGGATCTAATGTATATTGTGGAGCTTCAATAGAATCTGGAAGAGAATAGTCATGTACCTGTAATTCTCCTAGATCTTTATTTTCTAATAAAGGAGGATCAATGATTGGTAATTCTATTGGTTCTACTTTTATATCCTCATAGATTGGATTTATAGTTTTAACATACTCACATTTTTTTCCAGTAACAGGAACTGTTTCTTCATCTGTCCCAACTAATTTTTTTCCAGAAGGTGCTTTCTTCGGTACATTATTTATAATAGTTGTTTTTGGTACACAAGGTTTAGGAGGGTTTTGAGATATTACAGGTTTTATAGGCTTTTTGTATTTAAATACTCTCCATGGTTGATTTCCTTGATAATGTGTAAATACTTTAACAGGACTAATATTTTGATAAGGATTTCCTGGCAATGCCCATGATCCAAATCCCTGATTCCTACCTTGAAATTTACTTATTGCTGCAGATGGTATTTTATATTGTGGATTTTTTAAAACATTCATGAATTGATTATATGAATTATATAATGCTAAACTATCATTATATGCTTGCATACGTTCTTTATGAGAAAGACCATTTTGTGCTTTGATCAACTCTCCACCATCTGCATAATACTTTGCATTAGGATCAAAGATTTTATTTTTTCTTGATTTAGGTTTAGAGAATAATGGATTTTGTGCAAAGAACTTATTGGTAGCTTCAAGGCTTCTAGAGTATGCTTTTGAGTTTTTCTTATTAGGAATTTTAGGTCTCTTAGCAGAACCTCCCTTTTTAAAATTATCTGGACTTTCTAAGTCTTTAATATTATGATTATAATAGTTAGATGTTAGTTCTTCTCCAGGATTTATATTTCTTTTAGCTAACATCAATATATGATCTCCATTATCTACTTCATATATATTTGGACTTTCACTATGATTGTAATAACCTCCTAGTTCTACAGATGGAAATGGTGCTTGATATTGCTCCCCATTTTTTGTAAAACTTTTTCTAATATGAGAAACACCTATGACATCATCTTTAGCAATTGGCTCTTGACTAAATATACCTTTACCTTGTATTTTAGATGGGCCAACACTTAATGATTTAAATACAGGAGCATTGACACCATTCTCAGCACTTATTACATTATCACTTTTTTTACTACCAGTTGTGTTGTTTGTATAAGCTTTGTTATACTTAGTAGCTGGTTTAGATTTATTTAAATTTCTAATTGCGTCTATTATTACTTTCTTATTGTACATTACCTAAATGAATTTAAAGTTTTGTAATTGCTGAATTTCAATATCATGTTTATGTCATTACATTGATTTCTTTTTAAATTTAAGAAATTTAAGTAATGTCTGAATTTTTTTCTTTGTAATTCAGATTTATTATAATCCATGTTATTTGGATTTAATATTCTAGTGTATCCATCTGCTGCTGTTACCCAAGTATTTTCTGAAGCATAGTTACCTTGAAGTATAGTAGTTCCTGGAATTAAAGGTCCAGTAGGAGGATAGTTAGAATTAATTGGAAACTCATCTCTATCTCTTGTTATATCCCAAAACTGATTGAATCTATATTTCTGTTCTTCTTTAGCAAATAGAATATCATAAGATGATAAGTTAGCACCTAACTTAGGATACTGTAATGATAGTATAACATCATTCTTTGGATATAGATTTAGATTTAAATATCCGGAAACTTGTTCTGTATTATAAACAACAGCAGTATCAAAATTATAATCTAACACATGATGCTGGTCTATACAACTTCCTGAGTTTCTTCTATAACATTCCAATGCATACTCTACTGATCTTGTAGTCATTACTGCCTGACCTGTTACAATTGGGAATTCAATCTCCCAACCAAACTGTTGACCATAGAAGTTACAGAAGTCATCACAGATATAATTATGTTTCCAGAAACCATTTTCCTTAGTACTTAAAAATATATCTTTTGTTGGTAATAATAAATCTGGATGCCAGTCATGGAAACTGATCCAGAATTTAGATTTAGGATCAAAGCTTAATGTCCAAGATGCATTTTCAAATAAGAATGGGTCACCTAATAAAAATCTAGAGTTTTGATTATTATCTAAAATAAAAGCATCACCTGTACCATCAGGATTTATTGGAATATATTCTACTCTTCCTTTATATAGATCTTTTAATTTATAATCTTTCTTAGCAAAGTATAAAATGTTACTAGAGCTGTCATATGTTGATTGACATCCAATTCCTGCAACAGGATTATCCTGCCAAGGATAGCTAGGGAAATCTTCTGTTAATTGATATGGCATATATAAAATAAACCACCACTTTAATCCTGCCTGAGATATTTCTTCTAGTCCTTGACCAAATGTAAATACTCGTCCTTGGTTTTGAGACATATAGTATATACCCAATGGAGTTGATATAACAGATAGTCTGTTTTGTGATGAACCATATTCATATGCCTTATCTGCATTAGATACAGATTGTTGTGGCTGAGAAAATAATCCACCATCCCCAATAGTAATCTTAGTATTTAAATCTGTCTCAAGTGTATCTACACCTTGATACATTAAAGGACTTTCATTTTTAAATGTAATGAATATACCTGATTTGTTAATTGACTTAACTCCAGAGATTTGCCCTTTAAATTCTTTATAGTTATTTATAAGGTATATTGACCAGCTATCTTTTATTGCTTCATCTTGCTGAGGCAATGAATAAATAATCCTATCCGGTAAGTATGTATAACATAACTTAGATACTGCAGGATTATAGTATCTTGATTGTATGCTACCTGCTGAAAAATACTGGTTGTAAAGTTTTGACACACTCAATGAGTAATCATATATGTACTCACTAAGTTTACCCATTATTGCTGGGTTCATGTCAAACATAGCAATATAATCTGTGTATCTATATGGATCATAATGCTTACCACCTTCTGCTATACTTTGTTTTCTAAAATCTACAAGTACATCTGATTCTACAAAGAAATCTCTGATGCCAGAATTTGCTAAATAGAAGTATGCATTTCTTACAGAAAATAAACCTTCATACTTACCCACACCTTGTGTAGTGTCTGTTGCATAATCATAATATCTATTTGAATTAACATAATAATCCATATTATAAAATGCAGTTGGCACAGGTCCTGTACCAGGAACAGAAGGTCCACTGATGTTTATTAATTCTGATAGATATCCAACATCATAATTTATACTGTTTACTTTAAATCTTGCATTTGGAATCATAGAATATAAATAGTAGTTATATTCAAAACCATCTGGCTGATCATATAACCAATTGTAAAAGAACATCATGTTGTTCTTCTCAGTGTATCTATTTATATATGTATCTCCCCCAAATACAATTGGTGTTCTTTGTATAGTTTTAAACTGATATGTTATTTGGTCTATTGGACATGTCCATGGAATAGGTTGTAAGTTATAATCAGATAATTTTTGTTCACAAGAAGTTACAGCAATTTGATATTCACTACCTAGTTGACCATATTGATTTCTAACTCTGTATTTTAATGCTCCATAATGACTTGCAATAGGTAAACTAAAAGATGTATCAAAGTTTTCAAAAGTTGGTAGGGTAGAGTTAATAAATGCTGAATCAGAAGAATTTTGTACAACAGTTCCTAATGTAACTAATGATTTATCTCTTATACCTGTAGTAATTAAATTAGGGCCAATGCTTACTCCATCAGGATATGCTAAATTGTAATAAGGTCCAGATTTAGTACGAACAGTTATTATATCTGATCTTTTTAAATTATTAATTACATAACTAAAATACTGACCAAACTGATTTTGATACTTAGGAACATTTTGCAAATTATCTCTAACGTAAAAATTATCTTCAATTGAAAATCTTTTTAACTCAGACTGACCAATTTTTATCATGTTACCATAATACCCATGTGCAACAGACTGAAGTGCATATTGTCTATATGGTGTTATAGCATAAAATATTCTTAGTGTTGCTTCCGCACCTTCTGAAAAATAATATGAAATTTGATTTAATCCTCCAATTGCTCTAGTAATTGGATCAAGATAAGCATAGCTTGGCATTTCTACTAAACCTTGTTGAACAATTGGTGTTAATCCTGTAGCTCCACTTGTAGCATTTAGTGTGTTTATAAATAAATTTTGAGCTTGAGCATAAGATGTATCAGGGTAACCATTTGGACCAATAGGACCTGGATTAATCATAATTAATGCATCAAGAAAAGCATTACCACTTGAATAATAGTTGTCTAAAAAGTTTTGATAGATACTTACAGGAGAAGTTGCTGGTGTTGGTAGTGTAGTTAGTGCTGTAAGTGCTGCAATTTGAGATGCATCGGTATTTCCAGAAATTAATCTTTGTAAGGTAGCATTTAAATCTGGTTGATTAATTGTTCTCTTACCTAATAAAGATACTAAAGCTTCAGCTACTCCAACTACTATCATAGCAGCAACTACAGCATCACTTAACAATTTAAATTGTGGATGGTCACTAGGATTTTGAAAATTTAAATCTGCATAACCATTTAATGTTCCATATAACTTAAACTCAGATGTTGATAGATATGGTGATCTAAACATTGTATCTGGTGAATGAAATGTAAAAATATCTGTAGGTATAGTTTGATTGTAAAGTACAGTTACCGGAGGAATAATTTCTTCATTTTTAATATATGGATCATTATATAAAAAATTATGATCTGATGGGTTTAAAGAAGCTCCTATTGGAACAATTGTATTAAATGGGTAATTTGCATAGAGCCCGGTTTTATTTTGTGCAAGTGCACTTTTATTTTCATAGCTTCTAAAATTATTAACCATCCCTTTGGCAATAATTGTTTTATTACCTTCTCTAGATCCTCTTAAAATTTCATAACCAACAATACCTGGAATATCATTACCATCTTGATCCTTTGGCAATATAATATTTTCAAATACTACTCCCATAATTCTTATGTAGAATTCATCCCCTGAAGTAGTACTGTTTGGATTTGGTCTAAAGTGCACAGCATCTGTAGATGCATTGTTATTAATAAAATTTTCTGGGAATCTATGATGCCTAATATTTTTACCACATAGATCAAAAGCACCTTCAGTTTGTCCAACTTGCACTTGTGCTGCAGGACCAGTCCAACAATAATAACTAGAATTCCATATGTCAGGTCTTTTTTCTGGATATGTTTCATCTGATTGCCAATATCCCATTTCTCCAATAGCAAGTAAAGTACCTCCATCTGGTAATACCCATTGACCATTTACAAGTGTTGCTCCCGGAAGAGTTGCTGGGTATAACAATTGTGTTGCTGTATTATATACTTCAAATACACTGTCATCTGTTGCTAATGCATTTTGATCATGAGTTACTAAAAAATTATCTGCCTCATTCATTACTATTCCACCAGGTATTTGAAAGTTCCTAGGAGCTCTTCCTGGAATATGATAAGAAGCAGATTTATCTCCAGTGTCATATACCCATCTTATGTAAAAGGTATATACTTCATCTCTAAGATAATTTGTTTTATTGCCACCCTTTATATAATAATCAGCTGGATATTCAACACTAGCCCATCTTGCTTGAATCATATTTGCAAGTGGTTGATAATTAAAATCAAATCTAGATCTTGGACCAACTCTTAAAAGATAATTATTTACATCTGTCATTTGATCAGATGTTTCATATACTGGAGTTGTAATAGGTAATTGCTCTAATGGAATTTTTACAAGACTAGGGTTAATTAAATCTAATTCTATTCTAGAAGTTTTAGTTGAGTAAAATCCAATTTGATAACCTACTGTTTGTTGATTTACAGTAGCAACAAGAACTAAAACAAACTCATCAAAGTTTTCAGAATCTGCATCTACAGTTAATGTTAATGAACCTTCTATATCTCTAACATTATAAATAAATTGATTATTACTTTGTGAAAAGAAATCTGTAACTCTTTGACCTTTTATTGTATATGCTATTAGTGCAAAGTAAGTTCCATTAGATAATGTTCCACCAGATTGTCCCAATGTTAAGTTAAGACATGGTGTTTCCATCAATCTAGCTAATCTTGTTTTTGGACAATCTAATCTATTAATATTATTACAAAATTCACATGGTGTTGCTGGTGTACATTTTTCTTCCCAATGAACTCCTGGCCATAAGAAAGTTGTATCAACTCCATTAGAATAATAATTCATTGTTGCTGATGTGCCACCTAGCCATGAGTAATCTGGAGTTGGCCAAGTTCTAGGGTCACCAATATTTAAAAATCTATCAGGATTAAATCCATCAGCCCAGTATACTTGCCAAGAACAATCTTCTTTTTCTCTTGATGATCCAGATATAAGATATCTTTTGTCAAAGTTTAAACAAGGGTCCTGAACTATCTCTCTATATTTACATACATCTTCTTCTAATAATCCTATTTCTGATGTAATTCTTTTACCTGTATTATCATGTCCTGCAGTAAAAACAACCCACTTGTCAGAATATAAATAAATAGCACCGATGATATATTTTTTAGTTACAGTAAGAGGCATTGATGTTCCTGTTGCTGAGCACAAGAAATTTGATGTCTCATTTGATAATGTTCCTATGTCACCTTCAATTGTATTGTTTACAGCATTTACTGCATGCGTCCACATACCCTCTGACACAAATGAAGGGTCAGAGTCTTTATTTAAACCTTTAATAAAAGAGCTTGTGGTGACCTTACCAGTTTCTTGTAAACCTTGTTTCTTTGCCATAATTATACAACTTGAATGCTTCTTGCGTTTCTATAATAAGGATTGTTAGGTGAATAACTTTGGAACATTGTATAATACTTACCATACATAGCTTTTCTGTTTGTCCACCACATTTTTTCCATCTCTTTAAAGTTTGGTGTGTTAACTAAACTGAGTGCTTGATTTCTTGCAGTCTTAAGTCTTTGTTCTATCAATTGCATTCTTTGTGCAACATCTTCACCATTTAAATATAAGTTTTCAAAGATCCTTGACTTTAGTGCATACTCATAATATTCATTTAAAAGATCATGATCTGGAACCATTAAATTCCCTTGGTCATCTTCCATTTGACCTTGATAGTTTAAATAAACTTTTCCTGTTTCAAATGTTGTAAATAAAAATCCTCCTTTAATCCAACCTTGATTGTTTGTGTTGTAATAAAGATTTGGGCAGTCACATTCTATTTCTTGACTTGCCTTCATTCTTAATGGAATTAAATCAGTATACACTCTTGTTGTTCCTGTATTGTTCATTACTTGAACTAGTTCCCATTTCTCCCCTTTACAGTTCATAAATACTCTTGGAGCAATACAAGTATTACCATAAGGATTTAATGGATCATAAGCTGTAGGTATTGGGTCTACTATAGGATGATTAAGGTCACATGCTGCAGTTTGATTACATGGATGAGAGTTACATGTTCTACAGTTCACTGTTGGTGGAGCACATACATCTATAGTAGATGGTACTTCTTGATAAGGTACTTCTACTATTGTTGTTCCACCTGAAGCTGCATCATACCCTAGACGCTCTACATAGTTACCACAAATAAATGCAAAATTAAATGTGTAAAAATCATCAGGCAGTTTAACTTTATTGTGACATACATCTAGTATGATTTCTTTTTGCTGATTGATTCTTAAACCTAAATCATAGTTTATTTTTTTGGTAAGTTTAATAAGCTGTTGTGGCTCTATTAAATTTTCTAAAGCAAAAGTATTTAAGTCAACTGTTACATCTTCTAACAATTGGTCAAATGTTCTGTATCTAAGAGTATAATTAAAATCCATTATCTAAGAGTGTTTTGACCATCATCAGCACCATCTGAAGGTACTTGCATAGTCATGGTTAATTCTTTAATTACAAATTGCTCTACTTCAGAAAATAAATATTCTGGAATATTCAGTTGTTTATCTTGAGCTATTTCACATTGTTCTTTATCATTGCAAGGATCAGTAACTCCGTCAAATACTGCCTCTACTTTAATTGCTTCCCAATCAATATTAGGTGCATATAAGTAACCATTTAAATACCAGAAATACTTTCTAGTGTTATATTTAAATGTTGTTGTTTTAGTCATAGAAACCCAAGTACCTGGATCTGTTCTAAACATTTCTATACTACCATCTATTGAAGACACTGTACGTATAATAGGTCCCATTGCACCATTGAGAATAGTTGGAAGCTTTTCTTTTGATCTTTTAAAGTAACATCCTGAATAAACTCCAAAACAACCAGCCTCTACCTTATCTACATCAATAAGCTCTACATAGGGAAGAACTTGAAAGATTGAACTAATCTTCATTAACCTAAACTGGTTGTCTTCTCTCTTCATAAGAGTTTGACCATACTTTAGCAATGAGCTATAAATTACCCTATCAGTTAAGAACGGATCTTCCTTAACTGCTTTTAGAGTATTTCTAACTCTTGATATTGCTTCTCCAATAGTTGTCATAGTTCAAATTCATTATAGTTTTCTAATTTTTTCTTATCAGCACTAATAAGATAATCTGCATAAAGTTTTCCAGTATATAGCTTATCTATTTTAGCTGTGGGTAAAACCTGCAAATAAATATTCCAGTTTTCTGTATATGCTTTTGCTACTGCTCTTTTAAATTCTCTGCATGCAGTAAATCCCCAAAATTCTCTATTCTTCATTTTGTGTTTAGGAGCATAGTTTGAAAAAAATATTTTAGCAAGTTTACCATCTGTTTCCCAGTTTTTATTTGTTACCGCAACACCATACTTATTAGACTTAGCAAAATCAATATTATCTTTCTTACTTGTTTGACATGTTCCAATAAATAACCATCCCACCTGCTCTGGTAACAATACTCCATCTCTTGTATCAATAACTGTCTGATATAAAATTTGATTAAATCTTTTAATGATCTTTCTCAAATCTTTATCATCCATGTTTTTATACTTAGGATGTTTCTTTTTAAAACTTTCAAAGAACTCTTTGTTCATTGTTGTGTGCACGTCAGGTCTATACCTGGGAGCAGTAAGATCTGGCTTTTTAAATTCCTTCATACTATACTATTTAATATACTAAAAAATAATGACTTTAACAAATATAGGAATAAAAGCAAAACCCCCGCTAGTGCAGGGGTTCTACCCGTTGTTACAGAAACCAACAAACTGCAACTTTATATTTTAACAGAAGTAAGCAACAATTAACTGTAGTGCTTCTGCCATATTTGTATTAGTAGGTACAACAACCTCTAAACCACAAAGAATTGGATCTCCTGTGTATACTACACATTCTGCATCAAAAACTTCAGAACATGTTAAAGGTGTTGGGCATCCTGCTGGAGTTGGACATGGTGCAGGAGATACTAGAGCAGTATCTGAACATCCGCATTTTTTACATCCACAAGAAGTACAAGTATTATGAGCCATAGTTTAATTTATTAAGGACAAACAATTGGTGTTGGTATATCAGTAGTACAAGGATCTATATATGCAACTAAGCCATCAAGTTGAATTCTAAATCCAGCAACTTGTTGCTCATCATTTGCATTGCAAGCAAAAGGATACGTTAGTGCTGCATTATATTCCATATCTAGTGCAATAGTTCCAGCTGCAGCATTACTATTCACATTAGTATTAGCATTATTAAATGATGGAACATAGTCTCCCAATCTAACATGTGATACAATATAATTTAAATGTGAAGTGTTAAGACCACCTGATCCCGAAAAGGCATTTTGTTCAGCATTTTTAGGAAGAGAAAGGGTTAGTATTTTATTTGCAGTAATTGAAATATTAAACAATCCAGATAAAATACTACTTGTTACTGGAGAAGCATCAACTTGTATTGGTCTTGCTCCAATTAAAAAATTAGTTGAATATGTATTATCAAATACCTCACCTGCACCCATAATAGAAGCTGGTATAACTGAGTTACCTTGATTAAATGTAACTGAACCAGCAGCTGATGTAACTACTGATCCTGCTCCAACAGAAGCTGGTGTAACAGTAGTAGAAAGATAGTAAGTATCTACAGCAGGTGCAAAACCATAGTTCCATCCTAAAACAGAACCAGTTCCATCATCAATTGGAATAACTAGAAGTCCTCTAAAGTGTACAACATTACCAATTCTTCTTGCTTGTGGTACAAGAGTTGATCCAGTAGTTCCTGAGTAATATCCAAATCCATCAAGATCTACCCAACCTGTATCTAATAGTTTTGCAGAAAAAGTATGTGCAGGTCCACTAGATACAGTTAATTGTATTGTTGATGTTGTATCTCCGGTAAAGGTTAATGATGTTAAATAGTTATAAATATCACAAACAGTAATCCATAAATTAGTAATTGCATCTGCTACTGTTGTTGGTGTGTTTACCCAACTACCTAAGTATTCAGTTGCAAATGGAACTGGAGGATTTGTTAGTGTTACTGATGTATTTGCAATACACTGACTTAATACAGAACTTGCAATTGCTGAAGGTAATCCTGTTGATGTCAATAATGCACAATAACCATAAGTATTATCATTTACTAATGCATTAAGAACAATATCAATTGTATATGTATTTCCTGCAATTACTGTTGGATTAGATAATGTACAGTCTACTGAAATTGATGGAGTAGTAAATGATGGAGGAGGAGCACTTTCTAATGCTGTAACTCTAATATTTAAATTATCTAGTTGAGTATTAATAAGAGTTATCTGATCAACAATAGAACAAATTTTAGCACCCATTGCTTGAGCATATTCAGCAATAGTCATTACAGTTGTTGTACCAATAACAAAACATGGAGCAATAGAAACAAGAGTATCTGCACCTGTTGATTTAGGTACAGATCCTGGTGTTGCAGCTTCTGCTGCATTTACTGCTTCAAGATCACAAATTCTTCCAATTAAAAACTGAATTAACTCTTGAATATTTTGAGGCTTACAACTTGCTAAATCAAAACAAGATAAGTCATAACCATTAACATCCAAAAGATCCATGATGTTACAAAGCTCCATACCAAGCTTGTAAACTACATTAGATACTGTATCTCCCGTACAAAGTTTAATACATGGAATATCTGGACCTTGCCAAATCACACAGTTACTTGAGATTGGGCTACATGGACTGTTATCTAAATTTATAGGTTTCATATCTATAATATACTAATTATTATTGAGAATTACAAGGAATAGTTGCAGTACACCCACAAGATGATTGTCCGCATGATGGTGTATTTGGACAACAAGGATTTACCACAGTACATTCATAGTCTGGATCTCTAAGTGCATCCAAATCTATAAGTTCCTTTTTGATTAACCATTTGTCAGTATCTTCTGGACAACAATCTGATATACCATATCTTAAATAGAGTACTTGTTTGTAATATACTTCTGCAGACTTACAAGATATTTTTTCATATTTTGCTGTAGTACATGCTGGTGTATTATATCCTGGTTGTACACTTCTTCTTGGATAAACAATTGCTGGACATTCCCAAACATCAGTTGATGTTTCCGTACAATTACCAAAGGTTTCTATATAGTCTGTTTCAGGATAATATTGTGCCCATGCGCGTATGCAGAATCTTTCAGAAGTTTCACCAGCTACAAGTGTAAATATTTGCAATCCAAGTTCACAATCATAGTATTGATATTCTTTAGTTGTAGTGCTATCATTTCTAACTGTTGTACAAATACAAGGGAATGTAAGTAAACATTCTTCACAGTCATTATATTCTACTTCTGGAATTACTATACCAGCATTTGTAGCCAATGGTGTTGTAGCTACTGACCAACAAGTTTCAGGACAATAGAGTATTTTAATTACATCTCCTACATATTGACTAAGATCTGTATAAGTAATAATTGGATCTTTATATCCTGTACAATCTGTAAGCAAGTAATAATCCCTTGCACATTCTATACAATCTATATATGCTACATCTACAGTTATAGGTACGTCAGATGGTATGTCTTCTATTTCTTCTACATACCAACATCCAGGACAATCTAATCTAGTAATTACTTGACCAACATAAGCACTTAAATCTGTACTAGTATAAACTATAAGTGTTTGATTATCACAATTAGTTAGTTTATATTTTGGTGCATTTTGACATGTGGGACAGTCTTCATATGATTGTAACACAGTTACATCTATTGCACAATCACATTCTGCAGTATCTGCAACTTCCCAACAAGTACCAGGATAACCATCAAGTACTACAATTTTACCTAAAATTGCATATGGACTTAATGAAGGCTTAGTAGCATATATTGGATCTAAGATTCCAGCACAGTCTGTTAAAACAAAACACTCTGGTGGACAGCTCCATTCTCCAGTAGTTAAATCATTTTCACATGGTCCACTGCTAGTTACTACAGGAATATTTGGTGTTGGTCCTGGAATTACTGGATATATTTGTGAACATATTTGTAATTCCGGAAGAGTTAATGGTATACTTTCAATTTCTCCTGTTTCACAATTAAGATAAAATACAGCTTTAGCCTCCCCTATAATAGTATAACAAGTACATTCACAATTACATTCTTGACCAATTACCTCTACTTCTACAGCATCTGCACAAGTTCCGGCTGTTGTTAATTGAACATAAAAACATCCTAATGATGGTTCCCCAATTAAATTTATTTCTACAAACTCTCCTATATAGTCCTCAAGATCAGTGTATGTATTAAATGGAGGAATAGTACCGTCACATGAGTATAATCTATAACAAGGAACATCACATCCTGGACATACTGTTGTATCATTACAATCTAATGCTTCTGTGTAATTAGCTGTACTATTAGCTGGTACATCTGGAAGATTACCATAATAAGTAGGATCTTGTGTAGTAGCATTAGCTACTGTATAACAAGTATTTGTTTCTAATCCTTGATATGGAGCACCTGTATATAAATATGTTCCCGGTGCTATGCTAACAAAAGCTATTTTACCGGGACCAAATGAAAGAACTTCTAGTGTACAGCAATTTGTAAACTCATAGTATCTAAAACTTGTAAGGCAAGGTTCTGCTGCATTAAATTCTATCTCTGCTTCAGTACAAAGAATTACATTATTAATATCTGTGTTATCATAAAATGCTGCAGTTACTATACATCCATTAGCACCATTAGAAATTAAATTATTAAGTGTATATGATATTGTAACTACTGCATTATCTGGAAATGGTCCTGTTGCAACAAAATTAGATCCACCACCACAGGTAGTTCCAAAAACTACATAACCATCTGTTCCAGAATTTAATTGTCCAGGAGGATTTATTATTGATATTTGACCAGTAATAGAATATAACCCAGTAAGTGGGTCACATGCTGATACTATTGCCGTAAATGAACCTGGAACAACTACACACATTATTTAATAAATTTTTGTAAATTATCGTTGGGCTTATTAACTTTTAATTTTGCTTCATATTTTGCTAAACAATTAGCACAAACTTGTTGACCATCAGATGCTTTTCTTTTCTGACATCCACAAGATAATTTTGATTTGCAATTTCCACATACTGACATAACTATTGGTTTTTATTTGGTTTAACAATTTGTACAAGACATTTTATTTAAAAGTTTAAGGGCATAATTGTATAAGCTCATACCTTTCTGTGGCTCAAGACAAAACTCTACCTTAGACTTTGCTGCTTGAAGATACATAAATATTAATCTAAGTTCTTCAAGTTTTTGTTGAATTTTATATGGGGGATCACATGCTGCAACATCTATATCACAAAGAATTTTGTAATACTTATTTAGTGCAGCTGTCATTCTCATATGATTATACTCTACATATACAGTGTCATTTGGGGACACACTGTATTTTATAATATATATACCGTCTGGTAAATTAAAATACTTAGTACCGCATTCTGTAGTTTGTAATTGTAAATCACATGCAGTTAAAGTTATGTGACCTGTATTAACAAAATTAGTCATTGCAGTTCCTTCTATCTGGTTAGAATAACCAAATCCCGGTACTGTAACATTTAGTGTAGGGCATACTATTGGAATAGCAGGATCTGCTGTCTGATATACACTTGTGTCAAGTATCTTAAGAATGCATTCATTCATTACTTGAGGCACCTCTAAACTTAATACATGATTTGCCATAACTTTATTTTAAAAATAAAGGGAGAGGAGTATAAACTCTCTCTCCCCTTTATCTATTTATTAACCTTTAATTCTTAGATTCCACACTGAGCTGGAAGAGCTGGGAATGCAATTGCTAAGCAATTTGAAAGACAAGCAAATGTCTCAATGTTACAGTCATTATCACAGTTTGTTAACCATGTGGTTACTGCAGCTTCAAATGCTGTAGCGGTAGTAGAATCAGTAAAGATAACTTCTAATAGGTATTGATCATTGTCAAATGTACCAGTTGGATTATTAAATCTTGGAACACTATGTTGCAAGTAATCTCTATAGTAGAGTGCTTGTCTGTTGATAGCATTTACAATTTGGTTACCTTGAGTGATCTCCCGGATTCTGAAATCAGAAGAGAAGAAATTTTGTCTGTAAGACTCAGAAAGAATAATATCTCTAAGAACTGACTCACCAAGACCCATTGCTTGAGATCCTAAACACTCATTAACTACACAAAGACCTGTAAATTCACATGGATCACCATTTAAGTCTACTTCACTTACATGTAAATCAACTGGTTGTTTCTCATAGAAGTCAGAAATTTGGAAAGTACAATCTCCAAATCTAGTATCTACATAAGCACCATTAAGGATCAAACCTGCACAAGCATTAGTTGTGTGTCCTGGAGATACATAATTATCCCAAGTATCAGCACCTTCAGCAGCTAAGAAAGTAGCATCTGTTCCTGGAGCATACCAAATAACACCAGTCTCATCTTGAATAGCAATCTGAATGAATGGAGATACAATTGGAGAGTTTAACAAGTCATTAGCCCAAAGGATCATTACTTCAGTAGAATCTACTGGAGTTGGAGCAATAGTTCCTGCAGGACAACAACCAGTATAAGCAGTTGCAGTATAGTATGCATTGTGATTTAAGAATCTCAAAGCTGGAGAACCTTTAACATCTAAACGAAGATTATAAGTCTCACCACATAAAAACTCTTTACAACAATTTGTTCCAGGGATAACTGGATCAATTGCAGGAGTAACAAATACAATAGTGTATACAGCAAGAGTACCAGGTGTTCCAGAAGGAGAATTAATTGTTACAGTATCACCAACTTCATAACCCTTACCAAGACTTGCAATTCCTGTTACAGTTGGTACACCAGCAGCAATTGTAATAAACAATGTAAGACCAGTACCAGTACCTGATGTAGTTACTGTATCAACAACTACAGCTGTTGCAGAGTTAGGTGCATATCCAACACCTGGAGTAGTAACAGAACCAGTTGTTACACCACCACCTAAACTAGAATAAGTAGAACCAACGTGTACTACATTGTTAGATGGAGGACAAGAATCTACACCATAAAATCTAGATACATATCTAGGATTGATTAATTTAGATTTGTTAGTCTCTTGGTATCCACCTAAGAACGGACTAATTTTGTCCTCACAGTAGATTGCAGAACCTACTAAGTAAAGTGGACAACATGTAGTTAAATCTCCAGTAGATACAGAAACCATATTTTTTGTAAATAATCCAACATAATTGTTAGAGTAATTACCTTGTGAAATAGTTGCTGCTGCAGCCAACTGATTCATAACAATAGTTGGTAAAAGAGAAGATGCAGTACTCAAAAATCCACCAACTGCTGTTGCTGGACCAAGAGATGCACCAGCTGGATTTGTAGCTGTTATGGTAATATCATCACCAGTAGCTAAAAACGTTTTCTTAAACGCATGATTAAAATAAGCCATTTTTTTAAATTTTAGTTAAACATAAATATATATTATAATATAGTAAAAATATTTCTAACTCCAAAATTATTTTAAGAAAAGTAATTTATACTTTCCAGAGTTAATAGTATCTTTTACTGTATCTAATGAGTTTACAATTTCTGAATAAGGCATTTTAGCTTGTAAGGTATTTATCATTTGATACATATCTCTTAGGTAAGCAATACCTTCTTCAACTGTATTTAAAGTTCTTGGTGCAGATTCTTTGTAATCAAGAAGTTTTTCTGAAGCACCTTGATATCCTTCTGCAAGATCATCTGCATGACCAGGAAGAGCATCATATAATTCATTCAATGCTTTGTGTGCAGCATATGATCCTGCACCTTTTACTTTTAAGTGTAGTTTGTGAATACTAGTTGCAGCATTCATTAATTCTGATACACAAGCTGCAGTCATTGTATCACAATTAGCTGATCCAGCAGAAGGCGCACTTGAGTAAGATGCTGATGTCATTGCATCTCTTTTTAACATTCTAGGTTTTTCCATTTTTTAGTTGTTTCTTTCTGCAGTTTCTTGTGCTCTAGAGAACTGGTTTCCAGATTCTATATCTCCAGCTAAAATACTTACTGCTTCATCAATTAGTAATTCTATTATATCATCTTTAAATTCACATTCTACATTTACTGTAGATTGAACTCCTGTATAAGGATCTGTGCAACCTTGAATTTGTATCTTTCTAGGTTGTCTATAGTATGTAAGTTCTACCTCTGGGATGTTAAATTCACCATTAGTGTAGATATTAATACTGTCATTTATTAAAGTAGCAAATGTTTCTGCCCACTCAAAGCTTGGTTTTTTTAATGCGTCTCTAAGAAGTATAGATACATTACCTTCTTCTGCAAGATATATTACCATTCTTCTTTTATTACAACAATCTCTTTGAGCAAATACATCTACTCTTTTCCACTGTAGATAATTTCCGGGAATACTTAAAAAAGAATAATCCCCTTTATCTGTTAAATTAGTTATAGTAGTTTTATTAAGAAGAACTTGTAAGTCATCTTTTCTCCGGGTAGATTGCTCATCACCTTCTTTTACTACATTGATACCATGAAGCTGTCTTCTAGCCCATTCTACTTGAGCCTTATTAAAAGACTCAACTACTTGCCAGCAGGTTATGTTATCATAATCCTGACTATCAAGCTTATTCAGCCTTTGTTTCATCTTTATGGTAATAGTACTATTTAACATTTTTTATTTTCTTTTTCTTTTATTAGAGCCACCTCTCTTATATAACTTCATTCCAGCTCCTGTATCCTTATCTACAGCAGCATTTTCAGACCTTCTCAGTGCACTATTTACATCAATATCTTGATCATTCCAATTAATATTTTTTCCCTCATATTTAACAGTTCCATTTTTACCCGTTAAATTTCCATATTCTTTATTTCTTTTTTGAACAAATTCATCACTTGATCTTGCCAAATTTTCAAGTCTTTCTCTTGCTGCTTGTTGTTTTTGAAGTTTAGTATACCCTTTGGCATTTGGATCAGGATTATAATAACCTCTTCCTGGCATTTGTTTTGATCCACTATCTTCAGATAAGAATGGACCATTCCAAGAATCTTTTGTTGTTAATGGATATTGTTTATCCATATATTTTGAATCTTCTTCATTCAAAGGACCTTGATATACATTTCTAATACCTCTTTCTTGTAAAGTTGGTATACCATATAAACCACCACCATTATCTTTTTTAGGTAATGACTTCTTATACTTAGACATTTCTCCACCAGCTTTCTTAATAGCAGCAGCTTTAAGATTATTAAAGTGAGTAAGTGGATTTACTTTATTATTTTTTTTCATGATTATTTATTTTTAGCCATTTTTTTAAATGTTCTAGCAAGAGCTTTTCTCTTAGGTGTACATGTAGGTTTAGACATAGGAGTACAGTAACCTTTATGTTTAGGGTTTACTGCTTTTTGAATCCACTTCTTATCTGTTGCTCCACCTTTTTTAGCTTTATAGATTTGTGGTTCTTTAGCCATTGGTGGTTCATCAATTTGAATTGATGGTTTATTAACACCTCTCAATACTCCTTTAAGTGTTCTTGTTTCTTTAACACTTTCAGGTGAGCCATATCTTTTTTTAACTACTGTTTTGTAGTTACCATCTGGAGAATAAAACTTTTGTTTTGCTTCTCTTGGACTTTTTTTATCAGGCATGACTTTACTTTTTTACTTTACCTTTTCCTCTACAGCTACACATGATTATTTCTTTTTACGTGCATTTTTCTTAGCTCCAGCAATTCTATCTGCAGCAGTAGCTTTATCATATGGAGGAGCTAAAGCAGCAAACTTTTTAATAGCACCACCTGATTTAAATTTTCTATCACCACAACTACCATCGGGCATTCTCACATTACCACCTTTACAAATAGGTAATGATGAACTACCACCTTTCTTCATCATCATAGGACCAGTAGTACCACTCATAGCAACACCATTTTTATTAATGATATCTTTTAATGTAGCAGCTCCACCACTTTTCATTTTCTTTATTGGTTTTGTTGCAGCACCACCAGATTTCATTTTACCACAACCCATTTTACAAGTTTTCATAATTACATATATTAAATTAACAATTCCACTTTCTTAAAGACTTATTGATTCTAGAGTTAGGATCATTAGCTGTCTTTGAGCTTGTTAGTTTTTTCTTCATTCCTGACATTCTTGCACAGAAACTTTTACGTCTTCCTGCAGCTTCACTTCCAGGTTTTAGTTTAGATGGTTTAGTAGTTACAGCTGTCTTAAGTTTACTACCAGGATTAGCTGCTCTATAACTAGCCACTCCTTTAGCATTAAGACCTCCTTCTGGGTTCTTACCTGCTTTTCTTTGCCATGCGGGTGACTTTGCCATCTTTTTTCTTTTTAGGATAAGGATTTTCTCTATGCCATTTCTTTGTTGCTGCTATACCTTGTTTAATAGTCTTTGCTCCTGACTTTTCTGTTAGATCAATAGTGTCCCACTTTCCTTTGTCTTTAGTAGGATGATTAACCATAATATTGCCTACTTTTCCTTCTCCTTTTTTAGTAGTCTTTTTATAGATCTTATGTTTCTCTCCACCAGCAGTTACTCTTGCCATGATTAAAACTTTTTACCAGCTGCAATACTATTAAACTCTTTAGCTTTTTCTGCTGCTAATTTCTTAACATCATTCATAAGCTTTGCATTCTTCTGAATTTCAGAAGCTCTTTGTAATGTAGACATAGCAGATTCAATTTCCCATTTTCTTTGTTCTGCTTTACCACCTCCAAAAATAGAAATACCAACTGAAGAACTTTTCTTAGCTGGTGTTGATTTAGTTGTTTTCTTAATTGCCATAACTATACTTTTTTAACTCTACTTCCCATTCCTACTCTTGATTTCTCAGCTTTCTTAGCAGCTAGTTTAGAAGGAGTTAGTTCATACTTTGTTTTAGGTGTATCCTTAGATACTCTTTTTGTAGGCCGGCAGTATTCATTTTTACCACCGGCACCACAAGCTTTTCCTGATTTAGTATCTTGCCATTTCTCAGCTTGCCATCTTTTTAGTTCTGCACCTTTCTCAGTCTTTCTTACTTGACCTTTACCTTTACGGCATTTGGCAATAGCTTGAGAAGCTCTAGCAGAAGGGAACACAGCATACCGTGCTTTTACACTATGATAGCAAGAATCTTTAGGCATTACTATTTCTTTTTAGCACCACCTCTTTTCATCATGCCTGGTTTCATAGACATGCCATTCTTAGCTTTTGGAGTAACAATAGCTTTAGGATTTAAGCCAACTGTAGTTCCTTTAGATCCAGGAGTTTTATCAACTAAAATTTTAGCATTAGAGTTTGCCATACCACCTGTTTTCATCATTGTTTTGCCATACATGGCTTTACCCATTTTTTTCATTTTATTTTAATTTTATGTGTTCCAATATCTTTCACAAGATGTAATTAAATCTTTAAGAATATCCTCATTTAAAGGATTCTTTAAATACTCTATTACATCTGATACATTTCTACCAAGTAAGCTGTTAGACTTAGAATGATAAATATGACCATCTGCTTTATTAATAATATACTTAAAAAATACGGAATCTCTAACAACTGATTTAATTTTTAGTGTCTCCATATCCATATTTACTGCATCAATGAAAGTTTTGCATGCTCTTTCTTTGTTGCTTTCTCCACCATCACCATTTATGTATAAGTCCATATTTTCATAAATGACATCATTTGGAGTAGATTTTCTATACTGTGTGCTATTAATATCTACTACTTTAGCAACATAGAATAGTTTTGTACTGTTCTTGTCATATAACTTCTGTAATTCAGAAAGTGCTTTATTACGCATTTTCTTGTACTCAGTTCTAACCATTACAGTTTCTTCTTCTTTATCTAAATAAAACTTTGGTGGTTTAGATTTTGATCTTGCATCTTCATAGCTTTTTGCTACAATAGAAAAACCTCCAGCCTCAATAGCATAAAGTCTAACTCTATCAAAAGGATCTTTTGGATCAAGATAAACTGGCTCATTACCACATTTAATATCTATCTTATTCCAGAAGTCTTTGTTATTTGGAGTAAGTAATTTTACTTTATTCCAAAAATCTTTATCATCAATATCAATAACATTTGCTGCTAGTTCTCTTTCTAGTTCAGCAATTGCTGTTCTGATTTCTTTAATCTTAGCTGCTTTTTGTTCATCAGGTAACATTTTAATCTCAGGTGCAAATTCATTTAAACCTGTGATATATCTAATTACCCCATTAACTTCCAAACAAGCTAATTGTTCATGGTGTTTAACTCCATCAAACAATACTTGGTCATAAGTTTCAAGCCCCATGTTAGAAGCATTTTTATCAAAGAACGGTCTAATAGCAATAGCTGTTTTTCTTGCGGTGGCAGCTTTGTTAATTTCCACCATTGTAAATTCTGAATTTTCCATTTTTTTGTTGGTTTTAAATTTTAAAAAATAAGTAAAAAGAGGGAGCTTTTACACTCCCTCTTATACTTTGATCTATTATAGAGAGCCACCAGTAACTGGGTTTCTCATAACAATTTTCAAGACTTTAGTTGGATCTTTAACCCAAATAGCTGGCATTGTTTGAGACATCATTACACGGTAACCATTGAATTGTCCAGAAGACTGGAACCCTTGAGTTCTACCCATGTAGTCCATAGTACCATTTTGATACCACCACTTCAATTGGTTGTCCCAAGAAAGTTTCAATAAGAAGATATTATCATTAGTGTTATCAGTGATATCAAAGATAATGAATGAGTAAGAAGATAATGGGAAACCATCAATGATTGGGTTCTCAATATCATTTGTATGAACATTGTCAAATGCTGGGTTAAGAACAAACTTAACATTTGCCAAGAATGGAATTACATATGAAGTATAAGCAAATCCAAAGTTCAAGTCCATACCTTTACCAGTGATAGCACCAATATCAGCAGCCTGAATTAATAAACCTGATGCAATAGCTTCTTGTCTAATGGCCTCATTAACCATTCTCATTCCACCCATACCAGTTTGTACAACCAATGATCTTTTTGGATCTGGTCCTTGGAACTCAACCTTACCATTGAAGAAGTTATAGATTTCTCCACGGAATAAGTCAAGAGTAAAGTTATTTTTGTTGTATACTCTTTTGAACGCATTGTTCAACTGTTGCCAAAGTCCAGTAGAAAGTCTGATGTCATCTGGTCCATCTTGCTTAACTCTACCACCTTGTCCCCACATTAAGTAAGTCTCAATGTCACTTGCAATTTTAGTTAAGTGAGCAGCTTCCATTTGAGTTAAGAAAGTTCTAGAAAGATCTCCATTATCAAATGCTTTTTTAACTTTATCCTTACCTAAAACTTTTACCATATCTTCTAAAGATGTGATAGAAGGATCATTAGTAGCACCAAAGTTTCTCCAGATCTCAGTTACAGGAACTGTACCATCTGCATTCATACCACCTTTGATCATTAAATCTGCTCTTGAAGAAACTGAATAATGTACGTGAGCTTCAGCACCACCAACAAAGTTGTAGTACTCACGGAAACCAGTTCTTGTAGTGATGTCAGAGAATCTTTCACCATACTCACCTCTTGCAGAACCTTTTCTAAAGAATCTAGTTCCATTGTTTAAGTATGAGTTATCCAAGAATTTAGTGTTGTCATTGTTCACAAGTTGAACTGTGTAAACATAACCATCACCTAATGGAAGAATATCTTCATCTGTAATGTACATCTCAACCCCATTATATTTGTCATAAGTGATGATATCACCATGTCCAAACTCTCTGCGGCTTAATTTAATTCTAAAGGTTGTTCCATCAATACCTTTGAAAGTATTAAGTGGTTCAATATCCTCAAGAATGTATGGAAGATCTGTAGAGACAGGAGTCTGCCACTTATACTCTCCACGAGCATTATCTACCATAATTACATTTTTCCCACCAAAACTTGACATTTGGTAAAGAGGCATTTCTACCTTTTGAGACATAGCCCAAAGGTCAACTGGACCTAAATCCATAGGTTCAGCATCTTTTAGCATGTTTACCAAGTGGTAAGAATCCACATGGGAACTTGCATTGTAAGCGGTATCCCGAAGGAATATACCATTGTTTAAAATTGGAGTTGCCATTTTTTATATTTGTTTTATTTGTTACTTAATTAAAATCTTTTAAATAGATTATTTTTTGTTAATTTTTTAGGTTGTGAAGGAGCAGATGGTCTTCTTGGTTGTTCATCATATTGTGAATTTGTAGATGATGTTAACCTTCTAGACTGTTCAGTTTTTAATTGCTTAACTACTTTTTCAGTTGCTTGCTTGCTACCTTGTTCTTTAACTCTGTTTTTATATCCATTTGGATCTGCCAATAACCAAAGTGCTTCAGCAATTAGGTCATGTCTTGGCTCTACAAACTGGTACTTCTCTAATAAGTGTCCAAGTAAGTTTGTAGGTTTACCAGAAATAGATGGATAATTAGGTTGAACTAATCCGGAGAACAACAAGCTTTGTATTTTTTTATCTAATTTAATTCCTCCAATAGCTCCTGCAGATAATGTATTGTATACATTTTCCTGGTATGCTTTGGCTTGCTCAGCTTGTAATTGTTTTCTTTCTTCTTGTTCTTCAAGTTGTTGCTGTACAATTTCAGCTTGCATTGCATCAAGCTTAGGTTTAAATTGATTTGCTTTTTGCTCAAGTCTGTTTAAATCTTTCCAGTCTTGGATTTCTTCTTCAATCTCTTCAGGAGTACCAAATTGAGTAGCATGTAAATACTGTCTTGCAATTTCTGCTTGATCATATTCATCTGATGGATCAAGTTGTCTCATCTCTTCTACATGAGCAAGAGTTCTAAACAGTCCTTTAAGATCAGTACCACCATCAGCAACATATTTAGCTGCAACTTGAAGTTCTTCTGGCAATGCCTCAAAGAATTCTCTTGGTGTATCTCTTCTAACTTGTTCTTCTCTTTCTTGAAAATTTGCTTCAAATAGTTCACGGAAATCTTTTGTTGTGTATTCTTCTAATGGTTTATCATCTTCAAAAGGAATAAGTGTTCCTTCATCTATCATCTTAATAGCTAGATCATACAAACCTGATTTATCTACTTTTGGTCTTCCTTTATTACCTGCATCTTCTTCCTGTGTGATAAGTTCATTAAGCTCATTGATTGTACTTTCAATCTCTTCTGGCTTAACATCTTCCTCATCTTTTTTTTCAGAGTCAGTTTTTTTGTCAAAGAACGATGTATCTACACTTTCCTTAGAAAACATAGATTTTGGTTTCTCTTCTTCTGCTGGGAGCATTACACTTTCTGCCCCAGGCATTCCAAAGATTTCATCAATATTTACATCCACTTGTCCTACCGCTGTAGAATCTTCTACCTGATTATCAGGATTTTCAATGTTTTCACTCATCTTGTTGGTTTTATGTTATACTTTAATATACAGAATAAACTTCAAAAATTTAATCTTCTAGAAAAAAATACTGTAATATATAGCTAAGTTATTTTTCTTTCTTTGGATTGCCATCATATTTGTTTTTGTTTTCCTGTGCAATTTGTAGTTGTTTCTCTGCAATTTCCCTTTCTGTCTGAAGTCTTTCTCTTTCTATCTGGTTCTTCTGGTTCTCAATAGTCATTCTATTTACTTCTTTTTCTCTTTGAAGTCCAGTTTGTTCTTGATACTGTTCAGTCTCTCTAATATCTTTCATTGCATCTCTATAGTCAGACATTTGATTTTGATCAACATCTGCCGTAGCTCCATAACCTGCAGCTCTAATTTCAGCAACCAAGATATCTCTTTGTCTGTTTTTCTCATTTTCAGCAGCAACAGAATCAATCTTCATTTGCTCAATCTCTTGTTGTTTTTGAAGTTGTTCTTGTTGCATTTGCTGTTGCTGTTGCATTTCTTGTTGTTTCTGCTGTTGTTGTTTTTGTTCAGAATCCTTAAGAACAACATTAAGAGCAGCAATAGAGTCTGACTGAACAACTTTACCTAGATCAAAAATAGATGCGCCTGTAGTATTATTTTGAATTGCCATTTGCTTTAACTGCTCAAGAATAGCTCTATGATTTGCATTAGTACTAATAGCAATATTAAGATCTCTAAGTAAAAGATCAGTACCGTTAATTTCAAAGTTTACTTTCTCATCTGCAGAAGTAATATAAGTTAATCTAGCAGATGGTTTAGTAGAATGATAGTATTGAGCTAAGTCAGTTCTCATCTGATGCACCCTAGGCATTAGATAATCACAATGCTGAATAAAGAATATTTCTGTTTGAGCATAAGATGCTTGCATTGCCTGTTCTACTCCGGTAGCAGTTGATTGAGATAATTGTTGCCCCATTCTTTGAGGGTTAACTCCAATTACTTCATATGCTTGTTGTTTAAAGTAGTTAGCTAAATTTATCCTAGACATTAATCTATTTGTTTGTTCTAGATCTAGTTTTTGGAAGTGTTGGAAGTTTAATGCATTCTCTGTATTTGTGATAGATGTATCTAAAGGAAGAATCTGGAAATTCTTCATTGCTACATAAGCTTTAGCATAATTACCTTTACCCCAATCTTCACCTAATGAATGTCTTGGTAAAGAGTTTTGATCAAGCATGATTACTGTACCAAGCTCATCAATTAATATATCTGCAATCTGATTGTTTACAATGTTATATCCAATCTGGTATGGCTTCATTAAGTCAATAAGTGCAGTAGACTTAGTATTTCTATCTGAGAATACAGATCCTTCTACAGGAAGTTTACATCCATATAAATTAGAATCTCCTTTAAACTGAAACTTAAGTGGGCCAATGTGGTTTCTATTTACACCAATATAGATAGGTGAGAATCCACCTGGGTTATTCATACCCCAGAATGAAGGTACATTTGGTCCTATTTTTACTCCACCCCATACCTCATTAATCCAGATCCAATCTATATGCTCTCCAAAAAGTAAATTATCTTTTGTTTTATTTTTAAAGAGTCTAGTATCATATATTGGTTTATCTGTTATCTTATAGTCTTCTGTAACTATATCATTACTTACTTCACCTTCTTCTGTGATCTTTACAAGATGTCCAACTTTTCTTTGTGACTTCCAGTATGCTTGAGTTACTCTAAGTAAGTATGCCGTACCTTGATCATAGTAATCTTCACCCTGAGAAAGTATCTGAGTAACAACATCTGCTCCATCTAATACATTACCAGACATGAAAGATGTGTATTGTCTATATGCAAGAGATGGCATATTAGTATTCCATTCATGTGTTTTTGTACCATCATAGAATGAACCATCATTTTGTAGACCCCCAATATTATATCCAGCAGATCTAATTGGATATACAGACTCTAGAGCCTCATGTTGTTCTGTAGTAAGTAAGTGTCCAAATTTATCAATTACATCTGACACAGTGTACATATCTGTTTTACCTACCCAGTTTCCTTGTGAGGTATATCTAACATCTGGAGACTTGTGATAGAATGTTAAAAGTGGATTCCATAATTCTACATCATAGTCATCTTCCATCATGTGAAAATGCCAGAACTCTCTATCAGTAATAAGCATATCTCTAAATGCTCTTTCCTCAAGTTCATCCATTCTAAATCTTTCTACATCTACTTTATGCTGATGTTCTGCCCACTGCTCTACCATTGAACGGTAATCTTTTTTGAAAAACTGTTCAATCTCTGGTAAAGTTTTTAAATTTTCAGGCTGTAGTTGTTTTGTGGCTTCTTCTGAATTTGGATCTAAACCTTGTTCAAGCATAGCTGCTAACATTTTAGTTGCAGCATCTGCCATTAAAGTTTGCTCAACCATTCCTCTTTTTTGCTCAAGCATCTCATTGTAAGAGAAATCATCAATGGCTCTATAGGTAAGTCTAGTAGATCTTTTAGCAAATTCAGCTACTAGTACATTAACAACATTGGGTATAATAGGATAAAACTTTAGTTCAAGGGCTGATACATCTTCTTTGGTTAATACCTCTATAATATCTTTATACTCATTATCCTCTTCAAAAATATAGTCAGATCTATCAATTACCCCTTTTGCAAGTTTATAGTTTTTTAGTAACCGTCTAGCATTTCTTCTTATTTGTTTTAATCCTTGCCATTCTAACCAGTCTAAGTTCCAGGCAGCCCATTCTTCAGTTTTATCTTTTTTAGGTAAAAACTGTAATGGTTGGGTAATACTACCTAATCTATTCTGTTCTGTTTTAGCTCCTTTCTTAAGTTGTAATGCGTTATATACTTGCATAACCTATTATTTAATATTTTTAAATGCAGATCTTTTAAACCCTCCACTACTGTTCATCATTTTATTCCCCATATGTTTAAACGGACTCTTATTTAATTTAAACAAATTTTCTGACTTTTGCAAGTTTTTAGCAGCATCATCCATTATTGCTCTTCTTAAATAACCTCTGTTAGATTGTTGTATTTTCATGAACCCAACCAATGCTGCAAAAGAAACCAGTCTATCCACGTTTACACCTTCTGAGTATTCTCTCATCTCTTTGATTAACATTGGATCAGGAATTCTTTCTATACCATAAACTGTTTTTACTACAGTACCATCTGGTTTTACTTCTTGATCTAATTCTTCTTTAGTATATTCTATAGCATAGCTTAGTAAGTGTGCTTTAAATAATGTACCGGTATTTTTCCATCCATATTCTTGAAACACATTGTTGTTAGAACCTAAGTCTTTTAGAAACATAATCTGACTTTTTGGAACTAAATACCTTTGCTTTCTTCTTTGGATCATGTACTGTATAAACAATGAGATATTATTTTCTACTAGTGCCCAAGCATTATACCACTCTATTATAAGTTCTAATTGTTTATGTGTTTGATTAATATCATCATATCTACCACACCAAGCTGCTACTATTTTATCTTGTTCTATATATGTCTCTATCTCAGTACCTGTATGTCTTGCTACTTGTACTGGAGCTTTCATTATATATATGGAACATAGTGATTCTGAGGTAGTTGTCTTTCCTTCACCAACAGGGTCAATAGATGCATAATACTGTCCAAATTGTGGATCTGCAATAGGTCTTTCCCAAACAACTAGACATCCAGTTTTATCTTCTGTCTTCTTATTAACTGGGAATTCCATGATAGGCCTTTTGTTACTTTTTGTAACTATAGCTTTTCCTTCTGCATCTGCAGAAATATCTAAGAACTCATAAGCATATTCTTTTTCTTCTATTCTTCTTTCCTGTGCAGCAAGAAGATGTGGTGGGAATACAGATACTGTTCTATGGGCAAATGCCTCTCTAATATTTCTAGGATGCTGAGAGATTCTTAACTGATAATCTTCTGGGGCAAGTTCTTCCTTCCACTGTTTAAACTGTTTGTCCAATGCTTCTAATGCATCTTCTACAAGTGAATTACCATAATCATCTATGTGTGGAGGCATAGACCATTGCTCAGGAATAAACAAACCTGAGAGACCTGTTGTTCCTTTCTCATCTATTAGATCTGTTTCCACTGCATAGATATCTTTAGATGTAGGATTTAAGATCATGTCCTTAAGTGGAAGACATTGTGATAAATCACCCACAGATCCTGCAGCTATAAATACTCCTGTAGTAAGTAAACCAGATCTCATTGCTGGTCTCATGTACTCATATGTATGGTCCATCTTAGGTGCAATCCCAGCTTCTTCATGAAAGAAGTATTTAACTGGACCCCCTACACCATTTGTTGGATCTTTCTCAAATGACATGCCTTGCATTGTACCTTTAAGACCAACTTCATTTTTTCTATCTCCTTTTCTTACTTCAATCTTCTGTTGCCACATCATTACTTTATGTGGAGTCATTGGCCTATACCATGCAGTATGCTCATTTAAGAAAGCAGCATATTCATCTAAGAACTTCCAAGAACCTTTCTCATTTATATAATCTTTAAGACTTGCTCCTATTTTCAGAGTAACCCCAGCTTCAAACCAAATCTGGTTTAATAGCTTAGCCATGTGAAAATAAGAAGAAGCTATCTGTCTTTTTTTAAGAATAGCTACATGCTTATAGTTGAGCTCTGCCAATAGTTCATAGAGGGCCATGTGATATTGGGCATCCCTGATTTTAGCAAAGTCAAAGATTTGTTGTTCCTTATCAAATATTGGTAAGAAATTGAGCCACATATAGTAATCTCTTGTAAGATACCAAGTGTTTTCTCCTGACTTGTAAATAACTCCTCTTCTACATCTAAGCTTTTGTTCATCCCAGTAATTGATGAAGTCTTTGGACTTAAATGGAGAGTCGCAGTAATATCCATTTCCTCTAAAGGTTCTTGATTCAGAATTAAATAATAAGCTAGTTTCATCAAAATTATATTTACCAGGTTCTTTAAAAATGTCTCTTATAAATGTAGCAAAGTCTTCTCTTGAAGAAAAGTCTGTAACAGTCCAAGTTCCATTGTCATAGGTTGGTATGTTTTCAAATATCTCCATTACTGATCATATGCCATTCCAATACCACCTCTTACTCTACTAGATTGTTCTTCCTGTAGATCTTTATATGCACCTTTAAATGATGCTCTAATTGCCTCATAGTTCTTAGCAGCATTTACTAAAGCTGTAATATTACCATCCCGCCCGTGTGTGATAGGTGTAGTTTCCATATATCTACCTAATCTATCTAACATGGATGCAATACCTTTGTATGCTCTGGATGTAGGTGTTTCATACATTCTCTGGCAAAACTGTAATGCTATGTATATATCTTCATCTTCAGTAGAAAAATCTGCATCTATTTGTTCCAGAATTAAAGACTCCTTATCTAAATCCGGTGTATAGAAAAATGGATTAAGATCTGGATTAGGACATGTCATATAAAATAAGTACTGATATATCTTGATATAGTTATCAGGATAGTTATCCATAACCATCTTAAGTGCCTTCAAGGTATAGCAATGTTCTGTGGGAATTACTTTACCATTCTGTATGTCAAATAGTTTTACAATCATTTCTTTTTAATTTTATCTTTATTATCATGCAAGTAATGCATAATAGCTGTTACTTCATCTTTTAGATAAGGTATCTCCATTTGTACTACATCTTTAACAATAGGGTCACCATTGTCATCATAGCTTGTTAATGGATACCCATATCTATCTTCCCCCTCTGTCTCAAATAGTATATGATGAATAAATATTTTCCCAGGTTGCAATTTGGGATTATGCTTTAGAATCATATACATATAAATACTTAGCTGTAAACAGTAGTGATTAAAATTACAGTCATCTAAATTAGATACAGGAGAGAGTAACTTTTCAGAAACTCCCTCCCAATCTTTGTATGATTCAGTCTTGATCTCTTTATTAGTTTTGTAATCAATAATGTTTATTTTACCATTAACTACTTCTACGAGATCTGACTGACCACAGATGCCTACTGATTTAAGATAAACCATATGCTCTGGATACACGCCTGGCTCTAATTTTTGTGTAGGAGCTGTCTTAATTCCATTTGCTAAATCATTAGGTTTAAACACTGGAACTGTAACACCTTCTCTTTCTATTGAAGCTAAAGAACATAAGTCAGCTTCTCTTTGGTTATGATAGAATGTTCCAAGAGTAACTGCTCTTTCTGATTCTGCATTCCAAATAGATATAATATCTTTTGGTGAAAAGCCATACCATTTAGATCTCTTATTCTTACATACCTTCTTTGCAATTTTCTCTGCATCAAAAGGTTTTTTAAAATGAGATACTAGTGTAGTAACACTTATCCAATTAATCTCTGAGCCATCATTGCTTTTATAGCTATGATCTTTGGCATTAAATACTATACTCATAGTTTTTCTAATTGTTGTTCTTCTTCTTCTGTACTAATAGCTTGCCATTTACCAAGAGGACATTCTGAAGCTAATGATCTGGTTTTAAATGTAAGTGAACACCCACATTCATTGCAACAAGGTGCTGTTCCTTTTACTGCACATTTTCTACCTTTGCTTGGACAACTATCACAGATATCATATCTAAGTCTAGATATTTCTTCTACTGTTTCATCTCTAATAACACTATTAGTTATCCCCTCCACTATCTGTTTCCGGTTTTCCCAAATTAGTTTTAGTGTATTTTTCATCTTTAAAGTTTTTTCTTTTTAGTAATTCATTTTCTGCCTTATCATGAATTTTATTTAAAAGATCTAATTTCTCTTCTACATTCTTTTTATTATGATAAGCACCAAATGTAGAGACATCATGATTCTTTAAAACCTTTTCATAATGGGGAATTGCTTTTTTTACCTTTTGAATTTTAATTACAAAATGACCTAAACCATCTACATTTATTCTTAAATCAGTAAGATTGCTTAGTTTTTTTCTTAATGTTTTATAATAAAATTCAATTAAATCTTCTGCTAAACCTTCTTGTATTTCAAACTCCTTAGTTAGTTCTTTGTATAATTTATTTGCCTTCTTTGGAGTCATTACTTAAAAATTTAAAATCTAAAAGTATAATACCTTCTGTTTGAACTTTTAAATCAGGATTTAACATTATAAATTTTTTATTGTTAGGATCCTTGATAACAAGTTTATTTTTCTCAGCTTTATTTATACAATTTCTAACAGTTTGCGGAGATTTAAAAATCCAATCTTCTTCTGAAGAAGCATCAAGACAAAAATTACTTAGTTCTATTGGTTGATTGAAACTAAGTAAAGCAAGGCAATTTAAATCAGATTCACTTAATGATACTCTATTAATATAAGAATATGTAAGGATCTGGAATTTAACTACATCCCATTTAGGCATTTTAACCTTTTTCTGAACTTGATTAACAAGTGCCATTAACCTCTTTTAAGTTTTTTACCATTAGAAGGTGCTTGTTCTGTAGGCATTGTAGAATCATCTTCTTCTTGTGTAGGTTGAGCAGCAGCCATCATTGTTGCATATTGCATTTGCATTGAAACTCTTTTGTACCTAGCTTCTTCAACTTCTGTAAGCAGTTTCTCATATTTAGCTTGTGCTTCTAAATAAGGAACTGAGCTTTCATAAAATTGTTTCATTTCTTCTCTTCTAGCTTCTAACTGTTCTGGAGATAGTTGCTCATTCATTTGTTGGTTTTCCATAATATTTTTATTTAAAGTTTACACAAATATATATAAAATAAGTTTAAATAAAACAAGTTTAAAATAAAATCCAGGCATAGTATATACCTGGATCACCTTACTTAGAGAAGTTTAAGTAATATTATCTGTTCTTAATAGTAAGATTTAATATGGTCAGTAAGTAAAAGTTTCTAGATATATCCATTTCAAATGAAAGAATATCTAATGAAGACAATCTTACTCTAATCATTATCTTATCCCATTGTTTTGTGGATGATTTCCAAGAGTTTCTAAATTTCATATTATAGGTTTTTTAACATGTCTATTACTTTAGGATCTGGATACATGTCACTCTTATCTTTTCTTACAGAGTTGTGTGTATAGATTCCAGGAACCCCTTTAAATGCTTCTTTATCAATTGCCCAGATTTCTGATCTATAAGTCTTAGGAATATCATATGTTTCACATAAGTATTCTACAAGTTGTCTTAGAGATTCAATCTGTGCATCTGAATATTTGTACCAATATTTGGTACCTTTAAATGGTGTCTCAAGAGTTGTTATATTCTCTGGTTTAACTACACCATTTACATAGTTATAGTATTTGCCATTGCGGAGTTTTAATGGACCCCAGTTGCAAACTTCTATACCTACAGAAAGTTTATTTAAGTTCTGATACTTTGCACCATTCTTAGTAAAGTCTTCTGAATCAATACCTAAATGCCAAGCCCAATGTTTAGATGAGAAGCATTGTACAATGTCCCCATTCTCACCAATAACAAATGCAGTTGCTATTCTTGTATCATTACTATTCCAGTATCTTGATACAGCTACTGCATTGCCTCCACCTGCTGTATGATGCAGGTAGATTTGTGTCTTCTTAGACTCTTCAGCATAGAACTGATCTTTGTCTAATCTTGCTTGAACAATTTTATTAATATCCAGTTTCATTAGTTCTTGATGTCTTTGTAAGTGTCTGATGCGTCTTTTAAACCTTTTCTTAATTTCTTTACAGTATCACAAGTTTTTCTAAGTACATTGTTTCCGGTAATATCAAACCAGTTTTCATTAATAGAAGCTAATTCTATAATTGAGAATATACCTAGTAGGATATTAGTTAAAATAGCTGGTACAGAAATTACAAAAGAAAACCCTAAGAAGTCAAGTAAGCTATTTGCAAATGGAGTTAATGCATAATAGTCTAATGGAAATACTACACCTGCAGTGATATAATATCCTAGAGATTTGTATACATATCCTTGTCTAAGAATTCTAGATTGAAATATATCTCTGTATTTTCTTTTAGTTTGTTTAGCTATTTTTCTAAGAGATATTAGTTTAACTACAGTATCTACAAAGATTATAAACATTAAAACAAGAACCATAATTTCAATTGGTGCAAAGAAAGAAGAGACTGCCAAGATTCCTAAAGTTATATTTGTTTTCATATTGTAGGTATTTGAGCTTTAATCAGACGGTATATAATATATAATATAATAATTATTAACCATATACCACCCAACCATGCTAGGAAGTTGACCCAACCTGGGATGTATTTTATCTTTTGTGGCTTTTGAGTTTTTGTTACTAATCTAGTTTTATAAATAGTATTACCTCTTACAGTTCTGTAGATAGTATCTACGCGGGCAATTACTTTATATTTATTATCTCTAACTCTTGATTGTAACTTAATAATAGTTCCATCTTTCTCTGCTAGTCTAGAGGCATATACATTACCTAATGAATCACAGAATAATGTATCTTCTATATATACAGTTTCTCCCGGGATATTAATAGTAGTATCTCTAATTTGTGTTATAGTAACTATACTATCTTTCTGAGTACAAAGCGGGCAGTATTTTTCAAGTCTTCTTTCTAATGAACAAGAACTGATAAACATTAACAGTAAAGAAACTATAAATAAATTTTTCATTATGCGCCAAATGTTCTTATGTCATACTTAATTACAAATCTCAATGTGCCATTTCCAAGAGTAGGATTAACATCCCCCCATGTTCTTAATACAATAGGTTTATTTATCCATGTACCATTAAATTGATAGTTAACAGAATTAGCTGTATCAAGAGCACCCTCAAAATGTGTAAAGTGCATTGCTTTATTTCCAGCAGTTGTCATAAATCCTTTTTGCATAAACATGTTTCCTGTAGCACTTGGATTAATAAAGATATATGGATTGGCACCTGTACCAATAGTATAAGGTGTTCCATTATCTGTAAACTCCATGGCAACTGAATAAATAGCATAATATTGATTTGCTCCTGGTGCAGGTAAAATTACTGCAGGACTTGATCCAGTACTTAAAATTTGAGCAGCAGATAAATTTACAACAGTTTCTGTTACACTGCTCCCACCACCACTTAATTGTATTAACGTACTCATTTGAATTAATATATTTTATTTATAGTTTATCTACTTATTTCTTCCCAATCTACAGAAACATATCCACCTAAAGTTCCTCCTATAGTATCAATAGCCATTTCAACTACTAATTCAAAAGGAGTTCCTGTAAAAGTATTTCTTTCAAGTTGAGTTGCAAATAAAGCTTCTTTTAATATGTTAATACTTGGAGAACCTTGGTTAGAAGAGTTTACATACCCCTGTGCTAACACCCTACCTCCAGCAGCAGATGTACCTGTTAAGTTATATGCAACAGCAGAATCAACCCCAACAGGAGTCCATAAACCACCAGTTATAGTTGCAGATTGAACAACTCTCCAAGCATAGTTTTTACCATTACCTAAACCTAATATAGACGCAGCAGTAAGTATTACAATTGCATCTAGTTTAGTTGGCACAAGTCTTAACCCTACAATAGGATAATAAGTTCCTGCTGCAGCAAATGTTCTTGGAGTAAGTATTGGTGTACCAACAGCTTGTTGTGCCCCTCTTAACTCATATCCTCCCTCTGATATTACAGAAGAACAAACTTGTTTTAATGTGGTTGCTGTTGCAGTTGATGCATTAAGTATCTCGTATCTTAATGGTAATGAAGCTGTAGTAATATAAGTAGAAGTAATTAAGTTAGCATGATTAAATCTATGACAAACTATAAAGTTTCCATCTATTATAAACCCTATTCTTACTGTGCCTTCACCTAACCACTCAATATCCATAAATAGAATCTGAGCTTTACTAATATCTAAAGTTATTCCTGATGGTCCATTACCATCCATTGTATCAGCATTCCAAGAAGCTTGATCTACAACAGTTTCAGTTACAACACCTGTAACCAAACTTCTTTCTACAAAACTTAAAGTGTTGTCTCTTAATTGAATATATATACCATTTTCTGTTCCAAAATAACCCACTCTTTGTCTTAGGTTAGTTTGAGCTGGAGCCATCACAAAGGTATTCATAACCAACAAAGACTTACCTGGTTGATAAGAAAATACCTTTGCTGTTTCTCTTAGTACTTCAGATCCAGCTGTGCCAGTTACATTTAGATTTACTAATCCTTCATTTGGACTAAATACTGCAGTACCTCCACTTGTTGTAGAAGTATTCCATAAACCATTATCTCTATATCTATGAGATGAATCAAATAATGTTAATGGTTGTGCTGTTCTAATTCTACCAAATGCATCTGTGAGCATTGGGTATTGGGTAAGAATATCATTAGAACCTGAACCCCCAGCTATGGAAACTATAGTACCCATAGTTTATGATATCCAAGTAATTAAAAATGTAGTACCTGTTGCATCATAAGTAATACCACTTAGAGAGTTATTCTTATCAGGAGCAAAATTTACAGTTGTTCCTGCAGGTAATGTAACACCATTAACTGTTCCAGAAGCAGCTCCAACATTGGCTATTGAAAAACCATATGTTACTGATATAGCTCCAGCACCAATATCAGAAAGAATTACAGGTGTTCTTGTTGCTACTACACTACTTCCTACTAAAAAATCATAAATTTTTTGTAGACCTTCAAGTACTTTCAATTGCCAAGGAAAATTATTTCCCTTGTTTCCGTAGTCTTTTAAATTTCCTATTGACATAATTAGTATTTTATATGTTATTGAGGATTAATGATTAAGAAATGAATGTTTAATGGTTGATCCAATGGGCCAGAAGTATCTGGATTTCTAATAATAATCCTTGCAGAATTACCCAGTGCATTAATTTCTGAAGATACTACTGGAGTACCTGACCCAACAGCTGGATAATTAACACTTAAAAGCAAAATTGAATTTGCTTGTATATTTGTATTATTTAATATAAATACATCCGGTGTACCTGGTGCAGTACCTGCATTTACTGTATTAATAACTCCGGCATGTGTATTCAAAGTAACAGCTGTTGTAATAGAAGTTAACTGAGTTACAGTACCTGTATTATACAAAGATTGTAACGGTGCTGCATTTACTGCTAATGGTAACCAAGCATCATCTCTAGTTACATCTCTAGACCCAATTGCTAAAAGATTAGGTACATCTGTTGGTAAAGTGGTTCTATAATTACCCGCTTTAATCCATGATATAAAATTTAAAATATCCATTTTACTTTGTTTTATATATAATTATTAATTTAAATTCTTGCTACTGAAAGAAATCTAGCTCCAATAGAAGATGTTCCTCCAACGGATTCTACAGTAACTACAATGTATGTGTTAAGTGACCAGTTTATAGTTCCAAATGACAAAGCATTTTCAAAAATTCCAGAATTGTATGTTGCTCCAGCATTACTTCCAATACCTGAATCAGAGAATGCTTCATTTGGATCTGTACCATTATTTAAAAACTGGCAAAGATTATTAGTAAACCAAATATCTCTTTCAATTTTTACAACTCTTTGATTTACACCTGATGTTGCAGTACTTGTATTTGCAATAAGAGTTGCGCCAGTAGCATTAAAAACAGTTCCTTGAAAAGGGGCTGTATTAGTTATATAAACTTTTGTGTTTAAAGTTGTTGCTGCTGCTACTTTTTGTAATGCAGTTTTTATGCAAAAAATAGGCCAAGAACTATTATTATACGTGTTACCAGGTATTGTACTAAATGTAACTACTATATCAGATCCTGGTGCTACAGAAACTAATCCTGAAGGTACAATACTAAAACTTGGTGTAGCAGTTCCAGATGGACCTACTGGACCTTGAATACCTTGAGGACCTTGAGGACCAGTTGCACCTTGAGAAGCTAACAATGCCCAGTTAACTGTATCTGTAGCAGGATCTGTAGGAGAAGGCCCTACTGGATTAATACAAAAATAGGATGCCCCACCAAAACCTACTGCATCATTAGCTACATAAGTACCTGCTGCTGACCATGCACCTTGCCAATTAAGACCTGCTGGTCCTACTGGTCCTGGTACACCTTGTGGGCCTATTGGGCCTTGTGCGCCAGCAGGTATGTTTGCTGCAACTTGTGTTGTAAAATTTTGTACTGTAATAGCACCTGTTAAATATTCATCATCTCTTCTATCATCTTGAAGAGCCACAGGTAGTAATGTTTTATTAGGGTCAACAGAATTTACAATTCTACGACCTCTAATCCAAGAAATAAAATTTAAAATATCCATTATTATTTATTATTTATTTTTTAATGTTTCTAGTTCTTCTTTCAAAGATTTAACTTCTGAACTTAAATCTTGAATAGCTTTAACTAATACAGGTAATAATTTACCGTAAGATGCTTCTAGTTTTTCAGGGTTTTCTTCATAAACTAAACCAAGGTAATTTGCATTTGCTTCTTCTTGTGATGCTTTTAAATCCTGAGCAATAAACCCAAAATCTTCTATATCATGCTTACCTTCCTCATTTCTATCATCCCATGTAAACTTAACTGGTTTTAGTTTTTCTACAAACTCTAATCCTACTGGTAGTTCTTCTATTTCTTTTTTGTCTCTTGCATCTGAAAGAGATGTAATTGTAGTAACAGCACAACGTAAAACATTATGAGAGGCATTACCTAAAGTAATAGAATTGTTTGTTGTTGCTGTAGCAGTTTGTGTATCATCACCTAATAAAACATTGTTACTTCCTGTAGTTAAAGTCGCTCCAGAAGAAGTTCCAACAATAACATTGTAACTACCTGTAGTTATAAAACCAGCTGAATTCCCAATACAAACATTTTCTGTTCCATTGTTTTGATATAATGCTTGTTGTCCTATTGCAACATTGTTACTTCCTGTAGTAATAGTATATAATGCAGCTTCTCCAAGTGCGCTATTTGAAGAACCAGTTGTATTATTAAATAAAGCATCCTTGCCTAAACTAGTATTATTACTCCCAGTTGAGTTATTTCTTAATGCATTTGAACCTATTGCTGTATTTGAATTTCCAGTATTTACTGGCATTGCTCTACTACCAACAATGGTAACATTATTACCAGTTGATGTATTTGGTGTAAATGCGGTTCCTCCATAAAGAATGAATCTATTATTAGCATTTATTTCTTTTATTACTACTCCATTGACATTTACATCACTTCCTGACTGCGGAATTATATCATCTACATTTATTTGACTCATGGTATTATTGTTAAAGTTGTTCCTACTGGAATGGTTAAAGTTTTCCCTACGCACATTGCTAGGGGTGTTTTATAAGTTAAATTAGCATTATTTGGTAATGTAATATTTTCATTAATACAACCTACTACTGTAAAACCATTTGCCCAAATAGATGAGGTAACAGCTGGACCTGGAGGTGTAGGAATTTGTGAGATAAAATCTTGAACAGTCATAGTAACTGGTACATAATCATCATCTCTTCTATTAGTTTTTACACCAAGAGGAATAAGTGTTTTTTGTGGATCTACAGTAGAGACAAGTCTACTACCCTTAATCCAACTAATAAAATTTAAGATATCCATTTCTAAATAATTACATACTATATCTATAATATAATGAAAATTATTTAGATAACAAACTAATTAAGATATTATATCTCCAATTTCTAATGTGTCAGAAATGATGTAGGTTGTTTCAGATAACATGTGCATATTATCCTGCTCAATTGCAATTATATTCTCTACAATATTATCTACTATTATTGCTACGCGTATCATTAGAAATATGTTATAATTATACAGTATCCATTACCACCTGTACCACCAGCTCCAGATGCTGCACTATTTGTAGATGCTCCACCACCCCCACCTCCAGCACATATACCACCATTACCACCTCTTCCCCCAGCTATTGTTCCTGCTGCATCTCCTGATGCTCCACCTGCTCCCCCAGATGATAATACAGCAAAGTTTGCATCTGTTAATGAAAATGTACCATTTGCACCAACAGCACCTGCTGCTACTCCACCAGATGTGGTATAAAACAATGTAGCTAAATCCATTTTTCTATTTTGAATAGAAGAACCTGAGTATCTATTATTTGCTGTATCTATTCCACCACCATATACACCACATGTAATTGGTCTAACATTGAACACGTTATTAGTAGTAAAACTACTTGCACTGAATGATCCTGTACCATATGCATTAACACCATATACTCCATAGATAAGCTGTGCTGCTGATTGACCACTACTATTTGCAACGTTAGTTCCACCAAAACCACTTCCCCCACCTGGAGCTATTATTTTAGCAGTTGCTGCATTTCCAGTTCCACCTATGTATGAAGTTCCACCAACACTACCTGCTAAACCATTTGTATTATCTACAGTAACAACACTGGCACCATTGCCTCCAATACCAATCCAAATATTTTCTGTAGCTGATAATACTGAAGCATCCATTTTATTAATTACAACAGAACCAGTAGCTGCGCCACCACCTCCATATCTTCCTGTTGTTGGTGCACCTCTTCTACCAGCACCTCCTCCACCGCCTGCACCAAATAAAAATACCTCTACTAGTTTTGCATTTGCAGGTTTAGTCCATACTCCACTTGATGTAAATGTTTGTATATTGACTGGTGTTCCACCACTACTTGCATAATTAGGAATATTTAATGTAGATCCTACTAATGTTGCTGCTCCACTTGTTCCTGTTGTAGTTAAACTTAATATTGGTTGATAGGTACTAGCTGCTGTAGCAGAAGTAAGGTAAGGTGTTAATGCAGAAGAATTAATATATCCTGCTGGATTTGTTGCATCATAAGGAGTAAAACCCAAAGCACTAGTAACCATAGATCCTGTTATACCTGAGATATATCCATTAGGATTTGTAAGTGGATAATACGTACTTGCTGCTGCTGCTACAGTTAAATAACCTGACAGAGCTGCAGTTGTAATATACCCTGCTGGATTTAAACTTAGTGGATAATACTGTAAGTCATAAGTAGGTAAACCATTACTCCATACTACTCCTGGGTTAGGATAAAATCCAGAAAGATCTCCACCAGCAGCTCCTGTTGGAGGACCACCACCAATAGTCTTTGGCTTACCATCTGGACCATTTACTTGTAATCCACCACCAAATATATTTCCATTATTATCAACTACTTGCATAATCTATACCATATACATAATAAGTTGTTCCTGGGATATTAGAGTATACAACTAATTCATCCCCTTCTTTTAGAGCATATATTAAATCATCAGTTACTGTATCACCAGCTCCTAGTGTTAATTCATACAATGTTTCACTAGTAGCAGATATTGCATCATATCTTTCTAGTGTAAGCACATATGGTAGAGGATTATAAAATCTTAAGTTTGTAATTTTAGTTAATATAACACCATTACTACCTATATAGAGTATAGTGCCTGCTACATTAACTTCTCCTTGCTTAACAATTTCTGCCATACACTAATATACAAAAAAATCCCCAGCTTTGCAACTGGGGACGAGCCTGTTTGTATTAACCTTGGAAACAGAGAGATACAGGCTATAGTAGTAGGCCGATTGCTAGAGAAAGGCTTAACATCAATAGAATACAAATATTTGCAAGTTTAAAATCATCTTCATTAATTACATACTGCTGTGAGATCTTATCATACACAGGTTTGTATAGTATATGTGCTATTGCCCATAACATGGCAATAACAGCAAACATGATTATAACTGCAGCTATTCTCATTATTCCATTTTTAATAGTTTCTCAGACATAAGTAAAGCTCTTGTCAAGTCACCTATAGTCTGATCAAATAATAAACTCTTTACTGGAGATCTATTAAGATTATAGTTCTCTTTAAGATCTTCAGCTAATTTAGAAAATACTTTTCTAAGCTCAATAATTTCTTCAGACTCATTAATCTCTTCTGAGTCTAAACCAACTAAGATATCCCCAAAGGAATAGATCTTAGTTTCTTTAAAAGCTACTTGCTCACTCATAATTTATCAATTCTTCTTTGTAAATATACTAAAGCTTTTTGTAAGTCTTCTTTTTTGTTAGAAGTTTTTTTACCAGCTCGTGCTAAATACTTTATAACATTCCCCAAATAAAAGTCTTCATCTAAACCCCAGGCTTCTAATACATTAAATACTTCATAAGTATTTCCTGCTCCACCATAATACTTAGGTCTATTATAATCTAATACTCTATCTGCATATGGTTTTTCCATAGCATTTATTGTATTATACTTTCTGTACATTTGAGTATTGTACAAGTTCTCTGATTCTTCTGTAAGATTTACCATACTATTGCAATGTCTCTTTCAGCAACCATTAACTTCATTCCATCTTCTAGCTCAACAGCCTCAGATGATTGTAGTCCAATAATACCAATATAGACTTTGCTTCCTACATGTATATTTTCTACTTCATCTCCTACAGCATAAACTTCTAATCTAGTCCATGTCTTTCTCATGTCCATCTCAATAGCAAGTTTATCAGCTTCACTTAATTCAAATGGAGATTCTTTTACTTCTGGTTTATTTAATAAAACCCGTTTTCCTTTTAGTTGCATTTTATTGGTTTTTAATTACAAGCAAATATAAACAAAATTTATTTACCTTGTCCTCTATATAACTTTTTATATTTTTTGCTTGACTTAAGTTGACTAGTTTTAGTTTTAGCATGTATGCCTGGACGGGATACTTTAGTTGTAACTAGTTTTGTTGTTAGTTCTTTTATTTTTGCCATGATTATTTTCTTTTAGATTTTCTTTTAGATTTTATTACTCCTCCTTTTTTATTTTCCTGTAAAGATTTTAGTGTTGAAGGAACTTGACTTCTTGGTATTTTCTTTCTAGATACATTTGTAACTTTTCCAATACTTGTGTTATCTCCGGTTCCCTTTTTTATAACTACAGTAAAAGAAGGCTTACCTTTAGAATATCCTGTTGTATCAATTGAAGTTGTTTTAAATTCATATGGTTCAAATAAACCTCCAGATGTTGTTCTAGTCATTTCTGTTTTAAAAACTCCCATATTAGGTTTGTTTCCACTAACAATAGTGGTTCCATTTTTCTTAACTTTACCTTTCTTTGGCTGTAGCATAATAATTAGTTTATAGTATTAATATATAAAATTATTTAATTATTCTGTGAAAAGTTATATTACTTTTTGCACGTATGTCCTTATGGGTATACTGCCAGAACTCACCTGTTTCATTTATTATCACAGTGTATATAGTATCTGTTTCATGCCCATAGTCAGTAACTAACCAAATAACCCCCGGGCCTTTTGGTGTAATAACTTCTACTCTGTTTGTAGGTTCATAGATCATGGCAGTTCCATTTTAATTTTTTCATCCCGCTCTACTAGTGTCTTATATAACTCTATATCTGTTGACCATTCTGCACCTGTCCAAAACTCAAACCCAGAATAGTTAGATTTATACAAACAACACTGCTCATACCCACCCAACAAATATACATATTCACAGCCTAATATTCTAGCTGTTTCACATTCATACATTTGAGCTACAGTACCCAGTGATAATTTAGGATTAGCATAATCCCATATAAACTGGTATGCCACAAATTGATCATTGAATGTTTTGTACAAACTAATCCCTACCAAATCTCCATCCCAGTATTCTATAACAGAGCAATCTTCAAATGATGATAAACTAATATCCCGCTTAAACCCATGATAGTCACAATACTTCTCATAGAGCTCAGAATACTTTTCTCTTTCAGCAGCTACATTGCCTGCTTGAACTATAACTCTCTTTGATAATTTCTTAGTAGTCTTTGATGGGGAGTACTCATTTAAATTAATCCGGGTACTTCTTTCATTGTACCACTTACCCTCCCAGGGAATCCATCCTTGTTTAAGTGCATCTGTAGAAGATTCATTAGGATCTAGTATACCATAAGCACAATTGACTATAACTTCTAGATCACTTACTTTGCCAAACCCATTAATGTGATCAAAGTAGACTTTCACTTTCTAGAGAAGAAGTTTTTCTTAGGTGTCTCTACCTTGGTAGTTTTAAGTTTCTCAATGATCTTGTTTGCTTCATCTTCAGCAAACTGAATAACCTCTTCTTCTTTATCCTTGATATTCCAGTTGTTTAGTAGAATACTCATGTGCATAGTTTCATGCATAACAGCTGTGGCTTTCTCTGTAGTAGAATACTTCTTGAAAGTTCCTAAGTTCAAAAACAAGAAAGGTTTGTTGGGAGCTTTTGCTGTAAGTTTTGTATCAGCAGGATCATAGTTAGTAAGACCATACATGTAAACTCCATTGCCTTTGGTCTTATCTACTTCTTCAGCCTGAGCATCTGCTCTGTTTAAGCCATGCATCTCCGGGACCTTGTAATAGTCAAAGATCTCAGTAGCATCATTACCAATGAGTAGGATATACTTACCCATGTCAAACTTCTTCATATACTAATATACAAATTATTTCTTAAACTCTGTATTACTATAAGCATCACACTTTTGGGAGGACTTGCACCCAGTCATAAGATACCCTATAGCAACTCCTATACATAAAGCAAATATATATAGGCAAAATAGTTTATACTTTTCCATGTAACAAATATAATAAAATAACAAAGGCCCGGGCTTTCAACTCCAGACCTTTGTGCTATTTATTAACCCTTAAAAATAACATGACAAATATAAAACTAAATTTTAAAATTCCAAACCGGTAGGCAAAATATTTTATAGTAGAGATAGTGTGGACCCCCCTATAGCAACCCCCCCGCCCCACTGGCCAGCCCTGGTACCCCCCCACAAAGCCAGCACACTACCATCACACAACAAAAAATAAAACATTTTCCTTGGGGGAAAATCTTCTATTTTTTCTAGATACAACCCTTGACATAGTATAAATTTATACTATGAAAACATACACACACTATGCAAAAATTACTATTGAAATGTTTGCAAGCACCAAGAATGAGAATAACATTCTTGTAAAAGATATAATTAGTGAGCATATAGTATGCAATAAGCACATTAATTATATCAAGAAACTTGGTCTAGAACTCAATAAACCTTATATGGTTACTATTGCATTCTATACCAATGAAAGAGGATACAAAGAAGCAGATTTTATATATGGTAAAATCTACTCCTATGTACCCGAACAAACCAACCAATCTCAGACTCAGAAGCCAACAGCACAAGCCACAGCACCTTCTAAGCCTAAGCCTAGTTGGTTACGCTAACAGCTTAAGAGATAATGGGGCCCTTCCCATTATCTCTTTTTTCCTTCACACACCTTTTTTTTTACAACCCTTAACTTGACAAAAATATATTTATTAATCCTTTAAAAATTGACTTATGAGCAATGCAAAGAAAACAGAGACAACTGAACAAACAAATTTGGCAAAGAGTACTAAAATTGTTGCTGTGTATGCAGGACGTGGTACCAATAATCAACAAGGGCATAAAAACTTTGGGAAGAAATTCTTTAAATATGACCTTGAAGGACCGGCCTCTGATATAAAAGAATTTCTAGAACATCCATCTAATGTAGAGTATGGCGTGAAATATAACAGAGATAACAAGCCACAGTATTGGTGCAACTGGAAAGATGCTTTTGGAACAATAGGTACTAGATACAAAGTAAACGTGTCTATATATGGGACTTATGTATTAGACAAGGAAGAGTCCTATGATATAGAAGATACTTTGGAAGCATTAGAAAACCGTGGTCTAAGTACTGCGGCAAGAGTATATGCTGAACAAGTCCTAGGTAGTAGACTAGGATTAGGCTTGAATAAAGCAAGTGTAAGCAGACATACTGTAACAGCATCTGATGGAAGCGACGCTAGTTTAGACCAGGAATAGGTCTAGGCATACCCTAATGGAACATACAGTGGTACTAGAAATAGTGCTACTGTATAGTTCCTTTTGTTTTACCTTTATTTTGTACAACCCGCCACTTGGCAAAAATATGTTTTAGTTTCTTATCTTATATATTTATATTATATATTTTAGATACTACAAGATATCTACTAAAACACACCAATAAGCTAGTATTACTTAGGAGATACAGTATAATACTTAAATGATATGTGATATTTATTATTTATGTGTATACATATTGTAAATAAGTGTATGTTATTGTAAGTAACTGATTATTAACCCAATCACTCTACTTAACTATACTTATACTTAGTATTTATATATTATATTATTATATCTATAATAATATTTATATAGCTAACTTATTACTTAATCAGTATTGTCTAACCCTTATATATAAATCTTATCTTATGATTTTTAAAACTATGATTCAGATGTTTCAAGGTAACTTACACCTTGTACAGTATGTTAAGTACTCTAATGGTAAAGTAGTAAAAAGAGTGCTTGATAAACAAGGACTCCCGATTGCTATTTTCAGCTAACCATATTATTCTTAGTACTATGACAACAGCAATTATCTGGGGATTTGTATTCTTATTATCTTATATTAAATATTGGATAATAAAATAATCCCAACTATCCTGAGTAGGATATAAAACTGCTCTTTATATACTCTCATCCAAGCAGGAATATTATTCATAGGATGTATGATTCTGTCACCACCTATACATTGTGGGGTAACTGAATAATATTTGTTACAAGGATTGCAACCTTGTGAGAGTACCAATAATCAGATAGAGAAGAAAGTTCTCACTCAGCAGTATAACTGACTAGTATACACTTATGTCTAGTCAACATAAGAAAAACTGAGAGGTCAGCAGGTGAAAGTCCTGCTTCTGATTAAGAATTATTCACTTAAAAATATAACTATGTACGAATACTGTATAAATAGTGAAATATTATTCTCTACATATGACTTAAGAAGACATATTAGAATAATGAAAGCAAGAATGAACCACCATAAAAGTATTGGTGGTAAAGTAGGTTACTTTAAAAACCAAATCAAAATTGCAGAAAAAAAACTTCTTAAGAAACTTTATTAATCACTTATAAATAAACTTAAAATGAAAATTCATTTAAACTCAAGACAAGGTCTCTTTGAAGTAGAGACATATGGTAGAGATACAATTACATTATCTACCAAACATAATGTGTTTCAAGTACCAGTATCTGATTTTAAATCATTTGCTGGCGGTAATTGGAACTTTAATGTATCCAAAGAAAAAATGGATACATTCTTATCAGTTGTTCAACCTGATAAATATAAAATACAAGTTGAACAAGAGAATCAAATACTAACTCTAGCTGTTAGATTAGGTATGATTCAAGATGCAGTTAAAGCACAACAATCAGTTGTTGTAGAAGAATCAGATGATTATCAAGATATACCATTTGAAACTGATGAACCAACCAAAGATGAATATGAAAAATGGTGGAGAGATAAATGTGATGAGCTTAATAGTACAAGAAATAAAATGAGAAGTATTGCACGTGAAGTGTATTCTCAGAATCTTGACTTCAGTAATTTTCAGAATACCAAGGGTATTAAGTTTATCATACAGCAGGATCATGTTGATGAAAACTCATACAGACTATGTTGGGATCCATATGGATTTGTATCCAATGGTCACTCAGATATTAGTAGTATTTATCGTGATAATATATGGGGTACAATCAATGGTGGTTGGATTAAAATTATTGGTGATGATGTCATCTTGTATTTTAAATCTGGTGACTATGGTGTGTATGATAATGCTATTGCTACTGAATGTGCAAAGAAAGTATTTCCAGGAAAGACTATACATTCATTTGCAGGTAGACAATGGGATTCTGAATTAGATTCTATGTTTGAATCTTTACCATTTTAACTCTATGTCCTGAGTATGACAATAAAGTGCTCATTTTTTCAACTTAAAAATCAATTTATTATTAACTCTCAAAAACCAAAACAAATGAGAAATTTATCTACTAAGGGTTTAAGCATGTCCCAAGCACAATCAATATCTAACTTGTGTAATCAAAATGCTGTTGAGATTCAACGTGAGTTGGATTCTTACAACAACTGCAGTAAAACTATTACTGTTAATGGTGAAAGCTACTTATTACAAGAAGGAATATCTATTCCTGATAATGTAATTGAGAAGCTTAAAATCAAGGGTGATTTACATGCTTGTCAAGCTTTCCTTATGGAAGCTATCAAGGGTAAAGAAGCTTACATGGATGATTTAAGGAGAGCTACTCCTGATTTATCTAACTTAGTTAAACCTGAAAGGGTTTATGCTCCTGACTTTGATGAGTTACCAGGTGTAACAGAATCATGGGGTTGGACACAACTAAGTGATAGTGAGTATTCTGAGTACTTACAAGCTGAAGCAATGGCTTCTCACTTGGGTCAATTTATCCATAGAAATGGTAAGTTATCTGAGTTGAGAAAGCAACTACCTCATATTGCTAGTATTGAGTGGTTTGAAGTGGAAGAAGGTAAAAAGACTCCGGTCAAAGTTACCAAGCATCACATGTCAAGCCCATTAATGGTACTACATGAGGAGATTGCTGAACAACATAGAAAGTATGAGCAACGTGTTAATTACTTCAAAGCTAAGGTTAAGAACTTAACTAGTGATGAGAATGCACGTATTCAGAAATTGAATGCAGATAAAGCTGCTGAATTCTTAATCATTGAGCAAAAACTCAATGAAGAGTATCAGTTAGCTATGGATGCATATCATGGTGAAGTGCTTAGACTTACTATGGAGTTTAATAGTCAACGAGAGTTGGATATTAAAGCTGCTGCAGCATTGAGAATCAATGTTGATCCTAGATTTCAAGATGTAATAAACTTGTTTGTTGCTCCTGAGAAATAGGAACTTACATACTAGGTGAGCAAGAGATAGGCACAAGCTGATTCTCTTGCTCTTTATGTTAAGTGACAAGAATTTTTTTATTTGTGATTGATTATCACACAATAATTAATAAAATTAATACAACTAATTTTACCGCTTCTCTTCAAACTTTATAAAAACTGAGATAGAACTCCCACATTAGACAGGTTATGCATAATATATGCAATTGGCTAACATTGAGACTTAGTATTTGTATTTGCCTTTGTGTGAAGAGAAGGTCTTTGAATTTGTTTTTGTATTTGATTTTAGCTATATATTCTTGTCACTTGATGACTATTTACTTATCTGATTACAATTTAAAATTACACTTATGAATAAATCAATCCCCTTTGGTTACCACTATATAGGTAGCCACACAATCATTAAACTTAACATGAATCTCACACCTGCAGATGCAGATGAAATTAGAAATCTATTTGGTTTTTCTGTTTCACATGTAGGAAGATATGGCTCTATGCTATGTAGAATAGAAGCAGTAGTTCCTTGGAATGGTATGGGAAATGAAAACTTTAGAAACTGGTTTAATAAACTTGAGATTTATAAGATCAATGCTAAGATGGAAAAACTAGCAAACAAAAAAGTAGAAGCATTAGACAGAGCACTTAATGCTGAGAATTTATTAATTAATTTGAATGATTTACCCTTTTAATAAAATAATTATGAAAACAATTGGAATAGTACTAGCATGGTTTGTATTTATTGGAGTTCTAGCATCTTTTGTTAGCTGCAGTAGTACAGTACACTGTGATGCTTATGGTCAAACAGAACAAGTACAAAATAAAACTGTAAGCAAATGATTTATAGAAAGTTAACAAAACTAAAAAAGCAAAAGAGGGATATAGAGTCCCTCATTAATGCTGCATATCAGTCTAAGGCTGACCCTGAAGTGGTTATACTTAGAGTAGGTGACTTACAATGGGACCTTAGTATAGTAGAAAAAGAAATAGAGGAAGAAAAAATGATGCTTCCTTTTAAATTAACTCTTGCTGCATTTGTAGTAGGTAGTATAGGTTTATTAATTTATGGATTAACACTTTAATTATGGCGAATTTAATTTTTGTATGGTATCTTCTTACAGGAACTGTACAGTATCAACAGACAATGGATGGACACAAGCAATATGCTTTGTTCTTTGAAGATGGAAAGGTTATAGACTATGCATATAAGGGTGAAATCTTAGAATACATAGAGACCGGAACATTTGAGTATAATGAAGATTTAGAACTTAGTAAATAATCTTTTTGGTCCTGTAGCTCAGCTGGATAGAGCAATTGCCTTCTAAGCAATAGGTCCTTGGTTCGAATCCAAGCAGGATCACTAACTTTTAAATATATTATATGAGAAATACAGACTATAAACTTATAACATCTGTCATGGGATTTAATTTAAAGGTCACAGTTAAAGATGAGAATAACCAAATGGTTAAAACAGGTATTAAACACACTATTCAACGTGCAGAAGGTAGTATATCTGCATTTAAAAATAGAATAGGTGATAAGAAATGGTTTACTCACTTTAATGATGGTCTTTACAACAAAATTCTAGACTACAGAAAAAACAATGATTAAGATTTTTAAGATAGTGTATTCTGTGAATATACTTTTCCAATCCAAATAGCAAGGGGTAGCAATACCCCTTGTTTATTGTTAGCTATATATTACAGTATTTTATTTTGTACAAGCAATTCTACTTGATTTTATCACGTATTTTTACTACAGAATAAATAATGTTATATCAATTACCTAACGGAAAAGTTGTTCACCTGAGCATTGAAGAATACTTAAGTCTTACAGATTTAGATATACAGTTCTTAATGTCTATAGATTATGGTGAACATATCTTAGACCCTTTTACCGGTTCTGCTGTTGAGAAAAACACCAGAGAAAAATATATTGATACAGACTTTCTTCCACTAGAAGATTATGACCTTAATGATATACCATCAGATGATTTACCATTTGATGATATCATTGACTTAGAGGATCCACTGGATAACTAGTATTGCTAATCGCGATATGCAATACTAAACACTTATCACTTAGCTTGAGTAACTAATGGTATAGTAAAATCTACACTCAAAAATCTATTTATTAATTTTTTAAAAACAAAAAAGATGAACTCTAAAGTAATCGTAACAGCTGACCCTACAACTAATGCAGTAATTAATGTATCACAAAATAAACCTGAATGGGGTTATATCCGTGTACAACAAGTAAGAACAATGATTGATGATAATGGTTTCTTGAAAAGAAAAACAGTATCTGCAATTGTTCCTTCTTTACTAGTAGATTTACAAGCATCAGGTTTCTTTGCTGGTCAGCAATTAGATGGTAAAATTGTGATTGAAGAATCACTTGAGCCATTCAATGATAAAACACCAGAGCGTGATTTAAAAATTGCTGGTGAAACAGGTATTGTATGTACATTAGCAGGACAACCAATCTATAGAAGAACTAAATTTTCTTTTGATGGTAATATTTCTGATACTTTAATCAAACATGATAATGTTGAAGAGTTGCGTGCTGCTTATGCTATTAGTTCTAAACCAAATACTGAAGCATTGAAGAATGCTGCAAGCCAGGATTTTAATCTATAAGATATAAGGTTGATGGAAGTAGATGGGGCTGGGAAACTGGCCCCATTTATTATGATTTATAATATGAAAATGTATAAAAAAATGGAAAAGTTAAAACAGGAAATTAGAAATTATCAGTTAAATGCAGGTAAAACTTACATGCAATATGAATCAGATGGATACTCTCAGTATCAGAACTATTTGTATAAAAGAGCATTGTATGGTTTAAATGCATTGACACAAGAAGAGCTTGCTTCTATGTGTAGCAAGAAGAAACAAAGAATACTCAATGTTTATAAGCGTGCACAGAAAGTACTTAATGTATTTAAGCAACAAGTAACAAATCAGTATAGTAACTATATCTTCAAAACTCTGTTCCCAAAGAGTCCATGGACTGATGATATGCTTGCATATTCAGAGGTAGATGAGAAGTTTACTAACACTCTAACTTTTAAAGATTTAAATATCTCTAAACAGGATATTATTGGTATCTTTATTACTGAAGGAATCCTTCCTAAAAACTTTTTAAGTTTAAAAGAAGCACCAGTAACATTACCAAGATTAAAGCATGAAGTTAAAAGTATGTGATGCCTGTCAAAAAGAGACAGTAATATGGAAGAACCATGGGGGATTTAAATACTGTAAATATTGTTGGAGTTGCCAAAAAGCCATTGATAGTGACAGTGTACAGAAACCAACTGACTATAAAATTCCCCAGGTTTCTTCTAAGCGGAAGAAGAAAGACCAAGAGTATTTAAAACTAAGAAACAGATTTCTTACTGATTTCAGTCTATGTCAGATTGCAGTAAAAGGTTGTTCTGTTAATGCTACAGATGTACATCATACATATGCTGGTGCTAACAGAGATGCTTTTTACTTAGTACAATCTACATGGCTTGCAGTCTGTAGGAATTGCCATGATTGGGTGCACAGTCACCCAAAAGAGTCTAGAGCTCTTGGATATTTAAAATGATTTATTATGGGATCAAAATCAAACATGATTATTGTACAAACAATATTAGAGTATAATATAGAAAGAAGACGTGAGTTTAATATACTTAAAGAACAATTAAAAACATGTTGTTGCTTTCCAACTAGAAGAAAAATAAAATTTAGGATGGAGGAGCTTAATAAGATTTTAAGTAGAGATTATATGCTTCCTAAGTATGACTTAGTTCAAACATTAGGTATTAAGTATAAAGAACTTAAAAAGTATCCAGAGTTAATTGAAATTACAAGAAAGAAAAAAGAACTTCAAAGACTAGTAGCATGAGTAAACCAAATAAGAAACAAATTAAAAGTATTGCCGATAAGTCTGAGACTGTTGGTAATGAATTGTATGATGAATTTCAAAAAAGTAAAAAACTTGAAACTGCAAAAGTAGCTATAGCAGCATTTAGAAATACTCTTTATGCTAATAGTTTACTAATAAAGAATGAAAAGATATAAAAATAATGAACAGAGAAGAAATACAAGATGAAGCTTTAAAAGCTAGTGAGGGTAAACAAAGATGCACAATTGTACTTGGTACAGGTGTAGGTAAGACTCTTGTTGGCTTAAAGCATATGGAGAAACATTATTCTCCATTACAAAGTATTCTGATTGTTGCTCCCAAACTGTCTATCATAAGCTCATGGAGATATGAGGCTGAGAAATTTGGATTAAGCAAAGTATTGGAAAATGCTAAGTTTACTACTTATCTTAGTTTAAACAAACATAATCCTGGTGAATATGATGCAGTTTACTTTGATGAAGTTCACAGTTTATTAGATAGTCACAGATCTTTTCTTAATAATTATGCAGGTAGAGTACTGGGTTTAACCGGTACTCCACCTAAGCATAAAACATCTGAGAAAGGTAGATTAGTATCTGAATATTGTCCAGTTGTCTATACTTTTAAGGCAGATGATGCAATAGAATCAGGTATTATTAATGATTATCAAATAATTGTGCATGAGATTAATCTTGATACTGCAAAGAACTATAAAGTCTCAACAAAGAATGGTGGTTTTCTTACATCTGAGTTGCAAAACTATGGTTATTGGGGTACAAGGATTGATACAGCATCAGGGCAACCTCATATACTTAGAGTAATGAGAATGAAAGCTATGATGGAGTATCCAAGCAAAGAAAGATATGCAAAAGCTTTGTTAAACAGTATAACAAGCAAGTGTATTGTATTTGCTAATACTCAAGAACAAGCTGATAGAATGTGTACACATAGCTATCATAGTAATAATCAAGATTCTGAAGAGAATCTGCTTGATTTTAAGAATGGTAAGATAAATAAACTTTCATGTGTGTTGCAATTAAATGAAGGTGTAAACATACCAGGTTTAAAACAAGGTATTATTATGCATGCATATGGTAATGAGCGTAAGGCTAGTCAAAGAATAGGAAGACTTTTGCGTTTAAATCCAGATGACAAAGCTATTGTGCACATACTATGCTATGTAAATACAGTTGATGAGAAATGGGTTAAAGATGCTTTAGAAGACTTTGACCAGAGTAAAATAGTGTGGAGAAGTTATAGCCTACAACATACATAATTCTTATATTTAATATATGGAAGATGTTAAGACACATAAACTTATTTTGCATAATGACAAGAAGAACACATTTACATATGTAATGGCTTGTCTCATAAGATTTTGTGAGCACCATCCAACGCAGGCAGAGCAATGTGCTTTGCTTGCACATGAGATGGGTAAATGCACAGTAAAATCTGGTGACTTACTAGAAATGCTTGAGATTTCAGAATCTTTGCGTAATTTAGAGCTTAAAACATCAGTAGAACAGTATGAGAGCAATATGCATTGATGCTTCAAATAGACCAAGTAAAGTGCCTGAGAATGAGTGGGTTGTAGAAGGTGAAGTTTATACTATCACTAGAATTGTTAGAATGGGATTGCAGGATAATAAATTTGGCGTTCTATTAAAGGAAGTTAAGCTATCAGCTGAATCTTTTCCTTATGAACTATATGATGCAGAAAGATTCTTACCACTTGATTTATTATCACAAGCATTCACAGAAACTAAAGAAACAGTAAAAGAAGCTGACTTAGAACTAATTTAAATTTATGGTAGAAGATTTATATGAACTTAACAAAGTTGTAAATCAAGATATAGTTGAGATTATTGATAAATATCAACTAAATACAAAAAGTAGAAAAAGAGAAAAAGCTTACATGAGATACTATCTCTATGATGTTTTAAAAAAGAGGAGATTTCTTACACATGCAATGATTGGTATGTTTTTTAACCGTGATCATTCATCAGTAACTCTTGGTCTTCAAGAACATGAGTATTGGTGGAAGCATAAAGATATTGACTATTTAAAAGCTATTCAACCTATAGTAGATATTATTGATATGAGAAAAACTGATTTGGGTTTATTTGGTATTAAAACAAACTACATTGATGTTGAAGAATCTCAGATAGTAATCACTGGTAACTTTAATCTTAATCTACTTGACAAACTTCCTGAAAAAATGACCAAAGAAGAATTATTGAATGTCTTTAAAATAATAAACTAATGGGAAGAATGAAAGAAGCATACATTCAAATAATGAATGAGAATGGCGGTATACCAGAAGACATGACTCTTGGAGACATGTTAAGAATGAAAGAATTAAACATTTATCATTGGCAAGAGTATGAAAGAGCGCAAGAAAGAGCCAGACTACAATCTAATAAACAAACAGATTTGGGAGAGGCTGCAAAAGATTCTGAAGGAGAGCCCATCAGAAGAGAAGAAAACAATTAAAAAACCAAAAAAATGAAAAAATTATTGTTAGCATTTATTTTAGTTAGTGCTGTATTAACTTCTTGTAATAAAGAGAAGTTCTGTAAAAATTCTACTTGCGGAACTATTGTAAATGATGAGATAACATTTGATGCTGCAGGTAATGCGTGTTATTCTCTATCAGTTAAAAATAAGTGTTCAGATAATGTAAAAACATTTTGTTTTGATTATAGCACTTGGTTTGATGGAAATATTGGAGAGGAGTTTTGTGTAGAAGGGACAACCCCTTGGTAATTATTATTTAAATTTAAAAAATCAAAAAAATGAAAAGTTTATTATTAGGTTTATTATTAGTGGTATCAGGAACATGCATGTCACAGGTTAAAATAGAAGTTAAAGAGAAGTCATATTTATACTTATTAACCACAACATATGAGATAATACCTTCAAGTGATGGTACTACTACTTATTATCAAAAAATATTTCTGACAGGATATGAATATCCTACAATACGGGAAGGATTTTATATAAATAGTATTTTTACAGATATAAATGGATTAGTAAAACATTATACTGAACTTGTTAATCTTGAAAATTTGGAAGATGGGGAGTATAACTTATCTGCTCGTGTTAGGGGTGGCATACATGCAATTAAAACAGGTAGTAAAATTAAATTAAAAGACGGCTATAATATCTATAATTATGGAAAATATAAGATAGAAGATATCAAGACTGACCTAGCTTTATTAAAATCAATGTCAGGATTATAGTTTGAAACACTTTGTTAAATATCTAGTGGTATGGATAAGCCAAAACTTATCCATACCATTTTGGATGGTAGGTCACATACATTTATCAGTAAATGTGTATGAAGACATCCATGAGATATTAATGTCATTTGGTATGAACCTCATAGTAGCTATAGGATTTACTATAGATTACTTAGAACAAAGAAAACAAAAATGAAAGTACTACTAATATTTGCCGTGTTGTTCAGCTTTGTAGATCCTAATCCTTTAGTTACTAAGGGAAGAGTAAGCTACTATGGACAACATTGGACAGGAAGATTAACTGCTTCCGGAGAAAGATTTCATGCAGA